TTATTTTTTCTTAAACTGGTATATTTTCTTGCCAAACACTTTATAGTAAGGTGGAATATCAATTAAATAATCAAATAATTTCCAATCAATATAATCAAGCATAGGAATAATCACAGCTACAATAAACATCCAACAACCAATAAACATTAAATTTATTTGTGAATTCCAAAATGAGAATGGTAAATTTCTATAATCCCATATATGATAGTCATAATTAATTATATTACCGACAAATCCTTCCATCAATGTTGAATATGTAGTACAAACCATGATTTGTATTAGATAATCTGTCTCATATGTAAACACATTATTGAAAAACATAACAAACAGACCAATAAAACCAGCAAGAAAAAACATGCTTAAATCGGTTCTTTGTCGGAATGCCATTTCTATAAGAAGATATAATCCTCCACAGAAAGAATATGCAAATATGCATTTACAGATAAACTTAAGGATTTTCTTAACTATTTTCATGATAATGCTCCTTATTCTGTTGCAATAAATGCTTTTGCAACAGATTGTTCATGCTCCATAATTGTATTATATGTATTCAAATATTCACCAGTTAAGTCCTGACCATATGCAATAGATTCAACTTCAGCCTTTTCCTTTAATGATTTTACATATAATTTTAATTGATTAGCATATGTAATATTATGAGCTTTATTCATTTTCTGAGTCATATAAATCTTTGTAATTTCTTCTACCGTATATAATTTACAAGAACCATTATCACAATGATATGATTGCTCCATATTTGTAGATTTTGCCATTTGTGCTATATCATCAATATTAGCTTGATCTTCAATTGTATAAGAAAAATGTTCAGTCTTGCCATCTATCTCAACATCGACACCACTTGTAATCATCTTATTACAAATTGTATTTAATTCAGAAATTTTATTTGTTTTAATGTTTTCCAATGTTTCAATAATAGGTTCTGTTGGTTCTGGATTTTCAGGTGTAGGTTCAACATATTTATCCCCTGTAGAAAGATAGTAAGCATTATCTGTTGATTCTACATATATAGTTTTATAATCGCTATAATCTGCCATAATACTATCATTAAATTCATTAATTATTGCAAATCCATTTGTAATAATTTCGTTTGGAATAGCTTTTTCTGATTCAATTTTAATGACATCATCTTTAACCCGTGTCATTCTGACATTAAAGATAATATCATTTTTATTAAATTTTATTTTTTCCATTGATTTTTTATTCCTTTCTATATTTTTATGTACGACAAAAAGCCCTTATTATAAAGGGCTAGTTGTTTTTATATATGTGCTTATGCAGAATATTTCTGATAAGATGCTTTTACATTTGATTAATAACGGACAAATATCATATTGCAATATAGGTCATTAACAGTTGTAGCTCCACTTGAGATATTTTTATAATGTAACCTTAATGTACCATCACTATTTGGCACATCGGATACCCTTACTGGAATAACGTAATTATTTGAACTAGTTCCTCCAATGCCTAACACACATTTATAGTTTTTAACAGTCGGTACGGAAAAATATATTTCTGCACCCTGTCCGGCAGCAATTGATGTGGCAGCATATATTTTTACTGATTTAATGATTACTATAGAACTTAAATTTGTGTTTAATTTACTAACTTGTGACTGTAAATTATATCCACCAGCAGCCGATAAAGCATAGTTATCATTGTTTGTATTTAAAGAAGAAGTAATTCCATTAATTGCACCAAGAGTAGTTTCTGCGTCACTTCCGTTATTGAATTCTACTTCTGATGCCTTTTGCCATTCGCTAAACAACTGATATCCGTTATCTGTTTTTATATATCTCTTAGCTTTAAAAATAGTAGATAAAATACTCATTTCATGTCCTCCTATTTAGAAAAAGGTTGTACCCAAAATACTTTCCCAACCATTTGTTCATCTGTTGGTTTTTCGAGAGAGTAAAAGGTATCCTGATCAGCAGTAAGATTGAGAACCCATACTGCAAGTTCCTGTGTTTTCTTTTTTAAAGAATTAAAAATAGAGGCTCTACCGCCTCTATCAATATTTGCATTATTCAATTTTTCAACAGCAGACGAGAAGTTACCAGAAGCTATATCCTCGTTATAGGACTTTAATACGTCCATATCATCTGCCTGTAAATCACTGACTGGTATTCTAGTTGTATCTAATTCAGCCAATTTAATTCCTCCTTTTAATCCAATGGTCGTATCCAAGATGAACCAGTATCATAATCTAATGTTGGTTCATCTTTTGATACAACTGTCCCTGATAATCGTTTTGTGTATATTCCGATATTTTGTATTTCTTCAGCAAGTAAATTAAAATCATCAGCATTTACTTCATAATCATCCAATTCAGGATGGTCATTTCTTAATGCTTTTGCTTTATTTATTTTATTATTTTCTATGAGTGAATAGATTTGCATGACAATATCCTTTACAGAATCGTCAATGTCTTTTTTATCATTCATAGACAAAATTGAGTCTGGAAATAAACTTCCAGACTCTCTTGAATAAGTTATTGCCATATTAAATTCTCCTATTCGTATAATTGCAAGAACCGATACATTGTAATAGTGCTAGTACCGTCTGCAAAATTATCAGATTTTGATTTTACAACATAGGAATATGTTGTTTTCTCTTGTTGCTTTTTATAGTCTAATTTTACATTTACATCTAACCAAGGTAGCAGAAGAGTGGTAATAGTTACTGTATCATACATCGTAGTTGTAGATCTGTTGCTATATTTTGCATTCTGCATAGCAACTGATTCTGAAATAATATTATCATACTCATCACCCGACTTAGAATCTAAAACTTCTCCCATTCTTTGCACACAAAATGGTGAAAAATGTTCAACTCTAAAGACTATATTTTTCTGCTTTACGTTATAAACCTTAGAAAAATAAGCCTTTGTATAATATGAATCATTTTCATTATTAGTTAATACACATAACGCATGTGGCTGATATACACCAAGATAATACGCAACATATTTATCTTCAATTTTATATATTTCAACTACAGCAGTTTCGTCTTTTAACAGTTCTTTTGCATTTAATGGAGTAGTGGTATATTCGTAATAAATAGGAATTGCATCAAGAGAATTTATTTTAAGTTTTGCACCAGCAGAACAATTTGCAGTAGGTTTAAATGCTATCATATCATATTTTGAATAAGCTCCTACATTATCCAAAGTTAATGTATACATATTACTTATATAAGTTACTTTCTCTGCAAAATAATCTATATCATAATCTTTCCCAAATACTTCGGTTACATTTCTGATAGATTTAGTATCATAAGATACAGACTCTGCCGATGCACCAACCAAGATTTGTTGAATATAATCGTTATCTAACTCGGCTCTGTCTGAATCCAACGAAGGAATCATGTCAAAACAGAAATTATCATAAACATCAAAATACATTTGACAATTAGGATATAAATCTCTAATCTCAAATAACATATCGCTCATATAATTTCCGCTAGAGAATTCCAGGTCATACGGTATGACGTTCCACTCATCATGTAGTTTTCGATACTCAGCATAATCATCATTATTTTGTGGCATTCCATAAAACTCACCAATATCATCCACTATGTATTTATCTACATTAGTAGATGATTTTAACAAGTTTATAGTAGAACCACGCAAAGTCTGTTTCTTTCCGTCCACAATTTTCGGTATTTTAATTGTAGGAGCACCGCCAATTTGTCCGTTTCTTGTTCCGTCAAGTTCAGCCATTCTATCGGACAATTCCAATGTAATAGAATTAGTTGATTCATTATATATAGTGCTTGAAGACGTAATACAATATCTGCCATAAGGATAATATATATATTCGTCTGTTCTTTGATTAAAAATACCAACTTCGACTTCATAGTATAATCCAAGCCAATGTGAAATCTTTGCTTCTATATCATTAATAAAGTCATCTAATTTAATCGTACAACTTAATGTACGTCTTATATTGGAATCAGAATCTATATTACTAGAGCCAAGATCTGTAATACCGGTTAGTACGTCTATAATTTTTCTCTTATTATTAGTCACAGATATACGAATTCTATATGTTAAAGCATTTGTGTTTTGAAGAATCAGTTCTTTATCTAATTCTGTTATTCTATATTTCATATGTAACACCTACCATCTATTCGGTTCTACATCGGATAATGCAGACCAATATAAATCTTTTTCGCTATCAGAATCGCCTACTTCTGTAAAATCAAAACTGATTCTCTTAATATCAGGATGCCCACCATCAACAATAGAAGGAGTCCCTGTTATCTTAATAATCTTTACAACTCCGTTATCAAATTTTAAAATTTTAGGTTTTCTATTAGTAAGCCAGTTCATTATCTCTAACAGATAGTCCATTTGTTTCTTACCAATAAAAGGTTCACAATTTTCATCAAACTGCAAAAAAAGAGCAGTGATATTACCAGAACTATAATTAGTATCTGCATTATTTATAACTGCTGGATATTTACTGTTTAATAAAGTGAGTACACTATTTGGTGTATTTTGCGTAATATCTGTAGAATCTAAATTGTAAGCTGTCTGATAGAAGTGGTCTTTATCTGCAATACAGATTCCGGCAAACTTAGAAGCAGAAGAGAGCAATTCATAAGAATTTTCAGCACCATTAATCGTTGATATAATCATAAAATCATAATCTATATCCGACTTAGCATAATTATATTCTTTTAAAAAATTGAAATCCGATAGTTTTTTTATTGGAATAGTAAATATAGTAATCCAATCGGTTTTACCTTTTTCTCTTCTTTTAATAACAATAGTATCGGTATTTTTTAATGAAAACGCTGTATTACCACCTTCTAAATTTTCATCATAAGAAGCATTTACTCTTGTGTATTCATTCCATTCATCGTTAATGTTTGATATTGTATCTTCTGGATTTGTTGATACATATAAATGGTCGTATATTCCACTATTAAGAGATATTTTGTCCATTTCTTGTGTGGCAATAGGCTGTGGCAACATTGAATATTTTCCACTAAAAAAATCTAATCCTAAGAACATATAATGTCACCATCCTTTCTACGCATAATATGCTTTTAATGAAAAAATACCATTAATTCTATGAATCTCAAAATTGATTATAGAATCTTTTGTATGAGTTGCAGAACTGTCAGTGAGTTCTTTATATATTACATATATACTGTTGTCTTCTGTTGCTTTTAGTTTACAATAACGTATATTTGAAATCGACAATAATGATATATCTACTTTTGCTTCATCATACAATATATTACAAAAACATGTATCATATATGTCTTTTGCTCTGATAATGATAGTATGGTCATCATCGACATGATTTATATTATAAGTAACAACATTATCGCTACCAATAATTGCTTCTCCGTTGACAATTTTATAGTTATTGTTCTTAACATCATAATCAATTGCAACAATATTTGCATCTATGAAGAACTGACCGTTCTTTGGTACAATATTTGCACTCATATTAGTTACAATTGTTTTGTATTTTACAACAATACCAATATATCCAGTATCTATTGTAAAACCATAAACAGTAGATCCAATTGCTCTAATATAATAGTTTGTTAAATTTTCTAAGCCATAATAAACATGATTAGAAAAATCATCATAATACATGTTAGAATAGTATATATTTGCTTTGTTGTTGTCATATAATAGAAATTCAAGTTCTTTAATAGAATCTCCTTCATTCTGCGTAAATGTAATTTCTGATTTTAAATTAGCAGTTGTTATCATTTCTCCATCAGTTATATCAGTAAAAACTAAAGAAGGAGTGGAGTGACAACTAAAATTCTGTGCTTCAGATAATGTACTTGCATTTCCATCTACATCAAACACCTGAACTTGAACAACATAAGTTGTATTGTTTATCAATGTATTAGCAGGAAGAGTGTGAGTTAATTTTAATCGTTCTTCGGTTTTGTCATAAACAATTGAATAATCATCATTCTTTCTAATTACAAGTCTGTTTTTTACCGCTTGTGTACCAGAATAAGAAAATTCAAATTCAAACTCTTTCGTTGCATCAAATACATCTATTTTATTTATTGTAGGAGTGCTTAAAGCCATTTTATTTTATTCCTCCTTATTTAGTTCTTAATCCACAAATATGCATATTCCTTAATTGACCAGATGGTATTTTAACCCATACCAATTGACCAATAGATAAATCACAAGGTAATGCATTTGGAATTGAATGTAAAATTCCCTCATATGGTATCTGATAATTTGAACCATCTTTACCATGTATTACAGCCGGGAATGTTTTATCTTCACGACATTTTCTACTATTGATTAGTATTTTTACCGATTCTAAAATATTATTGTTCATATTTTTCTCCCAAAATAAAAGAGCAGGTAGATTGTTAGTCTACTTACTCTTGAAGTAAATATAATATAGGGACCATTAAAAAAGCCTTATTTTTCAACGCTTTCAGCTATTTTAGCCACCCAAATCGGCTTATTTAGTGACCACCTCATTTTCGTCCAGTCTAAATGATTTTCTGAACGCTTTATCAAATTCTTCCCATGTATCAAATGCTCTCATCATATTAATTAATGATACTAAATGCTTGTCCAAATAATCAATTCCTGTTGTCTCTGTTAAAAATTGATGATGTTTATAACGTCTACGATGAATTTTTTCATCAACTGGATTTCGTCTTTGCAATTCTTCTAAAACTCCATCGGGCATTAAATCATATACAAGATAATTTGTAAGTTTGCCAACCAACGGAGTTCTAGCATTACCATTATAATCCCATCCTTTTAGTCTATATAATTCTTCATAAAATTCATTTGGAAAACGTCTTGTCCAAGGTAAGTATTCTTTTCTTACAAATTCTGCTAGTAATTTTTGTAATTCATCTTTCTTACGAATTTCCTGATAACCAGTTACCTCATCAATCAAAGCAACAATTCCAGTTTTCGCAAATGCAGACATAACAGCTAATAGCTTATCCGCTAACTCAGATTGTTTTTCCCATCCATCCCCATCAAAAACACCGTCATTTTTGGCAGATATATATGCCTTACATACATCAACAAATAAAGTCGCATCAAATGGAACAAATGCAACACGATACCCCTTTATTTTATATAGTTCATTATTATTTCCTTTTCTTACCCATTCTTTCAACTCATCGGAAAGATATGGTTGTAAATAATTAGCATTTAAATTTCTTAATAAAGCAACTGATCCACTTCCAGATAACCCCATTGCTCGTGCTGTTCCCCTTAATGACAAAAGGCGTTGACCATCCTCTGTTACATAGCAATCAATATCAATATTATTATCAATATTCCATTTACCATAACTAATTACTTTAATATTATCATTCACTATTAAGTCATTCCCCATTATATAGTACCTCCATCATTATTTAATATTACCATTATATACCAATAATTGACAGAATACCATATATTCAGACAATTTACTGCACTCATATTTCAGAGTGCAGTTAGAAAATTAACGTCTATTCGCAAACTGGTAAGCGTCAAGTTTAAGTCTATTTAATTCTCTTGTCAGATTTTCATAACCAGAGTTATTAGTAACATTAGGTAATGTTATATTTACACTCTGCGTAACCATGACAGGAGTATTGTTAGTCTTTAGACTAGACAGCATCTTCGTATAATCAGGTGTTGTATACAAAGTAGCGGCAGTTGGAATAGCTCTTAATGCTTCACCAAGATTCTTGATTTGTTCTTGATTCATAACAGCTTCGCCCTGTTTTAAAATTGCCGGTACTTCATATTTCTTAAGTCCATATTTCTGAACAAGATCAAAGTTGGAATCTTTCTTGCTAAAATCAACAAGACCATTTTCAAGACCATTATGATAGTATTTTACTAAAAATTTTCCGGCAGGACTTAAATGTTTCTTGATATAGTCGTCTGCCTCTGATTTGCTACCAAAACTTAGATTTGAATAATCTTCTTCTTTGTAAACATACCATTTTCCGTCTTTATACTTATAGACACCTTTACCATTAAAACTACTTATTTTACTTGATGCTTCTCCGCTTGTAGAATAACCACCTACAAGGTGTAATACATGATATGCCTGTTGATTTTGAATAGGAGTAGAACCTCCACCGCCTCCTGAACTACCACCAGAACCACCAGTACCACCAGATGCGGCAGCATCATTTCTTGCCCTTGCACCATCTAAGGCAGCTTGTGTCATCTGACGCTGAATCTCAAGATATTGGTCACGGAACTGACTTAATACATCCAAACGTCCGTCAAGGACATCTTTTTCCCAATTAGCACCAAGAATTTGAGCAGCATACATTCTTTGTTGTTCTTTCTCATAAGCAGATGAGATGTCACTCCACTGTTCTTTCAGTTTATTGTAGTAGTCTACTTTTTCCTGGTAAGAGTCGATGAGAGATTTATTATCATCAATCTTAGACTGAATTTCAAGATATTTGTCTTTAAAAGCTTCAATATCCTGAGTACGGTTCTGAAGAATCAACTTTTCATAATTTTCTCCCCATAAAGCAACCGCTAGAGCTTCGTTGGTTTTCTTTTTATAGGCATCTGCAATATCATTCCATAAGTCACGATATTTTTCAAGAAGTTCAATGCTGTCATCCAAAGCATCTTGTTCGTCTTCAAGCTTTTTAATGACTTCTTCATTTTTAATGTCTTGAAGATTCTGTTGTGCATCCTTATAAGCATCTTGGTCAATACTATAAAAATATCCACGGTCTTCAGTGTAAATTTTTACATTTCTTTGCTGACGAGCTTTGTCTAATGCAATTAACGCTTCTTGCTTCTTACGTTGTAACTCTAAAGCATCGTTCTCATCATTGATAGCATCAATCTTATCTTGTAATAAATCCTTCTGTTCATTAAGTCTGTCTATTTCGTCTTGATATACTTGGTCTACTGCCGATAAGATAGAATCATAATCATCTTTCTGTTTTTCAAGAAGATCATTTTCATCATTTAAAGCGTCAATCTTGTCTTGCCATTTCTGCGCCTCATCCTCTAACAAATCGGTTACAGCAGACAGAACAGATTTATATACTTCTAATTGCTGATTTAAACGTTTCTCAACATAATCGAAATACTCTTTGGCTGTGATACGACCATTATGATACATATCGTCTAATTTGAGAGTGACATCACGAACATAATCACTGTATGTAATTCTGCCACCTTCAAGAGCTTTTTCGAGATATTCCATGTATGCTTCGATTTCTTCTTTGGCAGTGTCTGATGCTGATTTACCAGAACCAGAACCTTTAGAACTAGAAGATGATTTTCCGGCTACTTTTCCAAAATTGCCTGCATTAATAGAAGCTTTTGTAGTTTGGATTAACTTAAGCTTTGTATCCAATCCTTTCATAACATTTTCTGTAGCAGTTTTATCTTTTCCTGCTGCATCTGATATTAAAGCAGACATTCTCTGTGCTTGAGCGGCAGTCATAGCAGCTTTTGCAACACCTTCATATGAACCACTCAACTGAGCTAAACTACTCATAAGGGCAGCATTACCACTAATATAAGCAGAATTAGCAGAAGAGTTTTCGCCCTTTGCAATAGTATCAAGTTCGGTCATTGCCTGTGTAACAGCAGTAGCTTGTGCATCATCAAGTTTCGATTGTGCTAACTGAGCCATTGCATCCGCATTAAGAGAAAGTTGTCCGTTTTCTACTTGTAAACAAGCAAGATATTCATCACTAAGAGAGAGTAGTGACTGAATTGTATCTATAGATAACTGACCGCCATTAGAGTTGTATTCCTCTACAGCAGAATTTAGGGTGTCGTATGCTGACTGGATAGAGTCGATTGCTGAGTTGAGGTCGGAGATTTGTTGTTTGAGTGTTTCTACGTCTGGAATTTCAAAGGAAGTCGATGCTTCATTCAACTTTGAACTTTGAGCATCATCTTCGGCATCAGCCAATGCATACATTTCATCACATAATGCACTAGCCGCACTTTGACCGTCATTAAGAATCATGTTACTGTCTTCTAAAGTAGAATTTAATTTAGAGTATGACTGAATCGTACTTTCATCAAGAGTACCTTTTTTAGCCATCTCAACCAATTCATCTTTTGTTTTTTCAATACCATCAGTTGTAAATAGTTTATCTATTTGCATTTCGTTCCATGAATTAGGATCTAATTCTTTGTAAATTAGAGCGATGGCATTCGAGATTGCAGTATATGCATCCACAACTTCTTTTTGGTCGCTTGTTAATTCATCATATGGAACATTCTTAATAGTATTATAATAATCAGACATATTATCTTGTTGTGTCTGTAAATCTTGAGCAGTTGAGAAAATACTATCTTTAAGGTCTTCTGTTAGAGATGTAAAGTGGTCAATATCTTCTTGATTCTTTTCACCATACGCTTCATCTAACAAATCATTGAACTGTTTATATCCTGCAATCATTGCAGATAAATCGTTCTCATTAGATACCAAAATGGCATTATTTCCAGTTGCATTTGCATTGGTCTGATACTCATCAATTGCTTCATCTGAAATATCGTACTTGCCAAATTGCTTTTTGAAAAGAGTAGCAGCATCAGAAGCAACTTCTTTCTGCGTTCTACTTTCTTCTTTTTCAGCTAAATCTTTTTGAATACGTAATTCTTCTGTTATCTGTTGTAATTCTTCAAGTTGTCCTTTTTCTGCATAGGTAAGTTTTTCTTTGCCTAACAACTCATCCATAGCCTGTTTTTGGTTATCTAACTCTGTAGTTATATTTTCTAATTCAGACTTGGCATCATTATAAGCAGATAAAGAATCTTCCATTTTTTCTTTTTGTTCTTCAACAGAAACCGTTAATGCGTCATATGCTTTTACAGCGAGGAAAATTCCACCGACTAACATTGTTATCCAGCCAGCAGGAGTAGTGAACAACCATGTCTTCATAGCCGATATATTTGCTTTTATAGCAGTTGTAAAAGCACCAGTGGCTAATGTAGTACCCGTTTCACTTGCTGTCAATGCAACATTACTTGCTGTTAATTCACCATTTGCAACAGCTTGAGCATTTTGTGTAACTATTTTTTCAAGAGCACTTTTAGCTTGAGCATCTGTTGCTGCTTTTTCTGCCAATTCTGAAACTGTTAACGTATCAGTCGAAGATGTTAATCCCCAATTAGCTAAAGTTTCAGCAGATATACCAGCAGTTTTTGAAAGTTGTTCTGCTGTATATTTTGTATTAGCCGAAGATAACATAGACATTACAATACACTGTTCTTTTTGTTCTTCTGTCAACAATTTAGATGACAATAAAACTTTCTGCTGAGAGGCATCTAGTGCAGAAAAAGATGCTAATAATTTAGTTGTATTTCCTGTATTATTTAAAACTGTTGATATATTTGTTAATTGTTCTTTGAATATCATACTATATTTTAAACAAGGTATTGTTTGAGGATACCATATCAATCATTTGTTTGAGGAATGATTGTGCTTTGTATTGCTAAGAGAAAAGTATTGTGGTATACTTTTCGTACAACAAATTCTAAATATTGACGAGGAAATAAAATGAAAAAATATTTCGCAACTCTTATTATTTTACTCCTTTTTTTGACTGGATGTTCTTCAGGAAAAGAACAAAATGCAATTATAAATAATCCATATGAAATTTCGATTAAGGATAAAACATTGTCTTATTATGATACAGAATCTCAAATAAATGAAGATGAATTTGAAATATTCAACGATGGTTTAAAAGCAATTCAAAATACAACAAATAATATAATTGTAACTGACCAATATGAAAAAATTAGATGTATATCAATAACTGATAGTAAAATTATAACATACGGTCAAATCGCTGTTGGAGATTCAATTGAAAAAGTAATAGATACATTCAATAACGAATATAAAATGAACGACAATAACTATTGTGTATTATTTAATGAAAGCCAAGAAGAAGATCCAATGAACGAACAAAAAGACGACTCGTGGATTTGGATAAACTATTTAACGGAAAATGATACTATTGTTCGTATCCAGATTTATGACGTAAAGTTTGGCGCAAATTTAAATTAACACAATTTAATCACATCCTTTCTTAAAATATATGTATACTATCGTACACACAAAGAACACCTGTAATATATGAATTACAAGTGTTCTTTTTATATGTGAACTAACGTTCAGACTATCCTCATCATCCTTTATATGGTAAAATATTCCTATTAATATAATGTACAAGGGAGGAATTTTACTATGACGACTAATGAACAATGTATGAAAGATATTCTTACTTTCATTGATGAAAACACAAGCGTAAAAGTTAGGACATCTAGCAATAATGATATTGAATTGCGAGCACCTGGAATTTCATCAATATTAACAGCTTTGAGCAAAGATAATAAATATTCCATTGAAGAAGTTGCTTTCAATCTTGTAAAATGCGATAAATTACATCTTATAGATGCAAACTTATATACTCAAGGGAATACTATTAAATCTGCTCAAAGTGATATTTATGGTATTACATGTTACGGAGAACAATTTATCAAAAAAAATTAATCTACTTTTATGTTTTATTGGTGTTTAAGTTTCTGATTTGTCATCAGGAAATCTTAAATAACCTGTACGTTTTAAGCGATTAAGTGAATTATTTAAAAAGACTACGGCTTGGGAATAATCAAAGTCGTTTTCTTTGAATAACAATAATAATTCAGTATATAATTGTTCTATTTTTTCATGAGTACCAATACTTAATTTATTGTTCATAATTACCACCTTTTTCACTATTTAAAATTCATACTATGAAATATATATTCGGATCTAATCATTTATTTATTGGTAAAGGAATATATAATATTCTCAATGAACTTGAAAAAAGATATGGACTAGATTTTAATAAGATGGAAGAAGAATTGGATAAAGATAAATAAGAATTTACGTTCCGACTATTAAATAGGATAGAAGAGTAAGGTTGTTTTTAATCTTCAATATCAATACTGTTGATTTTTGATAGAATATAATCAACGGTCTCATTCATTGATACATCATATTTTTTATTAGTCTCAATAGCACACTTGTATATGATTCCGCAAATCAGATCTACATAATTATCAAGTGTTCCAAAACAAAACTGTTTTATCTTTTTCTTTTTATTTATTGTTGAAAATATAAAATTCATTAACGGTATAACCTCCTTTCTACGATATTTACAAAACAAAAAAGACCAGCTTAATTGCTAGTCTTTAAGTGATTTGTGCTTTTCTTTTAATATATCAGATCTTAAACCTTCGTAAAAGATCTTTGTGAGATTATAATACAACTATTTATCTACTGTGTCAATACTTAATTTCATAAATTCCAGATAGTTCTTTTTTAATTCAACTATTTGTTCTGGTTTTAGGCATCTACGCATCGTTATACCGTTTATAGATATGTTTGTTATTCTCCTATAATGCATAAACCTAGCCTGCTCGAAACGGACATATGATTTTTTATTATTATTTCCTTCAGCGTTTGGGAGATTAAGTCCTTCAAAATAGAATGGAAAATCATTTAATGGATCGCTAGACAAAGCAACAATAAAATACATATTATTTACTATATCCGACATAACTATTCCATAATGTCCCATAGATAATTCTCCACAATATCCGTATCCATAATTTATATGAACAATATCACCTATTTTTAAATTGTGATTATAATTAGTATGTTCATATTTTTTCTTTTTCTTCTTTAATTGCTTGATTTTATCAAAGTCTGGTTTTTCTTTTTTCTTTTCCAATCTTATCATTGAATTTATTGATAATTCTTTGTCGTGTTTTATTGTATCCGAAATTAATGATTTTATCCAATCCAAATATAGAATAGCATCATCATCGTTAAGACTTCGTTTTACTTCACCTTTTATATAATGCAAAATAGACTCAAGGTATTTATTATTATCTTCTGTCATATAATATGCCTCCATTTAGAATTTGTTACACATAATTATATGACATAATTTACCATATATCAACATGAAAGAAGAGTAGCCAACCGACTACTCTTTATCTTTTATCCAATTTCCTTTATAGCATCTTTAAAGAACTGTAATCGTCCATTTACCATATCGCTATTAGATGTACCATTAGAGCAGTATTGCAAATAATCCAAGTTCGTATCATATGACGCTAAAAATTCGTTCAACCATTCCATATATTTAGAAGTAGATTTAGAATCTCTAACCATACGATACATTCCATAAATGCACATTGGAATTGTACTTGCTTTTATTTTTATATCTTCTGAAAGTTCTTCATTCAACTTATCTAATGCTTTGCGCAGATTTTCAATTTTCTTTTCTGCAAATTGTTTTTCATTTGGATCTGCAATCTTATCATTATAATACATAATAAATTTATTCATATCTGCATCTCTAAATGAAGTAAAATTGTTTTTATCTGTCTTTTCTGCAAGCATTAAACATTGAATAACAATATCTCTGTCAAGGTTCTTTTTAAACTGAGCAGGAGATAAAACTTTTTCAAAGAATGGATGATCAGCAATAGAGTAAATAATTTCTCTAACTTCATTGCTTTCAATAGTGCTTCTTTTTTGTCCGTTTGAAAGTTGGTGTCCCATATTTATTCTTTCAAAAATATCAACAATTTCTTCTTCGGTTGCATCTGTCATTGTTATAATAGAAATATCTCTGTCATTAAATCTTGACTGAACAGCTTCGTCAAGCTTAGAAAATTTCTTTCCTGCGATTTCGTATTCAGTTCCATCAATTGTTAATGGTTTTAAATTCTTTGATAATTTAAATTCGTCATTAGCAAAGGCTGCGATTGTAGTAAAACGTTGCTTAAAATCAACGACATCAATTTCTTTTGTATCACTATGTTTATTTACAAGTGCAGGATACAAAGGATAGTTTCTTAAAAGAGTATCTATAAATAGTGATTTTTCTTTTGATTTCCAAATACCAGCCCTACGTTGAATTGGTAGCTCAAAATTATACTTTCCTTTATTAATTTCGCCTACCAATGAACGCAAACTTTTAGGACTTGTTTTTATATCTTCCATATGTGTTACCTCCTTCAAAAAATGAAAATTTTTACTATTTTGAAGATAACACAGATGAAATTTTTTGTAAATATTTTTGAGAAATTTTGATTAATTTTCGTATTACATAAATCGACAAAAACTAATGTTCTGGATTTATGAAATTAATAAAATATGGTAATATAATACCAAGCAAACTGTATTTGAGCCATCGTATCTCAGGTCAATAGCACGACAGAATGCTCGGTATTTACCATACGAAGTGTCATATTTGTAGTTTGGCACAATTCACATCGGAAATAAATTCAGCTCGTTCTGAGCAATACATTTCCCAACTTTAAGAAATACTACAAAGAAGGGAGGGTAGAATTGGAAGTATTTAAAATACTTGTAAGTGGTGGACTTTTAGTATACGGTTGCCATTTCCTTTGTGTCATAGTTGATACAATTGGAAAGTGTTATACTGTTAATAAGTGTAAAGACTATACGGATTCCCAAACCAAGTCTTTGTCACAAATGTTCACCAAAGCTAGAAAAATCTTTCGTAAATAATTCTATTTCTGTATAAGCTATAATTTATTTCCTTTTATTCCTTAATTGAGGGCTGGTCATCACGACAGTCCTCTATTTTATTGTTCTCCAAAACTTACGTTCTGGATTGTAAAACTATACTAAAGTGATACAATATTATTGGGTTAGGAATGCTTATCCAAAAGATAAGTGTTGGAGAGCCAGATGAATATAACTACATGGTCGCTGTATCGGGCACTAGCTTGAGTATTTCTTTCATGCGTATTTTTGTAGACTTTTGTAACATGAAAGGAGGACAATTACCATGAAGTGTAAGATAAACGTAAATACAAGTTTTATCATTGCAATAATGGCGTTAATTATTGTCATTAAGCTTTGTGCGTAGTTAGAAAATCTGGTGGGAATATTATATCATTTTATATAGATGAGAGAGTAGAGTGTTCTGCTCTCTATTTTATTATTCTCTGTTTGAAACAGAAAAAGTATTTGCAAATAACAGAATATGTGCTATGATATGTTTATATCAAGCAAGATATATTCCCTACAAAATGGCATTGCTCAAAATAGAGTAGTGTCATTTTTATTTTTTAATTGAAATCGAGATTTCTTGGTTTTGTTCCATCTTATCTACCTCTAGGAACTGAGAGGTCAAACTGATTTACACGAGATATGAGATAAGTTCACATCATTTAACATGTCGTGCCATGAGTACGGAATGCATATTATAGTAGCATCGTTTCATATAACTACTACCAACGGTTGTCACTCTCTGAGGGCTTACCATTTTAAAGGTCTATCCCTGCGAACCAACTGAATTCATGAATTTTTACTGTACCTATTTAGTTTCCTTATAATAGGGTAGTACCATGAGCTTTACAGCCTTCCTCGCATATTGCGTCTTCGTTTATCGTATGTATAGCATACTTATCATAGTCCAAACTAACGTATCCGTTAGAAACCCTATGATGTCGGTACGTTCAAAACAATAACAATGATTTGATTAATACGCCACTAACGTATCAATGCCGACATTTTTAAAAGATAATGCTGCTCCAACTCCTGTGAGAATAGTTGGTAACAATCCAACTGTATCTACAAAATCAGTAGCACCTTTAAGAAGTGTTGATAATAAATCAATACCATTCTTGATAGTTTCGGAGTCGATCACCTTAAACCAAAACTCCTGGGCACGATTTTCTAATTGTGCCATTTTACCATCAATACTATCAAGATAAGAATTTAATTCGTTTTCTGCTGATCCCAATGCTTCTTCTGAAGATTTCTTAACAGCTTCAAGCTGTGTCGGATCTTGCAGTATCGCCGAAGCAATATTCGAGCGATTTTTCCCTGCCAGTTCTTCGATTAAAGCTGTGGCATGATTTGTTCCCAATTTTTTATCTTGTTCCTGAATCTCTTTATAGACCTTGGCTATACCGAGGAGGATTTGATAGGTATTTTTGTAATTTCCATTATTATCAAGAATATCAAAACCTTGATAATTATTAGAAGCAACAGCAGTATAATCTTTAATTATCTGTTGTTTCTTTGAATTTGTTGCCTTTACGAAAGCGTCTACTTCCTCATTCATTGCAGAAAGCTCTTCTTCGGCTTCTTCTGTACCAACCAATCTAAGAGAAATTGTGCGTAAACCCGCTGAAACACTATCTGCGTCCTGAATCGTTGCATTCGCTGTTGTGACTAAACTTGCAGCTTCATCAATCGTATTCCCCATAAGTGAGAGAGTAGCTGATGATTTTTGAAGGGCAGTGGCTAATTCATCTGTTGATATTGCATAATTATTCTTAAAAACTGTTACTTTCACCATTACTGGTTACTGACCATATTATATATGGCGATACGTCATTTCTGGCGTATTCTCACATTTCTTTAAATTGGATTATTGTGTGAGAACAGACTATATATTACATCCTACATTAAATATAGGAAGGATAACTTCGAGGTATATGTTGCCATACACCTCACTGTAGTCGTTACGGATAAATGATATTTACTATCTTTTCTTTTATTTCTTCGTTACTCAAATCATATTTCAGTCTTAACAATTTTATTTTATTTTCAAAACAATATTGATTTTTTATAGAGTCTCTAATTTTTGTTTCTTCAAAATGTTTTTCTCCACCATAAAATTCTATAGGTTCAAAATGTTGTTTTCCGTCATATTCAATTAAATAAAAAACTTCGCCTTTGTCATCCAATAAAGCGAAGTCAAATTTTAATTTATATTTATATTTACAGTCATCAAAACTATATTGTGGTATATATTTAATATTGTTATTTTCAAGTATATATTGAATATATCTTTCACCCTTAGATTGAATTTTACATCCACATGATGTAGTAGAACCATCCATAATATTCGCAGGTAATATTTCAAATATTTTATTACAAAGAGGACATTTACAGTTCCATAACCATTGCCCTAATTTGTTCTTCCTTGATTGTGATATGAATTCTACTCCATAATCAGAAACGATACCTGTCCAATCCTTTGTATTTGTCAAAGATGCCGTTTCTTTTTGTAAACACCCACAGGACAGAGTATGCCCACTTTGTACATAATTTTTGTTCAGTATAACGATATTTCCACAATCACATCGGCATTTCACTTTTGGAAATTCTTCATTCCAAATTGTTTCAAGCACAGTTAATCGCCCAAATTTTTGACCATTTATATCTCTACCACATGATTTAATAATATAATTACGTTTTTGGCAACCGCAAGAAGTATTAGAAGTTGCACGACTTAAACTGTCTGGTGATGTTAGATGATTTTTTGTTCCGCAATCACAATCACAAAGACACTTAGTTCTTTTCGTTCCATTATAATTATAAATCATTTTTGTAACTGTAAGATGACCATATTTTTTACCTGTTAAATCTACTCGTCTTGCCTTTCCAGTAGCATTGTGAGCACATTTCCAACATTGATTAATTTTTCCTGATTTTAAAGAAGAAGTATCTACGATAGAAGTTTCTCCGCAATCACATATACACAACCAATATGTACGTTTTTTCTTTGAATTAGGATTTTCTGTTTTTTTAATGACGGTTAATTTACCGAATTTTTGGTTGGTTAAATCTATAATTTTCGAAATATCTATCACCTCCATTGGTGATAGTAAATATCAAGTCTTTCCTCGGTCTGTGATGTCCCCATCATTTGACCGATATAGTTATCTACCATGCTATATTTTTATAGCACCATACATTACTGTATGTTTGGGCAACAATTTTACCCACTTCATTAAGTTTATCAACGATAGTCATTTTATCTAAGTCTTTATACGCTTGTCCCATAGCAACAAGTGACTTAGTTGCATCTTCAATATTATCAAATTCAGATACATTCAGGAGTACATTTGCTGTTTTCGCACTTTCGGCAGCTTCATCAAGCGACTCACCCAATCGCATATAGTCGGCAGTGCTTGTCTGTATTTGTTTGGCTGTTGTGCCTACTGCATCTGCTACATCAAATGTTGTATTCTGATAATTTTTTAAACTTTGCAAAGATTCATCAGATACTTTTCGCATTTCTGTAAGGGCTGTATCAAGTTCACGAACAGTATTTATGCCTTGCTGAATATATCTTATCCAATCTTGCCAACTCAAAAACTGAGCAACAAACTTGCTGTTCATATCAGTAAGACGACTACCAATTTGACTAAAGAAGTTTTTGCCCATATTGCCAGTTGAAGCAACTTCTGCCTTTAATCCAGAAAAAGATATTTTAATCTTTTCAATTTCTTGTGCAGTTACTTTACCAGCATTTTTAAGTTCTTCTGCATATTTAATAACACTATCTAAATTCTGCTTCTGTGATGAAGACATATTGGTGTTTTGTGACCTAAAAATCTTCATCTGTGATATAATATCAGCAATCTTAGAGTCCTGTTTAACAAGCTTATTCTCTAACAGTTTTGAATCATCAACAATTTTTTGAATTTCACCATCAATTGCCTTTAATCTAGTAACATCTTCTGGTTTCGTAATATCAAGTTGTCCAATTTCTCCAATTTTTGAATTAACTCGTTCAATAAATTCAGGAGTATATTTAGAAGAGTCATTATAAGTAGATAATTTTTTGGTTGCATTCTTTTGAGCACCAGAAAAATCAAATTCTTTTTCTAAATCCTCATAATATTTTTTCATCCTAACTAATTCTTCATTAGTTGCGGTTATGTCTTTTAATGATTCTTTGAATCTGCCGTTCCAATAGTCTTGGCTTCCTTTTTCATCAAAATAATATTTTGGACTTTTATCAACTTCTGCGATTTTTTCTTTTATCTCGACAGTATCTTCTAAAGCACTATTTTCTTCCTTGATTGCTTGTATTGTTTTCTCAACAGAAACAGTAGTATCAGCATTAGAAAATGCGTCTTTCATTCCAGATGAAATATTCGATTCTTTAGATGGAATAGTAGTATCTTCTTTTGGTATTTTTAATTCAGGGATATTTTCTATCTTCTCAATTAATTGGTTTAATGCTTCAATAATCTTCTGAATAGATTTAATTTCAGCTCTTGCAGCTAATTCCATTGTATTAGCTTCTGTCTTAATTGCTTCAGTTTTTGTATTGATAGCAGAAGTGAGACTATTAACAGAATCTTCGACTTTAGTAAAACTCTTTGTCTCATTTGTGACAGAAGTTCCATCTTTTTTTGAATTTATCTGTTCATAGACTTTATTCATTTTCTTAATGGTTTCTGCATTATCTGTTAAATCAAAAGAAGTATTCATACCGCCAGCATTTACATACTTTTGGTACATTTCAACTAATTCCTGAATATCTTTTTTCTGTTTAGAGAGATTTATTTTACCGGATTCATCAGCAATAGATTTGAATTTAGATTCGATGGAAGACCACTGTTTATCTACATCACTAACAGAAGCGTCTTTGAACATTTTCCAGAATGTGTTACCAATATCTCTTGTCAAATTTATCATATGATCAAGACGAGAGATAACATCATCAAGAGTAGAAGACACCGATTTTAATTCATCATCTGCTTTATCTACAGAAGATGTGTCTACTTTCTGAGAATTTAACTCTTTAACTTTTAAAAGTATGGCATCTATGATATTCTTGCTATCTTCAAGTTTTCCAATCTTTCCAATAGATGATAACTCATTAGTACCGCCCATATTAAGATACTTATTATATTCAGTAGCAAGTTTATTTACATTTGCATTTTTTCTAAAAGTACCATCTAACTTAATAGAATTTTCAATTAGCTTAGATACATTCTGCCACTGTGTTTCAATATCAGTGACACTACTTACACCTGATGCTATAGCGAGAGTAAATTCTATATTCTGTAATGTCTTTAACATTGACTGTAATTCGGCTAATTGACCAAGGCTTTTTGAAATTTCTTCTGCGAATTTATCAAATCCTTTAAAACTAAAATCCTTTGAATCTGCTGAATTTAATAATTCATTAACTTCGGCAAGTTTCTCAGCAAGTTCATTAACCTCCTTTTTTGATTCTGCAATCTGACCTGTAATGTCAATCTTTTTACCAGAATCGGAAGAGAGAAGTACATTCGATAGTTTCTTAAATTCTTCTTCATTAAAGTCAAAATATAATTTAATAGGAGAAGATTCAAATATATTTTGGATTTTAGAAATTGTTTCCTTGGAATAAGAAACTGCTTCATCCATTATAGAAGTAAATGTTTTCTTATAAACACCTTCTAAATCAATAACTGCATCTTCACCAGTTTTTGCTAATTCTCTTTGATACTTCTTCGAATAAGATTTGCTAATAGTACCAACTTCATCATTTTTTTCAGAAGATACTGCATTTGGTGCTACTACAAGTTTTACAGGAGCAACAACGGGATTTTTATTAAGGATATTTTGTAAATCTTCAATAATAGGAGATAACTTTTTCCATAATTCAGATGAAGTAGTTTCAATTGTTATACCAGTTACTAATTCTGCTGAATTTGGGTTGAGTTTATCTGATATTTTTGCAGAAGCTGTTTTGGAAGAGATAGGTGTTACAATTTTCTCTAACTCTTCACGAGTTTTGATGGCAGATTCACGAATTTCATCTAAAGTACCCTTTACAATTTTCTCATATTCAGATACTTTTTTATCAACATTGTCATCAGAAATAAGTATTGAATCACCAAATGTATATTCCCCTGTTTTATCAGGAATATCCATTAACTGTTGAATAGAATCATGTAAATCGGCAGCTTTTAATTTTAATATATTTATTTGATTAATAGTTTTTTCAAAACCAATACTATTTTTATCAAAATTTGAAAGTTCTGATTCAGATTTTTCTATTAATTCAAGAGTATTTTTCAAATCCCTGGCAAGAACATCTAATTCTGCTTGGGCTTGGTCTGTATCAAATAATTCATATTTTGAACCTTTTGCATCGCTGAACTCATCTGTACTTTTAAGTAATTTATTAATTTCTTTTATCTGAGATTTTGCTTGATTTACTGCACTATCATCAAATGACATTAATGAAATGCCTTGACCATTAAGTTTCTTAATCATTGTATCAATAGCATTATTTGTATTCTGTACATAATCTTCAAAATCTTTAAATTGACTACTTATTTTACTTATATCAATACCATTTCCAAGTATTTTTATCTGTGAATTTATAGTTGAAACAGCTAAATTAAGGTTGTCAATTTCTGCACGAACAGATTCAAAATTCTTATTAACAGTTTGTTTAAAAGCCTTAAAACTGTTTTTATCCACTTTTCCGATACTTAAATCAGAAAAAGCTTTTTCCATATCTGCTTTAAAACGTTTTAATTCAGCAATCGTATTATCAAATTGCGCCTTCATTCCTTTCGATAACTTATCACTTGAAGCCATCTCGGTTAAAGCAGATTCGTAATCACGAATCATCTGATTAAGTTCATCCTTATAATCAATAGCAATACTTACTACACCATCTTTTGCCATTTTAATTCCTCCTTATTAGATTTTGCACCTATTCTGCATGTCTTTTATTAATTCTTTTTTATATTTTTCCATTTCGTTATAAATGTTAAAACTCGCCTCAATTCCATAACCACCATGCCAATCACCACCATGCCATGTACCAGATGGATTATAGATATATGTACTCAATAAATCCTGTCCAGATATTGAATCATTTCTAATTCCTGGATAATCTTTCATAGTAGAACCATCAATACGAACACCACCATAAAATCTATCAGTTCCATTTTTATAATATTTGTGAGCTGATTTATATAAATTGAAGGTACGAATATAATATGGTTCATCGTATTTATTCAGTTTTGGTTGATAATCGGCATAATACCAATCAAGCAATGTAATATAATGATTTGTTAATTTTTCAGAAGCCTCATGTGCTAAATTTTTTGCTTTTTCTTGACATTGTTTTTCTATCTTATTTATAAAATTCTGATCTAGTCTAAATGAACCCATCTATTATCACCTCCAAAATTTTTACTATAATTTCGTTATTTTTACACTAAAATATGAGAGCAGTATAACCACTCCACATAAGAAAAGCCCTATACGCTTTGACACGTATAGAGCCTGTTTGTAACTATTTAAAATATCCTGCACTCGTGTTATAATATAAAAGGATATGATTCCAATTGTAGGTATACGCATTGCAATTGATTATAGTAATCATATTTAGTGTTCCCATTACTGGTTGTAATGGCACTATGCGCCCTGTACGAAGGAGGAGCAAATAATGAATATTTACGAGTTCATTATTGGTGTCCTGATTCTGTTATGCGGAATCTTGTGTTTATTGATCGTACTTGCCAAGTGCGACAACATTAAGCAACTTGATCTCCAAATTAACATCCATGACGGCATCAAGTTTAAAAGTCTCTTCTATAAGAAACAATAGAAGTGCAGGATTGAAAGGAAGGTGGAAAAGTCCGTGGCAGCCAGTCACGGCTTTTTCGATTTTATAACATGAAATTTGAATTTCCTATCTATCCAAATCTCTATGACCATAATATTCTTCAAGAGATTTGCTTGTCATAGTTGCAGTTTCACATTTTGAACCCAATAATTCTTCTAATATATATGGAAGCTCATCAATTAAAATATGTTCTGGTTTCTTATCAATTTTGTCGCACCAAAAATTGTCATTTAAAAATTCTGCAACTGTATAAACAGTAATTTTTTTATTTGTGATTTTTTCTGCACGTCTTTCAATATCTCTCTTCATAGTATTTCTCAATGTGATAATTGGATAACCAGTCTTTACGGCTTCAATTATAATATTAGTTGTTTTCCCACAACCTCTTGGTAAGTTAATAATTTCCATACCCTACACCTCTTTAAATCCACCCTTCTTAGCAAACTCAACAACCTTATCCAAATCTTCTTTTGGAATCTCATCGTGTTTCCTACTTACAACGTTCATAAGCGGTGTGAGAGTAACATTTGCCAAATCAGAAATCCTTCCAATCTGTTTGCTAATAAACGCTTGAATAGTTGTCTCATTAAACTGAGTATCTGACTGTTTCATTGTTAAAATAGTCTTAAATTCACTTAATTCACTTATAGGAATAAGTGGTTCAGCTTTATCAGAACCAACCATTAAAATATCAAGTAAGCCAGATGATTTAAGTGCATCATATCCCTTGATGAATCCTTTATCATCCTCGTCAATTTCAAGGTCGGTATATAATTCAATCACAGCACGACAAAACTGTACATACTGAGCAACAGAATTTACTCTAATCTTATCTGTTTTACGATATTTTGTTACTCCGTTATCATCATAAGATTCCTGTTCAAATGTTGTCTTATCTACAATCAACTGTGCGTAAGCATCTTTCTTAATGATTGAAACATATGGAGTGATTTTGATTTTACTTAATAACTGTTCCTTTAATGTGTTATTTGCCATGTTATTATACTTTTCTACAAACTCTAAAAGTTTCATATTCCTTTTATCTCCTTTATTCCTTATTTTTCTTCGCTTCTCTGCGAAGTTTCTTTAAAGCGTCATATTCTACCCAACCACCATATTTGAGATTTCTGCAAATAAACGTAAGATTGGTTTCTGGGTACTTAGCCCACATCATTTTTCTTTTTAAAAGTGACATACTATCTGGATTACCCTTCACGTCAAAAACCTGTAAAGTGCCATCAGACCAGACGACATTAAAATCACTTCTATATTTAATAGGTAGAATTGTTTTACCTTTATATTTAAATTTATCTTGAAGAACATATTCTACTTGGCGTTCATATGATAATATTTCTCCACTTTTCATCTTAGGTTCTATATATTCTTGTAAAAATCTAAGCTCGGTAAGACTGTCATAAGTTACACCTTTATATGTTCGATTTTTCTTACCTTGTTCTGAAATATCTACATGATATTTCGATTTAGCTTTTGCTATTTCCTTTCACTCCTTTACATAACAAAAGAGCAGTTTCCGAAGAAACCGCTCTTTCATAGTTCTTATATTTAATTGTTATATGTATTTTGTCATTTGTTAATAATCATTGGATAAAGTTCCCATTTGGCATTGGGATATTCTTCAATATTCTCACATACAACTTTGTGTACTTCATCCATATTCCCTATGTTCTTATCAATATGAATAACCTTTCCACCAGTAATTTCCATTTCTTCACAAATCAAATTAAAATACATTCCCATAGGCATACATCTCCTTTATCTCTTTATACAAAATAATTCATATAAGTCTACATGTAATGCAAGAGATAAAGCGACTGCATGAGATAATAAAATATCAGAAGTATATCCATTTTCAAGAGTAGATATTGCAGTAGAAGAAAGTCCACATCTCTTGGACAATTCTGATATTGATATATTCTGTTTATACCTATATTCACCAACTTTATTCTTCATGTAATGTAGTATGTTTAGAATTATTTTGTATATTCATATAATACATAAGAAAATATTAACCAGAATTGGTAATTTTTATGGTATAATAATCACTAGTCGTATTTTAATTTAACCTCTACTGGTATAATCGGTAAATGTTCCATACAATAATTGAATTTTGCATCTCCATGATGATTCCCACCAACTCCGTTATATGCCTGGTGAAGCGATACAAATTCGTCAACCTCATCTTCAGGAATACCGTTAATAGCAATATAATGCTTATATTTCTGATTTATCTTATCAGCAAGAGATTCTTTTTGTGCCCACATTATATTATTTATTTGCTCATCACGAGAAGAATCTGATTCAGCTAATTTTGCAATGCTAGTTGTTAATTCTTTCTGGATCGAAAAACTTTGCTCTCTATCATGAACTCTATTTTCTGCAAATTGAGTAATGGCATCTTGCGTTTTTTCAAGAGATTCCCTGATCTCATTTATACATGAATCTAAATTCTCTTGAATTTTTTCATCGTGTTTTATTGATTGATTCACATCTTCTAAATGACGTGCAGATAAATCTTTTAAATCATTTGCAGTTTTTAATAATAATTCATGCTCTTCTCGTTTCATTCTCATAGCTTTTGTTTCTATACCTAAAAAGTCAAATAATAACCATTTAAATATTTCAACAATAGCCTTGAATGCAAAAAGAGCGGCAATAACTCCAAGTATTACAACTTGCCATTCAATATTAAACAAATTTTCTATAGCATCCATTCATAAAATTCCTCCAATCTTAGATTAACTGAAGGAATTCAGATGAGGTGATTCTTGATCCATCATCTCCGAATTTTGCTTTAGAACATTTTACAAGACCGTTTCCATATGTACCAGGATATTCAACACCATTTGGGTTATAACCATTTAAATACATTAATATCTCCGCAGCCGTAACCATATATTGTTTTTCGCCATTTTTAACGTAGTGAGAACCTAATGCTCTTTTAGACGCTGAACCAAATTTACCATCTTCTACAAGACCTGCTTCATAATCTAAATTCATTGCGTGTTGTAACACTCTTGATTTCATAGCTTTTGTTTCATTGCCAACTTTTCCATCTGTTGCAATATTTACACCGGTAAACTTAATTGCTTCCTGTTGACCACGTTTAATCAATGAATTACCAGAAATAACACCTTGAATAGTTGTAGAAATAGTATTCTGTGACGTTTTAGAACCATCTGTATATGCAACAATCACATGTTTTCCTGGTGCAACAATAATATCACCACATTTAATATATTCGGATTTTCCAAGGTACTTAGAGGATGTTAATTCTTTAAAATAACCTGTTGCGATTAATGCTTTTCCAATATTGCCAGAATATACAGATGAAGATAACATGGCTTTACTAAAAGCCACATTTACCGAACATGCAGCCAATTCGGAGCAATCAACCTCACATTTTGTTTTTACATTTGCAACTATCCAACCTGTATTTTTTAAAGCAATATATCCAGAACTACGATGTGTTTGACAATACCCAAAATAGTTATTTAAAGCAATTGCTTTTGCAGCAGCACCAATTTTAACAGCTCTTGATCTGTTGGTACAACGATATACTCGTGTTTGACCAAAATTATAAATGCTTCCACATTTTACTTCCCTACCTGTCTGATCACCAGGATTGCCACCTTTTAATTTTCCTCTTTCATTAGAGGAAGCCCATGCACACATTACTGACATAATTAATCCTCCTTTGGTTTCTCATAAGTTAATGCTTTATCAGAATCACCAACACCTTTAGTAGTAGGGTCTGTAATTGCATTAAAAAGAGACATTAATGCCATTACAACAACATATGGATTACTAATTGCAGCAATAAAAGTTTCCCATACTTTTTCCCAAGTTGTTAAATCAGACGCTTGTAATCCGAAATATGTAAGAATAGGAATTACAATAGAAATAGCAACTTGTGCGATAAATAAAATATTCTTTTTATTAAAACGAACTTTCCAATTAATCTTCATAAACTTTTCCTCCTTTACGTTTCATCCATGACCAATCTTGAACTTGGTTACATTTAGGACATGGAGTAGTATAACAGTCCAATTCTTTATAACATCTTGCACAATACGCAAAACCTCCATCTAATTCTATTTCTGGTTGAATTGGAGTGTTAATTGATACATTTTTAAATTTTTCATTAGTAATGATTTGTTTATGATAGGTCATAATTACACCATTTTTTATATACTTCATTTGTATCCTTTTTAAGAAATACCATTGCAAGAATTGTATTATTTGTTTTTTCATCCAAACTGGTATATATATCTATTGGATAAACCTGATTTTTAATATATAATAAATATTGCTTTGGATTAACAATTCTAACAACTTCATGAGGTAAATAATCTCTTACTTTCTTTAAATTTGTTTTTACCATATTTCCCTTTTATTCCTTCTTATGTCTTTATAGCGTAAAAAATAGGGAACACAAAAACTAAATGAATAGTAATTATGTTCCCTATTAAAATTCTTTAAAATCACTATTCAACATTACTTTTTGCCTCTTTTTCAGCTTTTGTAATAATCTCCTTATTAACAGACGCATTGTCTGAATTCTCTTTTTTACTTATTGTCTTTCTAGTTTGTACTTTTGCATTCATAATTGAAGCGATAGATTTTTTGTAACTGTCACTAAAATTGTTCTTTTTAGATAGATCAAGTTTTGTTAATTTATTTTTCGCTTCAACATCAGAAATTCTTTTATCTTCAAATGCAGAAGTTACTTCATAAACATCGTGACAGTTTTTGCTACAAAATGTGAAATACCAAGATTCCTTATTTCTGTCTTCTGCATTACAAACTGGACAAAAACTATATTTATTGCCACAAATACAACAAGTTCTTAAATCCTTTTTTGACATATCTTCTCCTTAATAAAAAGGGCAGCAATAAACTGCCCTTAAGCTATTCTTTTTTTATTAAATATCGTCTTCTTCTTCGTCAATATAATAAATAGAAAATAACTCAGAATCAGTAGAACAAGCATTTAACATCATAGCACCCTTATAATCCATTGTCTGAGAATCACCGCCTTGAAGAGCAAGAGTAAATTCTGGACTTGGCATAAAAGATGGAATATGAATAATAGCAGCTTTTAAAGTTTCTGTATCACATTTATCAACTACTAACGCTTTGAAGAATAATTCATGAGCTTTTGGAAATTTATTACCGGAATTAGTAATTTTTGCACCACTATGAATTGTTTTCTTAAATTTAACGATATACTGAGCTTCATCCTTTGCAGTTGGTGGTGTTAAAATATCGCTTGCCGGTTTAGCAGATTCTGACGGTTCTGTAACTGCATCTGTATGTTTAATTGAGAATGTTGTGGCAGTAGCATCACCAACACCTAATTTGTATTCTTCTTTTCCCATAGAGCCTTTAGCAGAAAGAGAATTTACAACAACAGATCCTTCTACATAGCCAGTAATATCTAATGTATCACCTGCTTTTACAATCTGAATCATTGGCATAACAATACCTTTGTCTTCAGTTGCAATTTCAGCATCAGTAGCAGAAATTGCCTCAATAACCGCAAGATTTAAGAATGCATTTGTAGCAGTTACTTCACCTTTTTTACCAGTATATTTACGATATACTAAGTTACCATCTTTATCGTTAATATCTGTTGAATCTGCTGTAATATCAATATTAGCTTCTGTAAGCTGTGTTAAAGCATACAATGGTGTACCATTAGATTTTGCACCATAACCAAACTGTAATCTATCAACGATTACGTCACCTAATTTAAATGCCATTATTTTTTCCTCCTTTAGAAATTGTTTTTATGCAATAAAAAATGAGCGATTAAATTTCGCCCATAAAGTTGATTAAGTCTTGAGGGATATCTTTAGCTGAAATCATGCCGGAATATAATCCTTTTAGTGCAGCTGTTCCCTGTTCATATTTTTGAATTCTGTTTACAGAATCCATGAATTGACATATATTTACTTCTTTCAATTCTTCTAATTTATATTTAAAACCTGGATGATTAACACAGCTAGATATAAGTGGTAAGAGTGTAGAATCACTTTCTTTATCTTTATCTTGTGCCGCTTTCATTTTGTCTTCTTGTAATATCCAATGTTTTGTTGTTTTACCTTTTGCCTTTTCCACCTTTGGATGAACATTCATCATGGTTCGAATATACTCTGCTATTTCTAAATATTCATTTTCGAAAAGTAATATATCTTGAAATTCACTATATAAAGCAAGAGTATTACATTCTTCACCATTTCTGTTTCGAGCCATATGAATTAATTGAAAATCGTTAAAATCGTTTTCTTTAAAAATTAATTTCAATGGTTCAAATGCAGTTTCATTATTTGAATTTCTTAACAATTGATATAAAATATAAAACACTTCAATATCTTTTGTTTTATTCCAGTCTTTTTTAAAAGCATCATAAAGAAGAACTCTTATAGAAGTAGAATTGTTCAAGAACGGTGATAATGCTCTATAAAAATTAGTTTCACCAATATTTAAAATATCTCCTATAGTTGGAATAGAAATGGTAATACCATTTATCGAATAATCTTCACCAAAATACATTTTAAGTTTGTCGAAATGATATTCAGGATGATGACTTTTTCCTTGTTTCTTTTTTTTATCTTCTTCGACAGCAGATTGAAGATTATCTAGCGTTTCTAATACATCCAAATAATCACCGCCTTACACCATAATTAACTATAGATGTTTTTGAATTAGATGTGTTATAAATTCCATTAGTATCAACAACTTGGAACACAAGAGTGCGAACAAGATAATTATTATCTGTTGTAGATTCCTTTGATGATACAAGATGTGTTTGCATTCCAAATATATTTGACCAATTAAATCTCTCTCTTATAATAGAGGCGATGAGATCATGTCTTGGAATACCTGTTAATTTATCATTTCTGTCATTACCATGAACAAAAATAGTAAACGTAACATTTGTATATTTCGATGTATCCTGATAGCGAGGCATTTCATCAAAAGATACTTGGTAACAGATATAATGTTTTACCTCCGTCTGAGTGTCAGGGATAAACAAATAAGGACGGATATTGGATGTTCCACCGAAATATCTATCCCATTCTCCAAGAGGTTCATACTCTTTTGTATCTTCGTTCCATTCCCAGTTGATATTACCATCATCGTCAAAAAGTTCAGATTCTAATGATTTTTCATTAAGTGCATATAAAAGACATGGATTAAGCATAAGTGCTTTTTCAATCTTCTTTTTATACTGAATATTTTCATCATCAGGAGTAGTTCTATATGCACGAAGTTTATTCAATAAATCATTCTTTGTAACTAATTTTTCTGCCATAAAACACCTCCTATTCAGTTAATTCCAATCGCAAAATTTCAGATTCAATCAGCAAGTTATCCTTAATAATTTTACACTTAACAGACAGTATTTTGCCGATAGTAGAAGTGTCGCTAGGAAACTTTGCTTTCTTTTGGTTGTACTCTGTACCAGCTCGCCATGTTACTTTATTAGTCCAATCTTCATCGTCAATAGAGCAAGTCCATGTAAAAGTTGCATCAGCATATTCAGTTGTAATATCTTCATTGGAATCATTAAATAGATTTACTGTGAGATTTTTATAGCTGCCACCAACTTTAATAGTTGAAGTGGATGCTGAAATTCTTGCTGTAATAGAAGATGGGGGAGTGGTTGGAGTAGATGGATCTGTTGGGGCGATTTCTGAATCGAAATATGAAGCCCACATACCAATAATATTACCATTTTCGTCTTTCTCAATATAATCTCTATTGTCAGACCAAACAGTTTGATATATTGTAAGTTTCTGAATCCCGACAGGTTGAATGTTTTCAATTTTTGTACAAGCCCATATCAGAGGGTGTTCAGTAGGAGCACTTACAACAATTCTCATTGTAGTATCTTCGCTATTGGTATACCAGAATTTCTCTGTAAGTTTATTTAGCGGTAGCCAGATTTTATTCTGATTATCTGTTCTTGTAAATACACGATCCGTGTACTGCCCGATTGTGTAAGACGATTGCATTCTTAAAACAGACCACATTCTACGCTTAATTCTGTCTTTACCATTTGTCTCAATCCAACACAATTCATAATCACATGGAAGAACGAGATACTTCGGAAATTGGTTTGCTCTTTCTTCACGGCAAATCAACCATTTATGATAAACTCCTCTATCGTCTGGAATATCAATGTATTCGCCTACAGGAAATGTATTTCCATAAACAGATTTGTAATCAGTTTCAAAATAATATAATTCATCATTTTCTGAAAATCGAACTGCTTGTGTTGGTTTGAATTGAATGTAATATTCTACTTGGTCTTTATCCATAGACTGATATGACTTAACAATAAACTTTGCATCTATGCGTGTTTTAGTTGTATTCTCATATGTCATGCCTTCTGCTAATCGTGGCTGATCATCATGGTAGAAATCATAAATATAACAGATTTTACTCTGGATATCATTATCCCAAGTCTGTTCCATCGCCCAATCAGACTGTTCCTTATAAATCTGACCAATCGTTTTAGCACCGTTGTTCTTGGCGTTTGCGACACGCCTAGCTGTTTGTAGACTCGGCATCGCTTGCACCTCCCTCAAACATCTGCTTAATATATCCGTGAGAATCTAAGATTGCCCTACGGAATTTTTTGTAACTAAAATGGTCGCTCTTAAAATTATCCATAGCACCTTGTAAGGTTGCCATAAGAGTTACCATAAGTCCGTTATCATTAAATAAGGTTTTTGTACCACCTAATTTAAACATAACATTTTCAAAGAAGACGAGAAATGCTTCGTCATCTTCAAATATTTTCTCTTCAATTGTCTTGTCTTTGTAGAGCAGTAGTTTGTGAATATCACCATGCATTGCACGAACTGCTTCATTGATTTGCTTGTCTGTGAAGTCACCATATATGTATTGCATTAGGACTCCGTATTGATATAGGAATTGTACATATATCCGTAATCACGAATACGTTTATTCAATTCAGTTTTCATGGAATCAAGACGTTCAATCATATTTTTGTGATTGTCGAGTAGCTTCTTTTCTTCCTTGCCACCTATCATTACTGATGTGTGCATAATAGAATCGACCTGTGGCTGTAACCACTCAATCGTCATTCCAAGTACAAGAATTCCTACGACAAAATTCATATCAGCCGTTTCATCTACTGAATTATTCAGTACAAAATCCAACTGTTGAATTTCATCATCGAGTGTGAGAGAAGAGAATAGCCTGCGCACTCTTGGATTAGCAATTACATTGCTTAATCGTTCTGTATAAATTTCAAGCAAATCGTTTTCATCAAGAGAAAGTTCTTTCATATCTGAAATTCGTCCTCTTGTTCGTGAAAAAATTGTTTCGTATGGAAGCGTCATTGTGAGCCTCCTTTACTATTCAAATAATTCAGACATCAGTGTAAAATTCGTCCCATAAAATGCATCAAGTGCTTTAATTTTCTTTACACTGTCAACACGTCCGTTTGCTATCAAAGTTGCTGCAATATTTTTAATTGATTCCTTTGCACCATCTGGAAGTGTTTCAATTGTCGCAATCATGGTATCTGCATCTGGGTTAATTAATAAATCTTCTAAGTCGCCAACTGAATACATAGTTGTATAAATTTTCTGAACCTGCGGAAATTCTGCAAGAAAATCTTCATCCTGAATGATAAAGAAAGGTTCTGTGATATGTCTCTTACCTGAACGAATAGCAGCTACAAGATCCTGATATTCCACCTCTGTCACATCTCCACGACCAGCCCATTCATAATTTACACCTGATTTAATTCCAATCATACCAAGACATCCAGAAACAATTGATTTACATTCGATGGCATCTGTCGCATCAAACTTTCTAACTTCCTTTTTAACTGTAGATTTCTTTTCTTCTATATTCTCCGTCCTGGGAGTTGTTGTTTTCTTTGTATAAGCCATTTTATAATCCTTTCGTTCCATAAAAATAAGAGGTTGGATTATACCAACCTCTTACAACTTCTATTTTATTTAGGCAATAGTCCAAACACCGAAGTATCTATCAAAGATACATGCGATACCCATTTCTCTCTGCACTTCGTATGTCATGAAGTCGTCAGCTCTATCAGCCTTTTCAGTAACCTCAACAATTTCTGTTTCTCCAACATCTACAAACTTGCAGAACTTATTGTCAACATTAGGAACAATAAGGAGAGTACCAGGCTTGATGAGTTTCTTTGTAACATCATTCTTAACAAATCTCTGTGGAATTTCGACAAGAGTAGTAGTCTCGTATGTGCCAAGTCTACCAAGTTTTGCCATATCCTCTTTCTGAGCATCTGTAGCCCAATCAACATCTGTAAATGCATTAAGCTTTTTAAGATCTGTCTTTAAACCGAATACTGTTACATCAACTCCACCATTAGCAGCAGAAACATCATCAAGTAACTGATCAAAAGATTCCTTATTAGAAGCAGTAATCTCCTTTGTTACATGGAATACTTCCTGTGCAGGAATTTTATCACCTACAGACATTACCTCTGTAAGCATATCATTCTGAACTTCTTCCTGCATAGCGATTGATACAGCGTCAACAAACTTAGACCAATCTTTGCGACCTGTAAGATATACGTCAATATCCATACCAACCTTGATTGCGTAGTTGGATGTCTTTACTGAGAAAGATTCACCCTCTGCAAGTTTCTGCATTGATAAGTCATGATGATCCCCAGATACTTTAGCAACAGTAAGAATTACATCCTTATCTGTCCAGAACTCATTTTTATCTCCCTGAGAAATATTCTTTGACTCAACAAACTGATTAAAGAATTCGTTTTCCTGTAAACCAGTTGTAACCTTAATATCAAGAGTATCCTCAAGAACCTCCATAAGTTCAAGACCGTTTCTCTTCATTGCTCTTTTAATATCTCTCTTTGAATATTTCTGTGTAGGATCTAATCCTAAAATGTCGAAACAAACACTGTTAATTTTTGCATTTACAGCATTCTTAGGAACTTCGTTTCCGTCCTCGTCATATACTGTTATACCATGTGTATAATCATAGAAAAGCTTTCTAAAGCCTTCAAAATCGTTCTCTGGTTTAGAGAATACTCTTTTTAAATTATCAGAAAATACTAACATATTATTTTAAACCTCCTTCCATAATTAAGCTTCAATGGTAAGTTTCTTAGCACTTACGCCTGTGATTGCCTTTCCTACTTCTGGTTTTCCATTGAATCCTTCAGTAGAAAGTTCAAAAGTGTCATATTTGTGCAAACCATAGCAACGAACTCTGTCACCAGCCAGATTGTAAAGGTTTGACTCTTTCTTCCATGTATTAGTCCAATCTTCAGCCCCAACAGGAACGGAATATACCAAAACTGCATCTCCAGGATCGGTAACGAGTACAAGATAATTACCATTGCTCATCTGCTGTACGATTTTTCCTGTAAAAGTAGTTACAGCAGCTTCCTTATAGAGATCGAGACTCTTCCAATCTCCAATTGCGATTAAATTACCATTATCGGTATCTGTTGTAAGTTCAACAGAAAACATATGCTCGCCATAATTTGCTGCTAAAACATTGGAAGGATTAGCAGTTGCATGTTTGGCAATTTCATACTTAATTGACATATTTGCCATAATAAAATTCCTCCTTAAAATTATTGCATTAAAAAACTCGTTGCAAAAAGCAACGAGCATATTGATTGTTAGTTGTATTAAGTTTTTAATTAAACTTTAAATTTCCATAGCGACTATTTTTCTTTTTTGTGCTATTCACATTCGTAAACATCTTAACTGAATTTGTGTTTTTCTTTGTGTCAGTAGAAGAGAAGTTTGCATGTGCAGACATATAATCTGAATGCATAACTTTTACCTTTGTTTCAAAATCTTCTACGGAATAATTATCCATAGTCTTTACTAATTCAGCGAAATCAGCATTTACATAATTTCCTTCTGAATCTTTCTCTGTAAGAACAGAATAATTATCAGTATTGATAATAGCTTCTTTCTGTGCATGAAGTTCATTCTTTTCTGCTGTCTCTTTAAACTCCTTAAGGGCAGCGTAATTAGAACGCATGGATTCAAGTTCAGCCTTCTCACTTGCTGTTAAAAGTTCACGGAATAATTCTATACGCTCACCATCAAATGAAACATTATCTCCATCTTTTGTATAGTTCTGGCGGTAAATTTTATCTGTACACCAACCCTCATATACAAAATAAGAATCAAATACATTTGAGATATAGTAATAATCATTATCCGACTCTTCATATGGGGCTAACAGATTATAGAGTGCATATCTTGTATCTTCGTGAGAAATCTCATATGTACGAACAATCTTTTCAAAAGTCTGACTTCCACCTTCATCACCATCTGGATCAGAAGCTCCTTCGCCATCACCTTCTCCATCATTGGAAGGTTCACCAGATTCTCCGTTATCTGAATTGTCTCCGTCTGAATTGTCATCATCGAACATCTCAGCGAATTTTGCTTCAAGTTCCTCATCTGACATTTCTGCATAGTCAAATGCTACATCTTCAACAGTTTTACCATACTTGGCAAGTAACTCTTCAAATTTTGTCATTTTGTTATTTGTTCCTCCTTCCTTTGATTGTGTTTGAACAGGAGTCTGTTCTTTATTGAAATTAGAAAGTGTCTTGTTAAGATTTTCTAAGAGTTCAATCATTTTTTCATCTTTGTCAAATTTTACTGAATTGTTATTTACACTAAAATCTGCAATATCAGCACGAGAACCTTCCATGCCTTCCTGAATTTCTGTACCATCATCATGACTTCCTAACAAAGTTGAAGCATTTACATAGAAATCGTTTAATTCAAGATACTTTTCTTTGGCGTTGTAGGATAATTCATCAATGAAAAGCTCACAGCTATTTTTTGAACCTTGTTTTGCACGAATAATTTCACAAGCCTTTGTATATTCTTCGCTAATATAAGCATAAGCACATACATAATCTTTATCTAAATTATTATCATGTTCCCAAAACGCAGGTTCAGATGAGAAAGAGCCAACTTGAGATTCAATATATCTAAGTTCTTCATTACCTTTTTCGTCTTTAACAATTTCCATCTCATGACCTTCGAAATCCCAAGTTCCGTCTGCAAGCTGATGGATCGCCGCCAACACAGGTCTGTCAGCAATTGTATTCATTGCTTTCTCAGCAGCATCCTTTGATACATAACTCTTATTTCTGTTAAGTCCTATATGAAAAATTCTGAATTTAAGACGCATCATTCCACGATGATTTTCGTCTACGGTATCGTCTATCTCAAAAGTAGTAGGTACTTTTAAAGCCAACTGATAGCCAGTATCTTTAGAACTGAATTTTGCAAATTTCTGCTCTTGACAGAATTTTAGTAAATCATCTTCAGTTAAAATTTTCTTTTTAATAACCTTTGGCATCTACTTAATCTTTTCCTCCTTTCTGACATAATAAAAGTCGCCCAAGGAAGACGACTAAAATGTAAGCATACTTGTATACTTTAATTTATTTATATCTATATTTTCTGAAAACCGAAGAGTATCAGTATTCAAAAATACATAAATACCATTAGAATTTTGCACCTGTTGATATCCTAATTGAGATAGGAGAGTAGCAGTAGGTGCATCTTGCGTTTGTATAAATTTTTGATTCATTCCATCAACTCCTATTTATCATTTAAATTCTCGTCTCTTGTACGAAGTCCCGCATCTGTAAGTTCCGAATCATCCTTCTCTTGACCACCGCCTTTATCATTACCTGTCTGAGTATAAGTGCTAGATAGTGGCTTGAATTTTGAACTAAGCTGCAAACAGTCTTCTTCCAAAAAGTTCATAGATAACGTATCTTTTTCAGACACACCATTTAGTGTGTTATAAAGAATTTTGTTTGGCAATCCATTGGTACATGATTCCAAGATTGATTTTCTAAAGTCATCTTTCTGATAAATAGAGACATCAAAGAATTTAACTTTACAGGGTTCAGATATCCAACTAGATAAAAGTCGATTTACAATCGCTTGAATCTGTGGAATAAGAGTTGAAATAGAAAATGTAGAATCTGCAAGTACGCCATATTTAAAAGCAGTAGAGTTAGAAGCGGAGTTTAGATTTAATATCTGAGCACCACCAGCCGTATTGAGAATTTCTTTTGTAGCTTTTTCAACCTTTGTAACATCACCTGTTGCATCATCTGGAAAACTAATTTCATGTAATTCACCAGGAACAATAGCAGCGGAAATATAAGGAGGTAATGCTTCTTCAAGCATACGATTGAAATACTGAATCATTATATCTGGATTTACAGCCCAATCATCTACATCATTACCCATAGTTTTCATTTCAAGCCATACTAATTTATAAATATTAGCTGCTTGTTGAACTGCTTGATAATCAGAAGCGTCCATAAGATCAATCAATGATAAAAATATAGGTGTAAGCACGGGAACGATGGTTTCCCAGTCTTCAGACCTAAATTTAATACATACATTATATTCTTCGGGAATTAGCTGATATTTTTCATTTGTACTCTGATATGTATTCCACATACTATTAAATGGTTCGCCCCAATATTCAAGAAGTTCCTGATGACTACGGAAATAACTCATATCCATAGCTCCTGCAAATGAACCATCAGGAAACATACCTGCTATTTTCATATAATCTGGATCTAATGGAAGAACAAACATTCCTTGTCCCTCTGTATAGTAAGCACATCCATAAAATACATCTTCTCTTAAAGTGATAGACGCAGCTTTACGAAATTCATAATTCAATCCTAGAGTGTCAACTATATCAACTGTTTCTTGATACTTTTGTAATGTGGATTGCACATCATTTTCGCCTGAGATTATAAATGGAGGAACTATATTACGAATTGTAAGATCAATCTGATTTGCATAATATTTACAAAGACGATAATAGATTTCTGAACGATAATAAAGATAACGAGATAAGCTTCGTAGATTCTTTTCATTAGAAGAGATATTCTTTATGTATGTTTTTACATCTTCCTTTGAGTAGTTACTGATTGACGTATATCTGGATGATTTCTGAATATCTCGAAGACTTGTAATTGCACTTGTTGCATCTTCATAACGTTCAAGTCTACTTTTATTTTTCTCATACCATTCACGCATTTCATTTGCGGTTGGCTGTTTGGAAGTAGAAGAAGTGGTTTTCTTCTGTGAATTATTTATTTTAGCAGGTGCATTAGAATTTGCATCTACTTTCTTAGGTCTAGGCATATTTGATAATGCACCTCCTTAATTATATTTTGCTTTACGGATTGTAAGCTTATTTATGAAACTTGTGGCATCTTCTGTTGGTCGCTTTTTATTTGTAATGGCTTTTCTACGTTCACACATAAGGGCATAAGAAGCCATACATGCCGTGTAAGCCCTATCATCATGGAGCTTGTTGGCTTTTTCTGGTGTAAGTTCAAACGAATCCTTTCCAGAATCACGCTTTTTACGAACCATATTGACAAGCTCTTCTTTTAAAGCATCAATATTAGCAAGAGCAATTTCATCCTGCCAATCAAGTTTTATAGTTTTTGTATTAACGGATTCAATTTTCTCTAATTCTTCATTGAGCTTAGTTTCAAATTCCTTTTCATTAACTTTTTGTTTTCTGAGTTCAGCAGAAATTCGTTCTTTTTCTTTAGCCAATTTTTTCTCATCAACATCAAAAACAGTAAGATAGCCTTTATGATCATATTGTGCTGTAAAGCTGATTTTATCCTGATTCATCAATTCTATCATTGCTTCATACATTTCAGATTTATAACCAGTAGGAGACATAAGATGCACTTTGTCTACTGCATTAGGAAATTTCTTAACATAATCAGCAGAGTATTCCTTATCAATTAATCCTCTGTGAACAATACCAGCAGAATCCGTCCAATCAGGCATTAAATAATCGGCTATATTAACACCCGATCCGCCACTACCTGCATCAATGTATACACCAACAATATTCCCATATGCGTCAGCTCCACCGTTATAATCAAGAATTACTTTTTTTAGATATTCGATCTGATCTGGAGTTTGCATAGGAGATTTGATTTTTTTACCAACATCAATAAGATTAATACAGTTTACCAATCTCATTCTTGTGTCAATACTTCCGTCAACCTGTTCATATTCATAAATTTCACCAACAAGAATTACTGAATTATCTCGGCTTCTAGCAGGATCATATGTGATGACGAACTTTTTATCACCTGTGTCATTATAAAGAAGAGGTTTTCTTGTTTCTTCATTTCGTGTGATAACACCTCTACGAATAATTGCATCCGTACCAGCATCAGTAGTAAAAATACAATAATATTCACGCCTTGCTTTTTCGGGATTTGTTCTCATTTCAGATTCAACAGTATTTCGAGATAGAAGAGGAGTAACTAATTCACCTCTAAGAGTTGGTTTAAACGCTTGTTCACAATCTATATGTAAAACACAATAATCTGGATTTCCCATGATTTGTTGCTTAGAGAAGTCACGATATAATCTCCAAAACTGAGTATCAGTTGAAGATGCTGAACTGATGTAATATTTTTGATATGACAAATCTCGTGGCAAACATCTTTGACGGATAGGATCAATTGAATTACCATCTACATCTTTACCAGTTTTTAAACTTTTATTTACAACGGCAAATGCACCATATACATTCATCATTTCATCAGATAAGAAACCACTTTCATCAAAAATTACTGTGCCTCGCATACCTCTCTTGGCATCTATATTTCCGTTCAATGTCCTAGTCATAGATCCGTTATAACATGAATAGGAAAACCCATTGGACGAGTGTGAAAATCCGTCACCTGCTGCATTTTTGATTTCTATCTCATTCTTGAATAAAGAACCAGTTGAACCATAAAATGTATCAATATTATCATTAGCGAGTCGTTCCAAAGTAGTGAAAGTTTGTTCAGCCTGACCACCTGTACCGCTTGCAATATATGTCCATACATTACAAAAACACATATCTTTAGACATAATCTCAAGGTCAATAACTGTACTTTTACCATATCCACGAGTACATACTGCAAGTACATTTGGGCAAACCCAACTTCTTTGTACAAGAAGTGCTTGCCCATCTAAAAGCTCTATATTGAAAAAGAGATCTATAGCTTTTACTGGGTTGCATTGCAGATATTTTTGGATTTCAGCGATTTGAATATAAGATTCAATTTTACGAGAAGAAATAGAGTAACCATGTGGTTTTACATATATTCCGTATTGATTATAAAAATCCTTATCATAATCAAGAATTTCATTCTGATAGTAATTCATAATCATTTGTTTATTCTGATTCATTTTCAGTAACCTCCTTTGTTTCATCGTCAGGAGACTCTTCAACTTCATCAAACTCTGCAAATACAGAATATACATCTTTTAAATCTTTTAACTGTTCTTCATTTAGTAAGTTATTTTCCTTTAATGTATCTCTTAAATCAAGATTTTCTCTTAATAAAATTCTGTTAATTTCTTGGTAAGCATCTTTTTCTTTGCGAAGATCAGTATTCACAACACGCATTTCAGAAACCATATCTGACCATTCAGATTCATCAAGAGCTAATTGTTTCATAATAGAAGCATCACTAATTTCCTGAACCTGTTGCATACCTCTACATGTGTCAATGTCGAAACCATTGACTTCACCACTTCGCAAATTAAGACTTTTAATTTTTTTGATTTTACCCGTCCATGTATTTTCACCTTTTTTAGCATTTTTGTTGTGTTTTAATGAAATACAACTGTCTTGTGCAAGACTTGTAATAACCGAAGTGATTTTACCTTTGCTTTCTTGTAGAGATTTAATTGTTGCAGAATTGCGTTCAATATTTGAAATATCACACATCAACTTTGATATAGTGTCATCAATTTTAGACTGCTGTAAAAATCCACGAACAATAGAAATAGCAGAAGAAGTACGCATCATATCTTCATTAGCGTCTTCACTAGAATCTAACAATCCTAATAGTTGTGAATATAAGAAGGGTTGGTCGGCTATATCTTCTTTTTCAAAAGGATCATAACTGAGTAATCGAATTACATCATTTTTGTTTTTTAAAAAACTATCATATGTATCCAACCCAGCATGTGATTCAATAAGTTCTTCCTCGGTTGTTTGTTCTTTTGAAGTTTCCTCCTCGACTGTATTATTATCAAAAACATCTGAATCTTTAAATGTTAGAGTGTTATATTGTCCCATAGCGACATTCTTTACATATGAATAATAACCATTAGAACGAACTTTACCTGAAGCTAAATTTTCCGATTCTTGAATACTAGCATCCCATAATTTTGATAAAAAAGGCTTATTAAGATACCTCATTGTTTCGATTACAGAGTTTTTATCAGGCTCATGTTCAACCTTGTCCTTCCCAATTTTAAGAGCTATCTTCCTTGCACAGTCTTTACAAATTGGAGTAAGACCACTTTTATTCATTGGATCTGTACTTACATAAAATTTATCCCTTGCTTTATGTGTATCACACATGTAACACCAAGCACCTTCTTTAAGTAACTTGATTTTCTCTTCCTGTGTTTCAACTTTCTTCTTTAATTGTGCAGCCGTTAATTTTGTAGGCTGTGTTTCTTTTGTCGTAGCCAAACTAACGACCACCTCCTTTTATTCCAATATAAAAAAGAAGCCACTTCATACGAAATGACTTCTCATAATTTCCAATATTAAATTTCCAATGAAAGTGCAATTTACACACAAACTTGAATAGAGGAATCGAACCTCGCTTATTCCAACGCCTTACCTCATAAACTACTAAAAATCTGTGTATTCATTTCTTTCAAATATAAGGTGTGTGGATTTGAACCACATATTCAAGAGCACTATCGTCATAGTGCTAACACGCCCTGTAGGAGTCAAACCCACATCTCTCAGATTTGGAGTCTGATATTCTAACTAATTAAACTAAAGACGTATACAATAAAAGAGCCATCTCAACACATGAAATGACTCTTTCTTTATTAATCAGTCGCCAAACTGATTATAGTTGTATAGGGCGGTAGTAAGTGATGAACTTATACACCTAAGTTTCGTATGCATCCAAAAAATAGGTTTTGGCATCAGGCTTACCGCATAGTAGGACGTGCGAGGATCGAACTCGCATCGCAGCCGTGAAAGGGCTGTAACTTCACCATTTGTCCAACGTCCCATAAACGACTCTATTGGGAATCGAACCCAAATCTTCCGATAGACAGTCGGGTATAATCACCTTTATACTATAGAGCCATAGCTGACTCGGTGGGGCTTGAACCCACAACGCCTCGATTAACAGTCGAGTGCTCTACCATTGAGCTACGAGTCATTAAAATCAGCATAAAGCACTAACTAGCTGATATTGCACTGTACACATGCAGTTATTTAGAATAGAATGCATTGTGCACTCGCATTCCATTCATGCTGAACTATTCTCGCTATATTTTTAGTCCCGAAAGAAGAAAGGACTTTTCTGTTTTTTATGGATTACTCCTCATCACCATTGCAGAAACATAATAAGCCTAATCGCCCACTCCATCACATGTCTGTGATTTTATACAGTGCATCCACTGCAACTATAACTGCGATATTTCCCTAAGTGTTCTCCACATATTTTCAGTCTTCGGAGCAAAGACCAGTTGATAAGGTTTTGCATCTCTTATCCAATAGACCGCCCAGCAGTCATTCACTAATGGTTCTCATTAACGCAGAGAAGCACGATAGATATACCGCATTAAGGTTTCGTGCGCACTAGAGTTGCTATAAAGTCAGCTCTACCAAAATACAGTAGCAGGTCTTACAATGCTACATGAATAGCAAATGCCAAGATATGACATGGTGTGCCTCGAAGAGGGCTATTAAGAATCTAGCTTCGATATTTGGACACTATATTATTCTCTGTTTTGTCGCCCACTTAAGGGTTCTTTTATTTGTTCTCTTGTTTGGAATATTTTGACATGAATTGTCATGATATGATATAATGGCTAGAACAAGCAAATAATCCAACATTTTAATTTGGCTAGATTGAGATGGTTAGGCGGTTTGAGTCACATCAGAACAGTGATGTTCTGTTTATATAGATATCCTCGTGACATCATGTAGGAAATACTTACAAAGGAGGATATAACGTGACGTTTATTGAATTATTAATCTTTACAATTGTAACTGACATTGTAAGCGGCGTACTTGCTACATACTTAGTCAGATTTTTCGATAGACACAAAAATGACCGCCACTCGCCAAAGCACGGTCATTAATGTGTTAAGTATTAAATTTATTTAGCCTTTATTGATTACATTTGGCTCAACCGTCTAACGGATATTTGCTTGTTTTCTTTAGAAAATATTCTATCACAGTTTTGTGTTAAGTACAAGAGGAAATTAGACGAAGTATTAGACAAAAGCTTCATCGTGATTGTCAAATACCTTCTTTTTCAGCTTCTTTCTGTAATTCTTGTTGTTTAAACTTTAGAATTTTTAATTTTTCCCTTAAATCAGCCTTAGAAGCAGGGCGTACATAGCTTTGTGAAGTTACTGAAGTTGATTTGTGGTTCGCCCATTGTGAGGCAAGATTTAAATCACCAGTATCTTCATATATTTTATTGATCGCTGTCTTCCTCATGCAATGACAATGAAAGTCCTCCAAGCCAATAATTTTACCAATTTTTCTCATTCGGTCATGAATCATGCCTTGTGTCCAAGGAACCCATTTGTCCTTATATTTATGAATAAATAGAGCATCGCATTCAAGATGGTCATAATCATTTGTTCTCATAGATAACCATGTTTCAAGCATATCCTTACAGGTACTGTCAAAAGAGACTTCCACACGGTATCCTTCCTTCTCACGTATTGACTCAAATACCATATTATCTAAATCAAGAGAAGATACAGTAAGTTTTTCCAAAGCACCAATTCTATTAGCGGAGAAGAGTGCGATTTCAAATAATAATTGGTCTTGTATTGTCCATTTGTTATTCTCTGTCTTATACAAATCTGCTCTAATAGCTGCAATCTGTTCATCATTCAAAAAGTAATGATTAAGAATCTGTTCTTCGTTTGCTTTTTTCATTCTATCAAGCTTACCATCAAAAGGATGATATTTAACAAAACCACGTTTCATAGACCAAATATAAAATGAACTTACGGCAGAAATTTTCATGTTGATAATCTTCTTATAATTCATCAATGTTTCCTGACAGAAAAGCATATATGCTTCCATAATATCAACTGCATTTTCCATAAATTCATCAGAATATAAATCTAATTCACCATAATTTTCTCCTAACCACATAAGAAAGTGTCGGAACAATCCTTTATATCTCTTGTATGTAGTATCTTTTACATCACGATTTTTGATGATATTAGATTGTAAATATTTTTCATATTTCTTCCAGTTCTCTTCATAAATAAATTTCTCTTTATCAGGAGTGAAATATTTCACCCTTGTTATTTTCTCTTTTGACAATATTTCAGCCTCCTTTTTAATCAATTATTTTATTAGTGGGTAGAGTGTGATTTGAACACACAATGTTTACCATGTAGGTCACGGTTTTACAGACCGCTTGCTTCAGCCATTTGCATACCTACCCATATAAAAAGAGCGTGTAGTACAAACCACACACTCCAAAAATCTAAAATCCAAAAGCCTTTAACATCTTCTGAATATCTTCATGACTTAACTCATCGCTAGAGTAGTAAGAATAACTCATATAAGAGTCGCCATCTGACTTACTGGCAGTAAATCCGTGAGTATTTCCATCTTCATCTTCAGAAGTATGTAAATAAGTTTCATCATGCGCAGGACAGTTCTTACAATCACCATCGCAGTCATCTTCCTGACCAAACAGAATAACTTCCTTATCCTCGTTTACACAGTAATTAATAATATCCTGTGAAATATCACCATCCATATCAATATAGAAAATATCTGTTTTATCAAGAACTCCAAAGTCCTCGATAGGGACAACAGTGATTACACAATTATCATCAACCGATACTAAATATTCGTCTATATTCATATAATCTACAAGATCAATCTCTTTAACACTTGTTTCATCAAGTCTAATAAGACTATCCAAAATATATTCAGCAATTTCTTTATTTACAATTACACCAACTGTTTTATCAGTATGATATAATTTATTGATATAAATAGAGATAATGTCATCAACCTTATCCTCAAGATCAATCATCTGAATGTCTTCATATTTATTTTTCTTCAAATAATTCACGACCTTTCAGATTAAGCAAAAATCTCTTTGAGAGCTTTAACAATTTTTACACATGCCTCTTTGTGAGCAGGTTTTACCCATGTATCTCCTTTATTTGCTCCCAACATTACTTTACCAGTTCTCTCAGGAACATCCTTTGATTTTACTTTGCAAACACCAGGAATAGTAACCTCGTCACCTGCTTTAACTGCATCTGCAACGACTTTTGCCTGTGCGTCTAAAATTTCAGCTACATCCTTCTGTGGAATATTGATAGATACCTCATTCTGAATTCCTTTAATTAACTCTGATTTTGTCATTTTTTAATTTCTCCTTTATTTTCCTTAATTTATTTTGTAATATAAAAGAGGGTAGCGTCTCATTTGAGTGCACTCCCTCTGATACATACAATTGTGACAGTAACATCACAATTTCTATACAATCGGACTAATTAAAAGTAGAAAATTAGCCCAATTTTCATAGTTACTTATGCATAATATAAAAACCAAGTCACTCGTACTTGGTCTACTTTGTCATGAAATTAGTAATAATCCTTGTCTTGGAATCAATAATGTCACCATTTGAATCCAATGCAAGATACATAAACCCGTTCTGATTTGGAATTATAAGTTTACCGTTGTTATAATCTAGCTTATCCAAATCACACACGCAACCTTGCTCATACATTTTTATTCCACCTTGAGTAAAACTTCCTACTTTGTGGGTATGAGCCATTACGATTCCAGTGAATGTGCGATCTACACGCAAGAAATAATTGACTGCCTTTTCTGTTGTTTTTAACATACCAGATGAATAATTTAATGGGTGACAGAAAATTACATTACCTTCTTTTATCCACCATTCTTTATCATAAACGATTTCAATATTTGAATCTTCAAACACTTCACGAATAGAAGAGTATTGTGTCTGGGTTTTATTTCTTTCATCATTAACTTTGAATCCATCATCTACAATCATTCCTAGCGGATCTGTTGGGATGATGCCAAGTAATTCGTTTGATAATCTATCAGAACAGTATCTTTGCATACGGTATTCATGATTTCCAATCACAAACATTACCTTTTTAGGTGTAGTCAGATTGATTAAATCAATAATATACTGTCTTCCTAAAACAAGTTCTTCATCAAGATTTACTTTGAATTTTTTAGGAAATGCAGAACATGAAAAACAATCCAATAAATCACCATTGACTATTAAAGTGTCTACAATTCCCTTATAGCTTGCAAAAATATCAATAGGTAAATTAAACGGAATATGAACATCTGACACACATAAAATTCTTTCAGATGCACCCTCGCAGTTGTGAATATAATTATCATATTCTTCATATCCGACTGCCTGTTTTCTAAGCTGATCTGGTGTAATGTTCAATCCAAGCATATCTCGAATTTCAATCCAATCCATATCTGTCTCTTTACGTTTCTTTGCAAGGCAACATCTTAATTTCCATTCAAAATCTGTTTCATTTTCCAATCTATGTAAGTCGATTATAGTATCCACCTACTCTCTATTACTCTTCATCAGACGGAACATCCAGCTCCTCATCTGTCTTTAATGCAACAGTAAAATCAATTACCTGATTCTTAAATGAAGTAAGCAGATCGGCTACCTTTACTTCCTGCTCCATATCATTCTCGTCTGTATATGTAATAGTAGTACAATCCTCTGAGAGCGTACCTGCCTTTACCGTTAATTTGTCTGTAGTTGTTCTTGTGAACTTTAATTTACTAGCTGCCATTCTTCAATCTCCTTTTCTTCTCAACTAAAATAGGAGAGCGGTACGCTCTCCTTAAAATCCAATTTTATTTTTCTGTTTACGATCTTCTTCCTCATCATCCAAATATACTTCATTTGGAATTTCAAATCCAATACAATTGGTAGCTATCGGTTCTGATTGAGCTTGAATATCTTGTATTTCATTATTTATTTTTATTACACATTTGCTTAATTTACCTTTTGGAATCTCTAATGCTACTTGTAATAATTCCGTAAGAGAATCCAAAATTGGCAATAAACATATTCCACTAATAAATCCAAATACATATTTTTTCATAACTTACCTCTTATTTTTCAAATAATTCAGCAAACATTTTACTTGTTTCAGATCTAACATCTTCACCAAGATAAATACATCCAAATTTTTCATTACCTTTAAATTCATTACACATCTTAATAAGTGGATTATTTACTGTCTTAGTAAGTAATGACTGTTTATAGTCACCAGCAAAATAAATTTTACTGTTCTGACCTAAACGAGTACCTATAAGTCTAATCTGACTTTCTGATAAATCTTCCGCTTCATCGCAAAGGATAATAGTATCATTATATGTTGTACCTTTCATAAAAAATGGTACATTGGTATCTAAAACACCTGACATTTTTAAACTCTGCAACTCAAATTCTCCACCATTGAGTGATTGTGTTAATGGTTCAAAGAATTTCCCTACTTTATCTTCCATATCACCAGGCAGATAACCAATCTCTTTTCCCTCGCCAGAAACTTCTCTGACCCCAAGAATTTTTGCTACACGACCCTTTTCTTGAACATTGTATAAAGCCATCTGCATAGAAAGAAATGTTTTACCTGAACCATATCCACCTAAAATAGCAGCAATAGAAATGTCTGGATTATTAAGAATATCCAAAGCACACCTCTGTAAAGAGTTTTTACCTTTAATAAAACGAGATGAAGGTAGTTTTAATGCAACAAAATTTGTTCCATCAAAACGTAATTCTTTTGAAGAATCATCATCAGTATTTTCAATAATTAAATACTCATTAATATGCCATTTTGAATAATCCATGTTCTCCATTATTGAATTAATTGTATCTGTATCACCATGAATAATTTGGTATCCTTTATAAATTTCACTTCCATCTTCGTATGTACTAGATACATTTAATCCGAATATCCATTTTGCAATTGTTTTACATGCAATGTCATTTGTAATAAATAGAACATCTTTAATAGTAGAAGCACAAGCACAAATCTGATTATCTGGTGTATTTTCTAATCCTAATTTATCAATAATATCAAGAACATTATTATTTACAATAATCACATCATACTTATCAGAATGCTCATCTAATATATGCAACACTTTTCTTGCACGATATTTTGTTTCTTCATCTTTGTTACGACTTACTTTAATGTTTTCTAATTCTAAAAGAGTAGTGGAACTAATATTAAATTTTTCATCTTCTAATAATCTGTCCTGTAAAAATAGAAGAGCGTTTGTGTCATAAAATTTCTTTCCGATGGTATTTGCACCACCTTCCTTAAATATTTTGGTTATTTAATACCAATTGATTTTTCATACTGTTTATGAAGTTTTGTATTTCTACGACTTTCTGTAAGATAATATGTTCTACGATGACGAGAATCTGTGTGGCTAATTCCATCATATCCGAACATAACACCTTTAGAAACTAAAAATTCCATTTCCTGTTTTGAAATCTTAATTATTTTAATACACACCTTTCGTTCTTTTATTTCCCATATGGGGAGTGATGGGAGAGAAGTGAATTTGAATCACTGACCTTTACTTTAGAATGTAACGCTCTACCGAACTGAGCTACCTCTCCAAATAAAAAATCCCGTGTATGAAACACGAGATTCATAATTTCTTTAGGCTGAGATATTTGACCTAACACACTACCATCTATTGCGGTTGGACACAATTTATCACACTGTCGATTAGACAGTAGGTAGCAACAACACTGATTTTGACATAATCAGCAAACTCTTACCACAAAGCATTATAGATTTCCTTTTATCACATCGTCTCTTGCGGAGTTCTCAGATTGCAGTCTGATACGGTTGCAATTACTTGTATTTTCTCACATAGCACCTTGCGAGTGTTATATGTGTCCATATTACAGGACAATAAGTTGTTTTTCTCTTTGCGGTCATACACACTTTTGCTTGTTATTTTCTATTAGTAAATTAAATAATATTTTTATTATTAAGAAATTTTGTTTATTCACCAAAAGTATGTACTTACAAATGGACGATGAGGTGTATATTTGACCATCAGAACCTTTTGAGTACCGCCCAATCATCACCATCCTTCCTTGCTATCGGAATCCTTTATTACAAAACACCTATCTTTCGACTTAAGATATTTATATAATAATTTAAACAGCACTAATTCTTGCGGAACTCGTACCATTTAGACATGGATTATCCCCACATTTCTGTGTTAATACAGTACCTATCTCAAGATACCTACCCAACCATATTCGCCAACAGTAGTCCTTGAATAGAAGGTTAGGTATAAATCCTATGTGTTTTCCGTCAAGCTGTATTGCTACAGTCGCAGCTTTGTAATACGACAAAACCACTTTATACATGTCACCATGCTTATCTTAGAATTTTTCATCCTCTGACCCGAAACCGACCAGTCCTACAAAAGTAGGAGAGTTGCGGAAACAGGACTCGAACCTGCATACTCTTGGTTATGAGCCAAGTGAGCTTCCATTGCTCGTCATTCCGCTATAATATTTAAGAATTATCAGTGACCATACTACAAGAACTGTAGTACAGCCACCGATTATAGAAGGTAAGGTACAATGAATTTGTACTTGATGTTTACATTTTATTATTCTCTGTTTTATCAGCCAAGAAAAGCTGATTTCATTGTTTTACTTTATGTAATTGTTTTATTTCTTCTTTGAATCTATGGCTGAATTCGCCATCAAGATATAATAGAAAATCAGAATTGATTGTTCCATTATTACAGAAATTAAGATTAGACTGCTCAGTTGGTATATATCTTGAAGTTACTTTTAGTCCAGGAAATATTTTTAATTCACTATCTTCACTATCACTAAGTTTATCCTTTACCAAATCTCGCAAAGATGACAATATTCTTCCAATATCTCTCGCAGAGTAGCCTGTATCGTTTTGAATTTGATTTATTATAAATCGTTGATTATAATATTTTTTTTCTTGTTGTATTGTAAATCACTCCTTTGAAATACAATAAAGTAGGGTAGTAATCATAAATAATCATAAAATAATAAGCAGAAAACTACCCTCTCCTATGTAAAATAAATTTGGTCACGAAATTCGTTGTCTGAGACTTACTCGATTTCGCATTTTGCCTGTTTTTTTGTAATTTTGAAGCTAATATCAAACAATTTAATATCAGTACCATTTTCTTCTAATTGGGAAATTTCATGTTTCGACTGGATAATAGCTTTATTGAAACTATCATTGCCACAGAGATACATAATTTCTAATAAAAGATTTTTGATTTGAGAATTCTCTTTATCTTCAATAGAAGAGAGTAGACGATATAATGTAGAAAATCCAATTGTTTCATCTTCAATGTCGGAAATAAGGTCTTCTCTTAATTTGTTCGCTTTTTCATTTTTATCTTCTTTTGTATCTGAATCAGAAGCGTAAATATTTTTTCTTTCATTTATATATCTTTTTAAAATACTATAAATTTTATTTATTTGTTTCTGATTTACACGATTTGTTCTAAATAAAGAGTTATCTAATATAGATACAAATGGAAGCCAATCCTTCTTATATGGATTTTTAATTTTGAATCCATTAATAATGGTCTGTAAATAATCCATTGAAGTGTGACATTTACAATAATGTTTCTTATCAGGATTATAATATCCTTTTTGTTTAGAGATATGAGAGAAGAAGTGCGGCATACGTTTCTTACCTCTTACCAATTCACCTTCTTCGTTCTCTTCATATTCACGCACAAACTCATCATACTTTTCACGTAACTTATCTAGCTCTTTACCATTATTGATGATAAATTCTTTCTTTGCCTTATCAATTTCGATTCCAGACATTACATCTAATTGACATATATCATAATATAACTCCTTAATATCATTATAAGTAGCACCATGATACATCTTATCCCAAAGTAAAGAATTTAGTTCCTGAGATAGATTAACAATCTCACCGATTTTATTTACAGATGTTTTGATGTCAAGATCTGCTTGCTGTTCTGGTGTATAATATCTTTTTTTCTTCGTAGAATCAACATTCGCAGTTGGTGTTTTAAACAACTGATAGTTTCTTTTTGCTGCACGAATGAGTTTTTCATTATCTGTCAACATTACTGTATCACTGTCAAAATCAGCACCCGATAGTCTCTGTAATACATTTTCTCCAATGGAATTAATACACACAATTTCATTTGTAAGATTGAGATAGCAATCTATCAATTTATTCTCTGTATTATATGGAAGCCAAATGTTTCCAATTGTAACATGAGGTGAACGACTGGCAAGAAGAGTTTTATTATATTCAAAGCGTGTACTATGTATATTACCAATTCCAATTAGACTTTTTCCTTCAAACTTACCGATTGATTGCTGTAGCATCTCTATTGGATTACCAAGAAGAGTAGAATAATTGCCATTTACATAAATATGTCCATTTTTAAGATTCTTGTAATATGATGCCAATAAATCATGTAAAAAGTCTTGATAATATTTTGTCTTGGTAAAATTATCATTTACACACATTAAATTATAAACCACATCATTCTTGCTACTCATAGGTTTATCCATAGGTGACATTTCATCAATATCAGGATATTTAATGTAATAGCGTACAACTTCTGGTCTATCTCTAAGCATTTGTGCAAAGTCGAGTGATTCCTGTAAAAATTCGCTTACTTCATCTTTTGACATCTGAAGCGTATTGAGTAATTGATAATGAGTCTGTACCAATCGTCCACCAAAGAAATGAGTCTTCTTATCATGTTTTACAACACCAAAATCAGGATATAAATGGTCGAGCCATTCATCCCATGTACTAAATTTTAAATATTTAATGCTGTTAGGTGTGGTAATTAACTTTACATCTTCAATGCACGTAGCTCTTGTTTTACCGTTGAGCTGAGATACATCTGTTATATTATTATCTTTGAACCATTGTTGGATATTGCAGTTGAAACAACAAGACTTGAACATTAGATTTCTAAGTAGAAGCATACCATATTCTGAATAATCACCAAATAGAGATATATCCATAAGAGACTGACCATCCCAAATTGTATTTGTGATTTTACAATTCTTTTCAGTGGTTTTAAGCCATCCGTCTTCATCGTGAGTCTCGATTACATCCTCGTTAAACACACTGTCATAATCATTAATTAAAAGAATATTTTCTGGTTTAATTGGAATGGTATCAATAATACTGCTTGATGGGAGAGCAATATATCCCTCATATGCTGCTAAGTCAATTGGATCGCCTTGATTGTATTTAAGACCGCCTGAACTAAATTTTAAAATTGGTTCATATAAATCTTCTCTGATAAAAAGACATTTACCAACTCTTGCAGAACCAGTAGAACGTTTCATGCGACAATACTTAACGCCATTGCAAATAAATCCATCTTTATACAATTCTGTTCTAAGTTCTGCATTTGTTTTTATTGTCTTAGGTTCACCCTTTTTGTGGTACTGAGTTTGAATCTCTTTAATAATAGTTTTATCCTTTTTATCATAAATATTTACCTGTTTTTTAACAAATGGCTTTGGTATATCAATCGGATTTTCGATTTTTTCATTTGTCTTAATCCCAACGATTTCACCTTTGCTATTTTTGGCAATACCATCTTCGAATAATAATTCTCTATAATCATATCCAAGTCTGACAAAAGTATTTTTATTCATCTGATTCCATTCTTTAACAGAATACTTGAATGTGAGATTAATTACATTTACAGAGTAGTCATGTTTCTTTATCCTAAACGAAAAGTCATGCTTTCTGAATTTTCTATAATAAATATCTTTCAACTCTATAAGATCCAAACTGTAATCAAGTGTATTGATAAATTTTCGTAAATTATACTGTCCATCTTTGAGATTTAAATTATATCCTTCTGGATTTTCCTCAATATAGTGTGCTGATAAATAAATATCTTTTGCATCAATAGATGGTATGTAAACTCCTGTATTATTTGTCATGCTAACGTTCCTCCATAATTCTAATATCTGAATAAAAAATTTGCATATCTTTATCACGTCCCTTTATGCCCAATTCATACAAACGATTCATTTCTTTTGTGATAACATTTTTAATTTCAAAAGCCTTCTTATCTCCTATATAGGGTTTTATATTGCTTCTCCAATAATCCAATAATGATAAAGTAATTGAACAATAATGACCAGAATTATTTATATAAAAATCCATATTCCATGCTTTATTATTGCAATTATTAATTTGACTTTTTAATTCTTCTAATTGTGGCTTTAATTGAAGTTTTATATATTCTTCAATCTTTTTTTTTAATAATTCTCTTTCTTTTAGTTCTTTTCTAAAAGGAATTGTATATTGATTATAATATTTTTCCATAATTGGATGAAAATAATCATATACATCTATTTCTGTTATATTTTCTCTTATATAAAAAGCCGTGCTTTTAAAATATATCCACTTTTTCTCCCTATATAAACGAGCATGATCATATTCATTGCAACTACTATATCCAAATTCATTATTTAATTTTCTTATCACTAAACTAATATGTTGTAAGCGAGCAGTCTCAATATCTTGCTTATCAGTATAATTATTCTCTAATTCATATTTTAATGACGAATGTTTTCCTCGCATCCTTTTACATATAAAACGTTGATCTTCAGAATCCATTTGCCTAAATGCATCAATTAAAACATCAATTTTAGAATTTCCAGAATAAAAATCTTGGAGTTTCCTCCAAAACCAATCTAATCGTTCCCACTGAATTTTATATTTAATAAGATCTTTTCGTTTCCAATAAATTTTTCTTTCTGTGATTAAATCATCATAATCTTGTCTAGTATAATGTTTAATATAACATTCACCAGTAGAAGAAGAGTAAATGATATTAAATTCTGGAATTCCTGCGATTGTAGCTTTTATTAGCTGTTCATTTACATCTAATTCCAAAACATCGCATCCAAGCTCGTCCCATTTTTCAATATAGTCATCAGTTTTCTTATTTGTATCTGCTATTTCAATATAAAAGCTTTTTCCTTCTGTAGTTTCTACAGTAATATCAGGGCGATAGTCACCAAATTTAGTATGAAACGTTTTTTCGATTTCTGAATTAGTAACTTCATATGTAATCTCTCCAACTTTGAATTTACTTCCTTGATTAAGCAACCATGTTTTATAAGCAAAATGGATTCTACTTTCTTGTGAACACATCCCATCAATATGATGGAAACATCTTTGCTTTTTATAGGTCTTGTTTGGATTTTGTCCATTCCAAAGTTTGACTCTTCCTAAACAAATAGGACAATAAAGTACGTCACTGCCACTTACATTGTAAACATTCTTCCAATCAGCATATTCACTTTTAGAATCCAATGCGTACATTAACTCTGGTTCATAATTGACCATATAAAAATCCTCCTTTTTAATTTCTTTACACTTATATATTCTCTTATTATTTTTCAACAACATAGTATAGGTTGTCTTTGATCCAGCAGATTAACCCATAACAATGTAATTCAAATTCGTCAGCAATTTCTCCTAATGTTTCATAATCATCAAGAGAACCTGCGCTTCCAATAATCTGTATATCATTGCCAAGTTTAATAGCACCAATCAGACTATTATCCTTATTGATAACAAATACTGCACACTGATTACAATCGTTTTCTGCACACATTTGTCCGCAAAATTGAGATACATCACTCTGGTCATTTAAAACAATACTAGCTTTTCCTCCACACCCACATTCACAAACAGGTGCTTGCATAAAATTCTTTTCAATATCTAATCCACATTTTTCGAATGTGATATTAGGCATTCTGTTAAAAGTAATAACTCTTGATTCACTCATATAAAATTTACCTCCATTTATATATTCTCCAAATGAAATTTCTATTTCTCCATTTCTTTAACTTCAGTTCCCAACCATTCCAATAAATGTCTAATGCCGGTTATACAATCATAGTGTGCATACTCACCAAAATTATTTTGAATATATTCTTCACCTTCATAAATTCCATTGTCACATATAGAACAATGATATGTAGTTTCTGTTTCCTTATCATTTGGACAGCCAGGTAGATGACCGTTAATTCTTCCACATAAATCACAATACATATTATTCATTCACACTTTCGTTTCTATATTGTTCATCAATTTTCCAAGATGCTATAATTCTATTAACCACATCATGACTTCCTTCATATTCTGTATTAAAATCAGACTGGCAAATAATACCTGCATCCTGATTTGCATATTTATGGTTTCTTGACTCGATAGTTACTGTTTTGTTCATTTAATAGTTCTCCTTTACTGTTTAAAAATAATTTATTCATTGCAATCAACTCCTTTTGAGTGCTGCGTTAATAGTTTCTTATACTTTATTATTCTCCAAAATCTCTATCTGTTTTCTGATTTCCTCACATGGATTGTATTTATCATCGATCCTTTGACCGTGTTCATCATGAATAAAATGTCTATAATCGACAAATATCTTTGGGGTAGTAAGGAATCTTTTCTCACCATCTTTAATATAAGATTCTCTTTTCATAGGTTGACATTTTACAATTTTAAATTCTTCTAAAATGTCAACTATACGTCCTATATATCTCTCTGAAAGTCCAATGTCTTCTGAAATGGTTTTAAAATACCGATAACAGCATAGTGGTTTATCCTCTATACGGTTCAGATTGACACGAATATAAGAGAGTAGAAGCAGGATATAAGCAGATGACATTCTTGCAAGATCTATATCCTTACCCTTCAACTCTTCCTTGAAATTCAATATCTTGTCCAATTCATCAAAATAGATGATTCCAAAACTATCAGGTACATCAAATTTCTCAATATTTAGCTGCACTTGCTGATATTTCACCGAATTGGTATTTTCTTTTAGACACTTCTCGAAATCGGGACACGATTCAAAATATCCATAGTGAGAGAGAAGTAATAGAACTTCATAATATTTTTGATTTATCTTTCCATTCCTGTAATTGGGTTTCAGTTTAGACCAGTGGCAAAGTTCAGTTGTAGAAAATGCCACTGTGTCATCAAGTGAACGCCTTGCACAAAGATATGAGAAGATTATCACACGTTTAGACGAGAGATCTTTATCATAAATGATTTCTCGTGGGATTTTTACATAATTCAAATTATTGTTTTTCACCTTCTTTCTATTCTAAAATAATATTCTCCATCTTGGCTTTCAAAAGTCGTCAACTTTTACATTTATGAAATTGTCAAAAATTCATTTGGGTACATGTATAGCGTACCCAAAAGTAAAAATTTTCTTCATTTGGGTACATGTCAGGTGTGGATTTGTGTAGGTCAATATCTATATAGACTCATATTATCAAGAGAAGAATATTTCGTTTGTATTTCGCTTACGCTACATACAAACTCTTTAAATTTTTGGTTGATTTAGTTGTCTATAGTATTATTCTCTTTCTGAAGTATCGTTTTGTTTTAAATCTACATATTTATTACAAATATCTTTTACAAAGAATACTGGTAATCTATTATGAAGTCTTTCATATACTTCTTCGTCTGGTATATGTACATAATATAATTTATCTTTTTGTCTTTGCTCTCTGATTATATTTAATTCTTTATTGCATTCACCATTTTTTAATGTATCACCTATTTTTCCACAGATAGTACAATAGCTGCTTAATATTGTGTGTATACTGGTTTTGCCATTAAAATCAAATTTATATTGGGTTAGACATTCTTCATACTGATGTTTATGTTTTGATTTGGCTTTGCTTTTTGAAATATCACTGCCGGTAGATTTGTGATATTTTGAAATTTCGTTCACTGTTTCTTGTTGTCTCATTTACTTAAATCTCCTTCTTTTAATATTTGTTATCTGATTACATAATCTTTTAGGTATATAACATCCTGCCCAGTAGACTAAAGGATCTGTTAATGGAACTACTTTCTCAAGATTACAATCATATACCATTATGTCATCAGGTACTTCTGCTTCATAACATGGAACTTTGTGTTTGAGATGATTAAGAGATTGATTATCTTTATATCCGTCTATAAAGAACCATAAACCTTCCTGTAGATCTTCTTTATGCTGATTGTAGAAGAAAGTATGCTGTTGTTTTAATTGCTGCATAATATATTCCATTCCAGGATAATCTTTTGGATTAAGATCTAACCATGTTTCAAATATACGGATATGATGTGTTTGCTTTTGCGGTGTAAAACCTGTCGTTGAATATCTGATAATTTTCATAATGTTTTCCTTTCTTTTAAATAAGAGATATCTTGCTGCGATGATTATTTATAATAGATTATTCTCTTATATGAATTTGATTTTATGAATTTTTAGTATTGTATGAATATGTCAATCAACAAATAGAGTTAATGTAAAATTCTTTACATGGGATATAAGGCGAAAAATTAATGATTTAGAGTCTATTTTGGATTTTTTATATGTCAGGTGGCTAGTTGTTAGGGTAGAGGATAAAATTGAAATTTAAGCTGTGAGAGTGGATTTTTATATAGGTGTGAGAATTGATAATATTATTTATAGTAAATGTATGTGAATGTATATAGATAGTTAATGTAATTTTGGGTGATGTAAAAAATTGACCGTGTATTTTGAGCATTTAGGTGGGTAAAAATATTGTTAGGGTAGAATAAAAACGCCGTGTATGGGCGAGATAGATGGGTTAGATGAGAAATGAGATTTTTGGTATTGTTATAGTAGGATTTTTTTGATGATTTGTATTGGATTTGGGATTCTGGTATGATTTTATATATTCATCTCTATGTGAAATGGTTGTGATATTTTTTTGAAAATAAAAAAGACAACTATACTAAGTTGTCTTTTAATAAATAAAGCTATTTATGTTTATTTTTAATAGAGTCATAATTTTCTATTACACGTCTTAGTTTAATGACAAAATATGAGATATCTGCAAAATAATTTGGATATGCTAACCTTAATGTTTCAAATGAAGATGCTGATACCAATACAACATTAATATTTGAACCTTGTTCAATTTTTCCATATAATTTTGTCGCTGTTTCGAGATTTGAGGATTTAAACGGTTTTACAGTAACAGTCATTTGGTCATAATTGAGTAATATTATATAATATAAATTTTTATCTTTCTGGTTATATTTATTACTTGCATGATTAATAGACACATTTAATCCACTAAGAGTAGATATTATATTATTTTTCTTATCAAGATACTTAATTTCTGATATTAATTCATCAGCCCAATCAGATGTATTAGGACATATTGGCATTTTTTCTTGTATAGCAAATAAAGAAGATACAAGAGTAAAGAATCTTAATATGTCATAATCTCCCTGACTAGATTTGAGATTGCTTTTTGTATATATCCCCATCATTTCAACAGCAGTTGCCCACATATGTTGCAATTTTGTACGAAATTGAATTTCTATGAACATATTTTTATTGTAAGTGTCTTTAGATTCACTGTGAAATTGATATACCATATGATAAGATCTATAACCTGATTCTTTAGGATTGGCAATATAATCATATTCACGTTTAAGTATATGTCTTATTCGAGAAAATTTATATCTATCTATTGCGTTATAAACTTGTTCTATAGTGTCAACAATTACTCGACATCCACCTAAATCTTGCATTTTATATAATTGCATCTCAGGAAACCTTTGAATTTTACCAGTTATAGATTCAAGTCGTTTTAATCTTTGAACAACAATGGCATCTGGATTCTTTTGGCGAAGATTGCTACAAATAACTTGTAATGGGTAAGCATGTGCAGCCCTCCAATTATTCAATATTATTAAAGCTTCTTCACGTTCTTTAGGTGTAGAAGATGAATCAGCTATTATTTTACCAGCTTTGTTAATTTCGGATTTGGTATACTTAGGCACTTCCCATTTGTTTTTGTCTTTCATAGAACTTTCCTCAATTTGTTTGATTAATAAATCTATCTTGTCGATAGCAATTATATCATTAATTGAAAGGAAATTCATTATGTTTGTATTGTTTTCCATGATTTTGTACTCCTTTTAACTTTTATTCTTATATATTATTCTCCATTTTTTAAATTATTGAACGCTAATTATTGGATATAAATATATTTTGTGGTTTTAAAGAAAAATTATTATTCATAATATGAGTTGATTTCGTGCGATTTAGTCTAGGAATCGGGGATATGAGATGGGTTGGTATGGTGTTCATGATTTGTTAGAACTGTGTTAAATGATAAATATGTAGTTTTGATAATCTAATAAAAATGGATATCGAAGAAATGCTTATGTATTAAGGATATTATTGATTTTTGATGTTGAATTTGGATAAAAATGATTTTGATTTTTGGATGGTAAAATGGCTGAAAGCATTGATTTTAGTGGGATCTAACGATATGAGGTACGATAAAGGGTTTGAAGGATGAAATTTTGGATTTTGCTTGGTTTTGTTTGGTTTTGTTTGGAATTTGAGATTGTGAATAAGATAATTTATTTTTAATAAAAATATTTTTTCGAGTTGGTGTGTAAATAAATCTGCTATACCTGGTTTTACATTTTACAATGGTTTGATCCGTTTTTGCCACCCCCATCCTCGCCATGCTCAAAACCACGAAAAATAAGCATTTTTGGAAGTTCTTTACCGAAAAATCAAAATTTTTTTGTGTTAAGGTGTAGCCAAGCTGAACGGCAGACAAGCAGTTCAGTGAAAAACAAAAAATATTTTTTAAGTCTCTTAGATGAGACAGAAAGGTTGGTAATTATGAAAGAATTAAAGAATGCAGTTATCGTTAATGGAGTAGCTTATCAGATTAACGCTACAGAAGCACAGAAAATCGCTAAACTCTTAGGACTTGAAGTAGCATCACAGTCTAAGACAGAGACAACTAAAGACACACCTAAGTCAGAGTCTAAGACTGCATCTAAGACATCTAAGAAGTCTACAAAATCTACACGGATTGTCGGCTCTCTTGAGTGTGATGGCAAGTATGTCCGTACAGTCAAGGGTGCATTTCTGTCAAGCAAGGCTAGATATGCCGTTAAGATGTCTGCAACTGAGGACTTTGGTGCAACTAAGCTTGGCAAGGGTAACAAGGTCTATGATGCACTTGCTAAAGACGACAAGTATGTTCAGATTTACGAATTCAAGTCTGCCGAAGATGCTACAAAGTTCATGGATAATCAGCAGAGTCGTATGGCTAAATAACTCGACTAGGCGAGTATAAACCGTGTCAAGCCTAGTGCGTTACCCACTCTTTGAGTGGGTAGGTCACAAATTTACATTCTCATTTGTGATGGATTCTCCATCCGTGTATTAATTTACATTCTCATTAATACACCTAATCAATCCATACATACAACAAAATAAAACCGTGATAAGCCGTAGAGGTATGACAGACATTCCCAAACGGTCTGTTAAATTCACCCAAAATTAGAAAGACGCAATATATAAGTCTGTGTTTATGGGTTTTAGTGAGATAAACCGACTCACGCTGTCAACACATAAGCATAAACCGACAAGTTAGGAGGTGTGCGTTAATGAGTAGGTGTCATATTCAGACTTTAGGTTACTTAGACAAGTATAGTATGTGTTCTAAATTATTAACACAATAACATGCAAGGATAAGTGTCATTTGTCGGATATAGTCATATAGGGCTAACAAGGAAGTTACGGAGCTTCACCAAGTTGCTAGGTCAGCGATTGTAAACTCTACAATCGGGAAAATCTGGTAAAGCGAGCAAGAAAGTGGTGTCGTGTGACAGATACACTCGTCATAGTGTATTGGAAACACTATCTTATAGCAACTTGGAACAAAAACGGCAAGTGATTGACACAACGAGCCGTCATAAAAATATCCAGTTCAATAACAATTACATGGTATCTCGAAACAAGAAATTGGTTGTCTAAAAGATTTGATCTAACGCTGACGAGGTAGAGTGAGTCAGATATGAAACATCAAATATTGGCATTAAATCAATAAAAGATTACTGTCTGACGTTGATATTAACAGTCTGATTCATTTGAAAATAGCAGTATTGATTGAATTAATTAAGCCTAAAAACGAATACTCAGTAGTACGAATTGACGGATATAGTAACACATAAGAGTTAGTGGTAACACTAATGTTGGATAAATCTGTCAGTATCCATGTGTGAGGTTTAATCAGCACAATCCCTGATTTATAAATCCTAATTATTGACAGTATATTCTGTAATCAGTAAGAACGTCACTGATAAAACCGTATGTCTTGTAATCGGTTTGTATAAAACAGTATAAGATATTCGTAATAGTTGGAGCGAATTAAAATAATAAACTATTGACTACATAAGGTTTAGTCACCAAACAACAAGTAATAAGTGCATATACGATTTGAAACTTGAGTGCTACCCATGAGGTTATAAGTTGCGTATATAGTGAATGATTTGAGGGCTACTTGTTTTTTTTGTGCTTACATGTGGTGGATAATACATAGCTAACAACTTTGTATTTATCAGTAGGTTCGATTCCTACAAGCACATTTAGCACCTAAAAAAGTAGGTGCTATTTTTATACCCAAAATAAAAGGAGGACAAAACTATGTCAGAAAAAGCAAAAGCAACACACACAGCTTATTGCAACTACGAAATAACAAAGGCAAAACAACAACCACGGATTTATAGCGTCCGGGCAGAAACACGGAAACCACATGGAATCAAAACGCATAATATGAGTAAAGCGATGTTAGCACAGACGTTAGCATCACTTTTTTAATGTACAGAAAGGAGAATAACAAAATGGGAAACGCAAAATACAACGCTATTCGCATAGCAAAACAGCTTTGTTATAGCGAAAACGTAATTAACAAAATCAAAGCAGCAAAAACAGAAAGCGAAATTACACGGATTTTGCATGATGCAAGGGAGGAAATGGAATGATGCAGAAAGCAATAGTATTTCACGCTTACAACGGAATGGAAATCATAGACGCAAGACCAGAAGCAGAGATTGCGTATGAGAATATGCGCTATGCAGAAGAACTTGCATCAAAGAGAAATAAAAGACGAAACAAAAATCACAAAAGCTTTGCAGAAATATTATCTGCATTGCTTTAGAAGGGAGACAGAATGAAGGGTTATAATACACCAGAAGGTTACATGGGACTTGTAAATGGGAAATATCAACTATTTGCAAGCGAAACCGAATATTATGAGTATATGTTGGAGAATAAAGAGGTATGAGCGAAAAACAAATAAGAGAAATCAAACGCAATCTTTGCATAAATTGTTGTGATAAACATTTTTGTCACGGAATGCAAAGTTGTAAAGATGCAAACGAATATTTAAAGAAGGGAAGTGATTTGAATGGCAAATTTAATTCACTTATTTAAAGTGGGTCAGGAAGTCCGTTGCAATATGGACGGTACTTTTTATAAGGGAACTGTAAAAGAAACATATACAGATCATATTATTGTAGACATTCCAGAAATATCAGATCATTGTTGGTTTGAAAACAATCTTAATATGGATTGTGTATATCCAGAAAATAATTTTAGCGACTAAACGGCAAGCGAAAGCAAGCCGTTATTTTTATGCAAAAAATAAAAAAAAGAAAGGTTAAAAAGGTAAAAGTTATGTGTTATTCAAGAAAAGTAGAACCATCAGTAATTGAAAGAGAAATGCAGGAAGCACGGAATAAGGAAGAATTTACAGATAAGGTTGAAACAATCACAATTAAGCAGATTGTTGAAAATGCAAAAGTAAATTCACGGTTTGGCGACAAGATACTTGTCAATATCAATCCTTTACATATACATATTCCATCATGGCAGAGAATGTGTGATGTGGTTGCAGCAACGGAAATCGGAACAAAGTACAACAAATATAAATGGGAAGTTCCAAAGTTATTATATCTTAATGAAAAACTCTGGTGTGTAGATGGTATGCACCGTATTTATGGAGCATTTAAAGGCAAAATTGAAGCAGTTATATGTGAAATTATTGAATGTTCTGAAAAAGAAGCAATTAAGTTATTTCTTGGACAGGGCGTTGATAGACGCAAAATGTCACAGGTTGACTATTACAGAGCTGCAATCGAGTACGGAGACGAGAATTATATTCAGTTAAAAGAAGTTTGTAATAAACACAATGTAGCTGTAAAGGGAGATCCGATTGAAAATCAGGTAGGTATCTTTACACCTATTATAGATGGTATTAAATCAATTCGCAAAAATGGAACAGAATTGCTTGATAAAATTATTACTCTCATTACTGATTTGCAGTGGAATGGATATGCAGATACATATAATGGAAAAGCATATACTGCAAAGTATATCAGAGTAATGCATTCTATGTATGCATATTATGAAGGCAGAACGGAACAGATGGAAAGCATTTTAAAAGATAAATGTATTGGTACAGAGTTTTTTGTAGAAAATATTATGAATTTGGAACAGTGCGCAGTCTTTGATTATCTGTCAGAAATTGTCCGTTATGAAATGGAATCTCCATTCACAGAAAAGAAACGTACAAAGAAGGCAACAAAGACAAGAGCAAATGCCATGTAGAGAATAATATAACGAAAAGGCAAGTGATAAAAATGAAACACAGATAAAGCATAGCTGGAATAACGGCAATACGGTTACATTATAATAAGGAAGGAAGTGATACTAGATGTGCAGAAAAACAAAACAGTTGCGTGAATTTGAGCCAATTCTTTTACGGAATGGATATAGATTCGCAAGATGCAGTGGAAGTCATTTCACATACATAAATCGAACTTCCCATAGAATCATAACAGTAAATAAGGATTTGAACAAAATGGTAAGGGAAAGACTTATTAAAGAATATGACTTGGAGGTGTGATAAATGAAATGGAAAGAAATTTTACGGAAAGAGGATATTGCTTTATTACAAAGCGAAAGTGATACACAGTATGCGGTTGTAAGTGGCTATGATCCAACGCAGCCAGAAGATCAGCAGTGGTCATATGGAACATATTTTACTTATTGGAACGATACAAAAAGAAAGGCAGCCTGTTTACAAAATGCATTAGACCGTTTTAGAGAAAAGACGGAGGAGCATTTTGTTAATAGAGATCAAGAATACCTTGAGTTACACAAATCGGATTTTAAAAGCGATTATGAGTGGAATGAAGTAATTTGTTCATTAGGTTTAGCTGATTGTGACATTGATGATAATTTTGGGTTTGGATGTTTTTGCATTGTAGACGAAGAGAGTTTGTTAAAACATAACGAAGAATAATTAGGAGGAATATTATGACAAAAGCAGAATTTGAAGAAAAAAGAGAAGAGTTAAATGATAGAGTTAGGGAAGCAATTGAAGAATTAAATTGTAGCTTTGAACAGTTAGGTGCTGCATCAAACAACGATTATAATACAAATAGCGAAGTAAGCAATGTAATAGATAATGCCGAAGCTGACTTGGAAAACATAAAAAACCACGTAAGGTATCTTGAAGATTCTATAAATGATTTGGGAGACTTACAGGACGAATTAAAGTGGTTAGATATGGAATACGATGAGGAGGAAGACATGGAGAATAAAAATACAGAAGAATATGTTATTGGTGTCTTGTTCCCAACAGATAACGAAACAACAATAAAATATGTAACAGAAGTTCAAACCGACCCGAAAGTGGCAAAATGGGAGGATGGAAAAGAAGCTAAAACATTTTCAAAAGATTATGCAAACGATTTGGTGTTCGGATTATGTATGAACGGATATCCGGCAATTTCAATTATAAAAACCGAGTGTCTTTTATTAGAAAATCCAGAAAAGAAAACCGAAGCTAATTTTGAGAATAATACGAAAAAAGAGGAATAGATTATGGGACAGTTCAGTTGGATTTATAGTGATACAAACAAACAATTATTAGATGATATATATGCAGATACATATTTGCTTGTGCCAAAACCATTTCAAGAGAAATATGGAAAGGCAATTTATGAAGGTTGCTATGATGGATACGGAAATTTCGGAAGATACGATGTGTACGAATTAGTAGCATTATGGAATCGTGAAAATTTATCAAGTGAAACAATGGCATTACGTTTGCCAAAGGTAGAGGAATACGGAGGTTTGTTTGATTCTGAGAAGGAAGAGTTGCGTAAAAAAGGTGCGACAGAAGAAGAAATTAAAAAGGCAGATGCAGAAAAACAACAGGAATATTGTGACAAAGCAATTCTAAGATATAAGAAAGTTTTACTTAGGAATAAAGATTTTGCAAATAATGTTCCTGATAATGTTATGAAAGAAAAATATGGAAGAAATTATTTACGTGAAATCGGAATAGATATTGCTTGTTACGATGAGGATAACGCAGTTTTAAAATATCCGATAAAAATTACCACAAAAGAAATGGAATATGAAGATGTAAAGCCATCATTAAGTGACCCTAATCAGGGTTGGTAAAAGGAAAAAGAAATGGAGGTATAAAAATGCCATTAGATAAAGAACATAAATGTATTTACAAAATAAATGCAGATAAAGGAATTAAATGTGAATGTAGTATGTGCAGTGAATGCAAAATAAATCCAAACTATATACCTAGAACACGACTTGAAGAACTTGCAACACTTTTTAAAGACGGACTTATCTCTGACGACAGGGAAAGTGCAATGGAATATTTTGATGAATATTGCGAGATGTCAGAGGAAGAGAAATCTTTCTTTGGTATTGAAGAAGATAGCCCGATAGCAAATACTAAATTTGAGAATCCAATGTACAACAAGGGATATGATGATGGATTTGCAGATGGGGCAAACAGCATAGAAGAGTAAATGGATATTTCATAGTGAAAGGAGAAAGCAATGAAGGCAAATGTATATACAATGGAACGAAAAATTAAAGAACTTACAAACAAGGAAACATTTTGGGATGATGTAAGAGAAATTGTTGGATTTTATGATGATACTGTTTTTATTGAAGACTGGGACATTAAGCGACTACAAAGAGTAGCTGATGCAAGATACGAAGAATTGGTATAGTGAAATGCGTGTTTCCTATGGATTGGAGGTAAAGGCAAATGAAAGAATGTACAGTTATATGTAACACTCGTTGGGGATATTGCATGACACCTAAAAAATGCAAATCTATTGCAGAAGCAATTAGATATGCAAAAGAAATGGAAATGGCATTTAGAATATTTGTGAATGGAAAATGTATTAAGTCAGGTTGGTACAAATAAATTCGCATTTCAATATGATTGGAGGCAAACAAAGATGAAAAATATAAAATGTCCTGATAAATGCAAAAATTGCGGATCTCGAAAAATTATTGACTATATCAGACCATATAATTTTTGCAAAAAATTAAATGTATCTTATTCAGGTGATGAACCAAAATCATTTTTTAAATGTGGAAAATGATGAAACTAAGATTTCATAAAATAAGAGGTGAATAAATATGAACGATGAAAGATGTTGGAACTGTATATATAAATGCTATTACGCAGATTGTCATTCTAATGATCCATGTTATTATTGTAAAGATTATTCAAACTATAAAGAAAAAGAAACTAACAAGGAAATTAAGATATGCTTAGGAAGGAGCGAAGAGAAATGATAACGGAAAATGCACGGAAACAGTTAGCAGATTACAGAAGGCATGGTAAGAAGCTCAAATATATTATCAATTATCTCATGGGGTTAGTTGAGGACGAAGATGATTTCGAGGAGATTATATTAAGAGAAATGAAAGCTCTTGCATTCAATGAGGATGAAATTGTAGAAATGCTTGAATATGATTTCGGATTGGATATGAGCTGGAATCCTATGAGTGTAAATTATAGAAAGGGTGAGAATAATGGCTAAAGGGAAACCACGGTGGAAAGACTTACCATTTTATGAACGCTTTGCAAAACAGTTAAAACAGCATGGCGTTTCGGATGAAATGTGTGAACATATTAGAGAAAGAGGAAAGAAAAATGAAGAACAGAATAACAAGTAACCGCAAGGCAGTTAGGAGAATAAATATCTAGCTGCCTATTTTATTACAAGAAAGCGAGGAAACGAATTATGTTAAAGGTAAATGACAAAGTAAAAGTACATATGTATGACACATGCAACAGAGAAATTAAAACACGGAACTATGGAACTGTATTTACAGTTCGTGAAGTAAACGGAAAACTTGGTATTGATTGGAATACAGAGAAATCACCGACAACTTGTGATGGTGAAGTATTTACACCATTTGAAACATTTTCATATTCAGTAATTTTTGAGAATGTGGAAAACGGAAAGAAGTACCATTGGAATAACGCAGAAAACGGAATTGTAGAGGAGGTTTAATATGAGCAGATGGTTATATGATCCTGAAACGGATTCACGGAATGGAAAAGAGTTTACTTATAACTCACCAATACATGAAAATGACACATTATTTAATGGCTTCTCATATAGAGAAATTATGGATGTTGTAATTGCAAATTATGGTCATAACATTACAGAAAAACAGTTTGACAAGGCACTTAAAGAGTTTATGGATATGCGAATTGAGGATATGAAAGAAAACTTAATGATGTGCAAAGCGAATATGTTAAAGGAAATTAGAAAGGTAGGTTGATTAATATGAGAGAAATTAAAGTTCAGTTATATAGAGGGGAAGATGATAATTATGTAGAACTTTGGAAAACAGTTGAAGAAATTGAAGGAAAGCATAGATATTACGGAAGATATACATATGGGAATGAGGGAACTTGGTATTCAGTATGTGATCCGCTTGGCTACTGTGAATTAAATGCACCAATTGCAGATGATGTAATGTTTATCTGTTGTGATGAAAATGGAAATGAAGTAATCAGATATTCTAATGCGGATGGAAATAAACTTCCAAAATTTGAAACGGTAATCAAAAGAGAATGGAACAAGGTAAAGGAAAAGCTTCAGCATAATACAGAAGACTTAACTAAGAACTTTTGGGCTGAGTGTTGGAACGGAGATACCACAATGAAAATAAATCAGTGGTTGTTATCTTATAAAGATCCAGACTTATATCCTGAAAAGGCAAACGATTATGATGAAAATTGGACAGGATGTTGGGCAGAAAAGGAAATTGGATATGAACCTATTCCAGATACAGAATTTGAGTATTTAGGTCATAAATATCAGTTCACGAAGGTAAAACATAAACATGAGTATTGTGGTGTTGAGTGGTACGAGTTTGTATGTACTGATTCACCTTATGTAATGCAGGATACGCCTTGGGTGAAAGATAGAACATGGATTCAGTCTTATATGTATCTTGGAAATTGGTTTGATGATAAGACTTATGGAACAATGTATGACCAAAGAACAGCAAGAGAAAGGGTAGTTGCAGCACTTATTAAAAAGTTTCCTATGAAAGAGAAATGGGACAAGTTACTTTATGTAAAGAAGAGAACAGGAAATGAATTTTATAAATGTGATTGTTGCTATGAAAAGTCATATTCCGATATGGCAGATGTTCTTATTAACAGAAATTATCACAGAAAAGATGTTGATTATCTTTGCAAGTTCATTAACAAGAAAACAGAAGGAATTGTATTTGCAAGCAATAGAGGTAACAAGTACACAATCAGACAGGCTTATCCAGATATTTATGATTATGATAATTGCTTGATATAAGAAATGGAGGTGAAGAATTATGAATGAACGCAAACTATATACAGCTTATTTAGCTGGAACTTCATATGACGGAAACAAAAAATATGAGATGGTTATTATCACAAAATGGAAAGATAAAACAGAGGATTCACCAGAAGAAGGACACAAGACATATTATTTCATACCTGATAACAAGTATTTAAGCGAATGTATTAAAGATGAAAATTGGTGTAGATTGATTTATGAAACGCATCCAGAAAATACGAGATTTAGAATTGAAAGGAAGGTCGAGTGCTATGTTGAAAATTGAGATTAAAACAGGTGGAGCAGCTTATAGAGATGAAGATGGCGAGCTTGATAGAAGTGCATATGAGTTAAGACGAAATTTAAAAGAGATTGAAGAAAAACTTGAATACGGATATCAAGCTGGTTACATAATGGATATCAACGGAAATAAAGTTGGTAATTGGATATTAGAAGATTAGCAGGAAATTGTAATTTCCAAAGGAGGGTGATTGAAGTGAAAATAATAAAATGCTATGAAGATTATGCAAAGTTACGCAAAGAATTAAAGTCAAAACAATATGATTTAACGAATGATAGCATCGGTCAGTATAATACAGATGAATACAGCGTAGATGTTACATTAAGAGATTATGATGGAAACTGGTGTATTGATTATGATGTGTACAAGCCAAATGGAAATCCAAACTATCTTGACGGTGGCAAGGTATGTGATGTATCTAAAATGCCATTGACGGATAAAGGATTTTGGAAGTTGATTAAAAAGAAATTTGAAGAACATATAAAGTAGAGAATAATAAGGCAGACGCAAACAAATGTGTCTGTCTTATTTATTGGAAGGAGAATGTGAGATGCAGTTGATGCAATTTGTAACAAGAGACACCAAAGACAAAAACAAAATTCTTGTATGGTGTACGACAAACAGACTAATTACATTTAGAGATTTCATGCAGTATGTATTGGATAATTTGAAAAATCCTAAAGATTTTATGATTATTGATACAGAAAAGGATCTTGTTTATGACATGTACAAGGTTGCAACAGAAATGTATGGAATGAAAGAGAGAACCTTTGAAGAAAGAATGAATGATGTTCATACAGGAAAATGGGCAAAATATTCTAATGATGAATTGAAAAGTTTAGAGAAAGGAGAATGTAAAGATGATTACACGGAATTGTTTTGGGAAAATTACCCCACGAATAGGTAAATATGTCGTAGAAAAGCGACATGATGGAAAATGGGAAATCAATAAAGAAGAGTATTGTTTAAAGACAACAGCAGTTGTAGGGGATGGTGTTCTGATGTGGATTGGAATTGAACCATTTGATTCAATGGTAAAGGCATATGCATGGCTAAAGAAACATATAGGCGAATTATTGTAGGAGGTAAGCGAAATGATTGAGTTAAAAGATTTGCTAGAAGAAAATGAAACAATTGTGACATTTCATCTTTGCAATGAATATTGGTCACGGAATGCAATCACAGTAAAAAGAAGTGATGATATTTCTGGTGCATTAGAAATGACATTACATAGAATACTTGAAGCTGGTGGAACAGAAAATGATGTAAAGCGAATTATGGGTGCGGAAATTCCAACAGGAGACGAACTTAAAGAACTTGAAGAGTTTGATGAATTTAGATGGATAGACTTAGGTTATGTATTACCTGGTTTGATTGATTTATGGGAAGAAAGTGAGGTTGATTGATATGACAATGGAAATATTAAAAAACAAAATAGATGAAATATTAAAGAAAATGTGGGATGTAAATGAAGATGGTGGCATTGAAATTTATACTGACTATAGAGAAAGAGAACTTTCTGATAGTTTTTTAAAAGAGATATTTGAGCATGATAATCCAATGGAGGCTTTTAATGATGAATTAGCTAATTGGGCTACGGATTATGCAATGGAGTACGGAGAAGATGAGCTTAAAAAGGATATTCGTAAAGAACTAACAGATGAAGAAGAAAAATACTTTACAGATAATTTTGATGAAATATGGGAGTATGTGAAAGAAAACACATATTTCTATTATAATTCAGAAGACTTTAATAATGAAGTCAAAGTAAATATTATGGTGGATTGTGGTAATTGGAATTACGATTGCGTTTGCGATAATGTTCTGAATTGGTATGGAAATTCAGGAGATGGAAGTATTGATAAAGAGTCATCTATGCTGTGGTTAGCAAAAACACAAGGTAAAGCAACTGCATTAAGAAAAGCTTGTAAACAAGTACATAGGAATGACGGATATTATGTAGATAGAGATAAAAATAAAGACAAATTTATTGAAAGCTGCATACAGGAATTTGAAAATCTTCCATCACATATGGCAACTGTAACATTTCTTGTAAAAATGCCGTTATTTGATTTATTTGATTTAATCGAATTACAGAATAAAGAATATGACGAAAAAGGAAAATATGATCCACGAAAGAATGAAAAATCAAAATCTTATATAGTTCTTGGAAAAGAAACAATGTGTGGGTTGTATGATTCTTGGTCTGGTGGTGGTTCTGTATTAGAAGTAGAACTGGACAAGGATGTTAAACTTCCTATTAAATATGCAATCTTTTGTGTAGAGGGATGTAAGATGCATGGATATGATATCAATGAAGTTTATGGACTGATTGATAGTTATTGGAAAGAAACAGTAAAGGAAATAAAAGAGGTTGCATAAAACAAAAGGAAAGAACTGTTTACAATGAAAGTGAGGAAAATTATGAGTATTTTAGCTGATGGTATTTTTATGAATCCAAGATATGATCAATATGAAGATTATGGTGAAACACAAAGCTATTATGATTTAAGAACGGGTATTATCTATGTGGTAATGGAAGAATATGGAATGGGTGGTAACAATATTATTCAGGAAATCACACCAGATTCCGCTGAATATAAGGCAAATTATGCAAGATACAAGAAAGCGAAAGGTATTAAGGAAAAATATAGAGTAACTTATACTGCACAAGTCGATCAAACGATTGAAGCAACTTCTTTAGAAGAGGCAAAGAAAATAGCGAAGAATGGAACTGGTGAATATGAAAATCAAGCTTTTGAAAGTATTTATTTATCAGAAGTCGCTTTTATAACAGATAAAGACGGAAACGAAGTATAAAGGAGAATGGTTAATATGATGACAAGAGAAAGATTTGCAGAGACAGGTTGGAAAATGACATATGAACAGTATCAGAAATGTGATTGTACAGAATGTAAAAGAGAAGAATGTCCACACAGAGGAGCATATAGAAGAGTACCTGAAATTGATGGTGGTCTTTGTTTATGTCCTAATCTGAAAGGAGAGTGATTAGTATGAGAGATTTAAAACCTGGTGATGTTGTTCATGTTCAAGGAATTGTTTGTGAGATTGCAGAAATTGCATGGCAAGAGCCTTGGGATTGGAGAGAGGCATATTACTTAGAGTTTAGAGATACAAACGGAATATATAGAAGTTGGAAACAAAATTTCGATGGTGGTTATGCTGAGTTGAAGGGAGAGTGATTAAAAATGTTCAAATATATAATTAGCTATGATGGTGGTTTTTTAAGAGATAGCGAAGATATTGAAGATATTTTTGAAACAGAGGAAGAAACCGAAGAAGCTGCAAAGGATGCAGAAGAAGAATATATGAATGACTGGGATATTGAAGGCAGCGAATATGAATCAGAATTATTTGAATATGAAATAATGGAGGTGTGATAAATGAGTAAAATTGCAGGAATTATAATAAAATATGGAGAATATTTATATGATGATTTTGGTTGTTGGCAAGGATTTAATCTCACAGAGGACGAAGAGAATAAAATTTGGGATATTTTAAGTAAACATGGTACAGAAGGATATTCTGTCAGAGGAACACGAGAAGAAATCGCCGAAGAGATTGGAGAATGGTAAATATGATAAGTACAATAGAAAGAGATTTTATAGTAAAAAATGGTGTAGCAAGCTTTCCGATGAAAGAATATCCAAACTATTGCGGAATTGAAGATATTGGATATATTTCACACGGAGAATGGGCAGACGCAGAACTTGAATATGAGGGAAAGTTATTCAATGAAAATGTGGTGTCCGATGTAATGTGGGAAAGATTTATTGAAGAATTTTCTGATAAAGATGGAGATTATGAAGCGTTTGGAAAGTACATGAGAGATAGCAAAGATGAAGTATATGAGTTGTTAGAAAGTGAGGTTGAGTAAAATGAAATTGGATTTGATTATGGTTGATGAATGTGGAGATGAAGTAAAAATTGACTCATTTAATATCGGTAACGATTTAGATGAAGATTATATAGAACTATGGAAAGATCAGAAAATAGAAAAAGCGAGAGAAAGCTATCCAGAAGCTCAACGTTTTTATTTTGAACGACCATATTCAGATATGAGTTATGGAGAATTATTGGCGTGTGGAGATTTTTAGAAGCACAGTAAATAGCAATTTCATTTTAAGATTGGAGGATAATAATTATGGCAAAATTTAGAGTTATGTATAAATCAACGGACTATGTATATTTGGATGTTGAGGCTGATTCATTGGAAGAAGCAAAGGAAATTGCAGAAAATACAGACGGTGGAGAATTTATTGAAGATGGAGCTGGTGATTGGGAGTACGACTACACAGAAGATGAAAACGGAAATGTAATTGATTAAGGAGGTCAATTTTATGAACATAAGATTGGAAATGGACAACTGGATTATAAATGACGAATACATTATTACTAATGGTGTAATAGGATATGAAGTTTATAAAAGCGGAACAGAAGATACAGAGGCGGAAGAAGTATATTCAAGTGAATCATTTGAGGAGTGCTTGACTTGGGTATGGAATAGCTTGTAGAAAGGATAGTTGGTCTTATGAGATTACATCTATTTTGGCTTGATAAAAATTGGAAGAAACGTGGTGATTGTGCCAACAATTATAACCTCGTTATTGATATGAAAAATAAAACATATAAGGTATATACGAATGCCTTTTATGGATATTATCATCCAGACGACATTGAAGTTAAAAAGAAGTCAGATATTGAAGATTATATAGAGTATTTAAAGAGAAATGGATTTATAGAAATGGAGTGCTTAAAATGTTAGATTATACAAAAATTACATTTAATGAGTTAGACAACACAGACAAGCCATTACAGGCATTTTATAATTATGATTTAAAAGAAAATGAAATTAATAGCTTTTTGGAAGAGTACGCAACTGTTGAAGAAGTTCCAAAAGGTGTATCTGTTCAGAAAGTAGAACTATGCTTAACGATTTACGCACAGCATGATTTTAAATTAGAAGCTTGTTGTACAGATACAAATAACGAACAGTATTGGGTTGAAATCAATGAACAGTTTACAAATGCAGATGAATTTATTCAGATGATTCCCGATTATGGAAAGATAAAGTTATAAGAAAGGAAGTATATGATATGAATAGACCATATGGATTTATCGAAGCTGATACAGAATTCAGAAATGTAATTGATTGCTTAAATGCAAAGCAGAGTATTGATTTGTGGTTGCTTGAAAAATACACTGATACATTTGAAAGTGGAGAGAAACATAAAATTAATGTGAGATATGTGCACCAATTATATGAAGGCAGAGAAAACATTATGGATTATGTAGTTGATTATATGAGGTTTGATTACGACAGATTATGTATTGTGATTAAACCTAATAAATGGATGAAAATGGAGTGATGAGATATGTATAAGGAAGAAGCAAAGGAAATTTTAAAAGAATTCTTAGAAGATTGTGATAAAACGCAGGAAGCAAAAACAAAAACACCCTTAAGAAAAGCTTTTGATTTAGCTTATAGTGAATTATGCAAGAGCGATAATACTCTTTGTTTTACACAAGAAGAAATTGATAAAGTGTGTCAGGCTATTATTGATAGCTCAGTTGATACATCGAGAGAATTACAAGATAGAGTGTTGAGTATTTTACAAAATAATAGTTATTAAAATAGCACAGTAAACAAGAGTTTCATTTGAAGAATGGAGGAATTATTATGTATTTAAGAAAAATATTAACAGATGGAAATAAGGAATTTTTAGAAAATATGCGTGTTGACTTTGATTATAAGGGAGAACATTACAATGTAAGAATCAAAAGATTATGTGATAACTTCTTTGAATCATACACGGGAACTTGTTTTGATTATAGCGAAATTTGCAACTGCAAGATTGGATATATAACAGGTGAAGAAGTAACTGTAAGTGTCAAAGCATTATACGATAGTGGATTGATAATTGAATGTGGATGGATTGACACGGAAGATAACGAAAATGGAGAAATTGGATATTATGACTTGTACACTACAGATGGTTTGGTGTGTATGGACGGAGAAACTTGTAAAATTATTGATGTGAATGAAGATTGTATTGTACTAAAAAATACAGATGGAGAAAAAGATATGACGTTCGCATTAACTTATGAAGAGGCTAACATTTGTTGTTTTGAATGTCCTGCCGAATAGAATGAAATGAGGATTTACTCGGAAAGAGAGGCAAATAATATGGTAAGAAAAATTAACAATAGATTATATAAAATCAATACATATGCTTCTGCACACATTATTGAAATAGATGACAATTATGATGAAGAAGTACAGAAGTTAAGAAAAGAAATCCAGCTTGACAGTCTTGGATACAAATTAAATTTACTTGTATATCTTGCCACATTAACAGTACAAGGATATGCAATTTTAAGTGTAACAGAATTTAATATTGATGGAAGTAAGCCTAGAGTTGCTTATGCAAGTAATAAAGATTTCAAGAAAATTGTTAAGTATTATTTTGGAAAGAAAGCATAGGAAACGGAAATTTCAAAAGGATGGTGATTAAATGATTTTATTATTAGGTAAAAATAATGCAGTTGAAAGATATGCAAAAGAGATACTGAGCATTGATATGGATAATGATATTGTTTATTATCCAGATGAAACAACACATTATACTGAACTTCCAGAGTGGATAGAAATAGCAAGAGAAGAAAATCCACCTGTTGTAACAACGCAGCGTCTTGATATGATAAATGAATTTCTTCATTCTGATTTAGATTTTAAAGTAATCACAGCCATTGAAGTTGATGGAAATATAAAAGGAAGAGTTCTTGAAGATAAAGAAAAAGCCTTATATGTAAAAGATGTACTTGGATTAGAGCTACGATAAAAAGAACTTTCTAGTCCTTTTAATAGGACACAACACATGATATAATAAAATAGAAACGGAGGTAGTTATTATGGCACAGTTAATTGGATGTTTGATTGCATTTATTATTGTATTTGGTATTCCTTGTTTAATTGATAAGAAGAACGAAAGAATAGAGGCAGAAAAAAATGCAGAAGAATTTATGAAAAAACATTTTGGTGAAGATTATAAGGATAGAATAAACAGATAATATACATATAGAAAGGTGGTTGATTATATGAGTTTATTTGGATTGTTTTACACAATTTTTGGAGTGGGTTGTAAAGGTATTAATGATATAAGAAATATAATGGAAGATAATGATCATAAAACAAGATATAGAAATAGTGAAACGAATACTTATTATGATCATAATATGAATAAAAGAGATTTATCTAATAATCACATTATGGTAACTGAAAAAGATTGCAATGGTGATGTTTGGTTGAAAGATGCACAAACTGGCAGATATGCTCAAAATATTACAGCCGGTAAAGTCGAACAAAAATATCAAGAAGAAAAGGCAAAAGCATTCCGTGGCGAAAGTGATAGAACACACATTAAATATGGTGATAATGAACATAGAAAAGATGAATTTCCAGGAATTAGATATAAGGATTTTAAAACAGGAAAATTATATGTTGAGAGATCTATGATTTTTACTGAAGAACATTATAAAATGCTACATTTGTGGTCTAGTTATGGTATTTGTCAAAGAGATTTTTCTGTATTATTTAGTCCTGAGACAAAGAAAATTGTTCGACTAACAGATGGTACAATTGAACAAATGTTAGGTCAAGGTGCTTTGATGAAAGATATTAATGCGTTTTTTTCTAAGTATGTAGAAGAATATTATGAACATATGGCTGAACCATATAGTACATGGTATAAACAAAAGTTATATTATGAAACAACTTTACGTCCATGTGCTGACTCTTTAAAAGATAAATTTATAGAAGAGGGGGAGGCAAGAGTAAGATATAGAAGATGTGAAAAATAAAGGAGATAAAATAATGAAAGAATGGTATTATATTGCAAGCGATAAACCAAATGAAAAAAATTATTTCGATAGTTATGATGATACGCAATTTGCTATTTTATGTATATTTAGATTTAAAGCACCAATAAATGAAGTACCTGATTATGCAGTTTATCATAATGGAAAATTATTTGAAATAGTTCCAGGTGATATGTTATTTAATATGTATGTTGAAAATGGTGGTCACGTCTATGAAGACTGCTTAAACAATGAAATTAATAAAAAAGAAAATGAAGATGTAGAAGATTTGTCTAAAACAATTGAAGATGCCACTAACAGTTTAAAAAACTTATTAAATAGCATTGAAAAATTAAATAATATGTTATAAAGGACGGTGATAAATATGAAAGGTCGATTAGAACATTCGTTACAAATCGAAAAAAATATAAAAGAAATATTATCTACATTGCCACAATATGTAACTGAATATTATTATGAATTCAAATCAGGAAGACAACCAACAGCATGTAGAGAATATATAAGAAAAATAGCAAAATTTTTATATTTTATTGATTCGAGTAATGTAAAACAAATTAATCCTAAACAGATTACTAAGTTTGATGTTACTCGTTTTTTAGATTCAATAGAATATATAATAGATAATAATGGAAATAAAAAACAATCATCATTATCTTATAGGAAATGTTATCATAGTGTATTAAAAAGTTTTTTTGATTTTTTAACAGAGAATGATTATATAACTGAAAATCCTATGAATAAAATAAAAAGGGTTCGTGGAGAAGATTTTGTTAATAGAAAATTCTTAGATGAAGATGATTTAAAAGAAGTATTATTGGCTGTAGAATGTGGAGCAGGAAATAGAAGGTCAGTTGCTATGCAATATAAATGGAAATCAAGAGATAGAGCAATTATGATGCTATTTATGCAAACTGGAATACGTGAAACAGCATTAAGTGAAATAAATATTGAAGATATTGATTTTGAAAATCATATTATTAAAAGTGTAATTGAGAAGGGGCATAAAGATAGGACTTTTACTATGAGTCCTCAATTAGAAAAGGCTATTTTAGATTGGATGTGTGATCGAGAAAAAATAATAGATAAAAATGAAGATGCGTTATTCATTTCAAAATCAAAAACTCGTATGACACAAAGATCATTATCTGATATTGTAATAAAATACACAAAGGAAGCCCTTGGATATTCAGTAACACCTCATAAGTTAAGGGCTTCGTTTGCAAATATTATGTTGGGAAAGACAGATGAAAATATATATGTGGTTCAGCAACTATTAGGACATGCTAGAACAGAGACTACAAAAATATATTTAAAGAATAATTTGAATCAGTATAATGACATGGCTGCCAATATAATTGCAAAATCTATATTTTAAAGGAGAATTATATAATGGAAATTAAAAGATATATTACATTTAGAAATAAAGAGAATAATTTGCCTATATTAAAAGAAAAGGAAAAAATTCAATGGGATTTAGATTTTTCTACATATGATAAAATAGTAGATTTTTTAAACCAAGTGTTTGAAATGGAATTTCTTGAAGAGGAATATGTTTATGTTATTTCGTTTAATTGTCAAATGATTCCGCAAGGAGTATTTGAACTATCACATGGAAGTGCGGACACTTCTATAATAAAAATGAGAGAACTTGCAATATTCTTATTATTATCTGGTGCAAATAAGTTTATTGTGGCTCATAATCATCCAAATGGTTCAAAAGATGTAAGTGTAAATGATATTAATATTACAAGGAAAATTCAAGAAATGGCAAACTTTATTGAAGTTGATTTTCTTCAACATTTTACAATAGGAAATGATGGATATGATATTTGTATTGATAATGGTGAAGATGATGATTATTATGAAGAAAATGATGGAGAGGATAATGATTATATGCCATTCGCTTAAATTTGACGAAGCGATTGAGTTATTAGGTAATATTGTGTAAAATAGAGAATATATAATAAGAAGGTATTCTGAAAGAGAAATCAATCAGATAGAGGCTACAGGTTCATAGTTAGCGTACACGCAAGTCTATACGAGGAGAAGTAGTTTTCATGAATTAATAGATTCATTGGAAGAATGGAGGCGAGAATATATGAAATATGGAGACATTGTTGTATACAAAAATCAGATTGGAACAGTAGTAAAAAGCGAAAATGATTTTAAGTTCCATCCGTGTAATTATGGAAGTTGCTATTTTAGCGAGTTAGATACAATCACAGATGTTGATGTAAAAGAAGCGACACCTGATGAAAAACTGGAATTAATAAGGGAAGAATTTACATGGGGCAAAGTGATTGATATACATTGTATTGGAGAATATCAGATTATAGAATACGAAAGCAAAACTGCACCTAAACATTTATGGCATACATATATTAATTATGCTGATACAAATAATTCTTATATGTCTTTAGACTCGGCATTAATTGGTTGTATTGGACGTAAATACGAAAGCGCAAATGGAAGGGCTGCGATGTATTTTGAGAAAATGATTGGTTTGGATTAGAACAATTGGAAATTTGGAGGTAAGCAATATGAAAGATATGAATATTACAGGAAATGCAATCGAAAATTTATTAATGTCGTATGCAGATCATAAAGCACAAGTAAGATTATTTATGGAAGACGAGAATATTAATGCTGATGAATTGGAAGAAAATTCAGAGTTTATGTATCATAAAGGATTCTGTGAATGTGCCGAAAGATGGATTAGATGTCTTGGCATAAGTCCAGATAGTCCTAAAATCGAACAAATGATTAAAGATTGGAGTGAATAATATGGATAAAATAGACAAGAAGACATACATAGGTATTGTAAAATTTACATTAGAATCAATGGTTGATCTTGCAAAATCTGATAAGAATTATAATCTTGCGGCAGATGCAATTCATTATTATGAGACAACTATTAAACCAGAAATGCAAATTAGTCAGGATGAGTTTTTAGAATTGTGTAAGGAAGCTGGAATTAAATAAAGAGAGGATATAGATATGCAGATTAATTTATCATCGGAAAGCGTAGAAGTTATTATGAATTCATTAAGAGATTCAAAAAGAAACTTAAATCAACAGATTGACAAATGGGATAAAATTAATGAGCCAAGCAGGGCAAAAATATGTAGATCACAATTAAAAGAAATAAGCGATGTATTATTAATTTTTGAAGAAGAATTGTATGCCAGATAACCAAGGAAACCAAGTTTTCATTAGATAGAGGTGTAAACATGATTAGTATAAGTAATGCTAAGTGGGATTTTTCAAAAGAAGAAAAATACGTAATAGATTGGTTTAATAAAAATGGTTTCGATGGAAAAATTGTAAAGCAGTATATTAGTAAAACGGTGTTTGAAATTTCAAAAGACGGTATATCGGATAAATTTGAACTACCGCAAGGAATTGTATTTAAGAATATTAAAGCATATATGGAGCAATTTATGAAGAATTGGGATATGTATTGTGAATTATACGAATTAAGAAAGTATAATGAAATCTAAGTTTCAAGTTAAGAAGGGAGAATAATCATTATGCATGTTAATATATTTGAAACAAAATCGGATGAAGAATTATCTGTATTATACGGACAATTTCTTGAAGCAGAAAAAATATCTGGTTTTCCAGATAATAACGAATTGGGGAAAATTAAAAAAGAATATGAAAAAGATTTCGGAGCAAATACTGTATTAATGCTTCAAATTGAATTGACTCATACAATAGCAAATAGATGGTTCATAGAACATAGAGGCAAGGAAATTTAACTTTCTTGCGATGATTGGAGACAGAAAAATGGAAAATAATAAAGCTATTTGTAGAAAAACAGACGACCGCTTTACAGAGGGTAAGGAATATAAATGCACATCAGCATATGCAAAATATGAAAGTGCGGTTGTAGATATTCTTGACAACAATAAAGAACTTGTTACAGTGGAAATAAATGATAGAGATTTTCAGTTTATTTTCAACTAAGAAAGAATGATTTACTTGGAAGATTGGAAGAGGTGATATAAAATGACTAATGGCATTAAAGAGAAAGACATTCGTGATATGCAAAAATGTTTTGACAAAATTGAAACGATTTTAAAAAGAATTCAGGTATATAATTCTGAGGCGAAAATTATTTGCATTGAAAGTGACACAATAGCCCTAGTTAATTTTAATGGCGAGTCTATTGATTCAGCTCCACAAATAAAAGACGAGCATATTGTTGCAAGTGAATACATATCAACATTGGATAATTATTGTTAAGAAATCGTCATTTCTTTGCAAATAAAATGGAGATGATTAAATGGCGAGAAAGAAAGTAAATAAAGAATTAACCATAGAAGAACGGTTACAGCAAGAAAGAGAAAATGGATTAAGTTTTATTAAAGATGAAGTTCCACATCTGAATGAGCCAACTTATAGATTTGAAGTAGGAGATAAGGTAAAATATGGTGCATTAAAAGACTGTACAGTAAAAGAAGTGTTATATGATGGAAAGGTGTATGGTTTACATTGTATTTCTACTGAAGAAAATTATGGAAATCCTTATGATAGAGAAGTATATAGAGTTGCTGAATGGACTAGCGTTAGACCGCTTACTAATGGTGATTCAAGGTTTAGTAAAAATCAGAATGTAAAAATTAATTTTGTCAATTCAATGATTGAGTCTCTTGTTCATAAATATTATGCATTTGGAGTAGATATGAATCCTGAATATCAGAGAGGATATGTATGGGAGTTAGAAGACAAACAGTTACTTATAGATAGTATATTTAATAATATTGATATAGGTAAATTTGCTTTTATTCATTTGGATGATAAGAAATGGGCTGAGACAGGTAATGTATATGAAATACTTGATGGAAAGCAGAGATTAAGCACCATTATTGATTTTTATGAGAATAGATTTCCATACAACGGAGTTTATTACAATGATTTATCGGCTAAAGATAAGAATGTTTTCTTAAACCATCATATTGTGCAAGGAGAAGTAAGAGAAGCAGATAGAAAGGCAGTATTAAAATATTTCTTAATACTCAATAGAACTGGAAAGTCAATGGATCAGTCACAGCTTGATAAAGTTGAGAAAATGTTAGAAGAATAACCCAAAGAAAAATTGCTTTCTTGTTGAAAGCGAATCATATATAGAAATAAGTATTAGAAGCAGAAATTAGCTGCTTCTTTTTTATTGCAGAAAATGAGGTGATGAAAATGTGTAAACGACATGACAATACAAACAGATCAAGTGAATTTATCTGTTTAAGATGTCTTAGTAAAAATCAAGTTGGTGATAAAATGCGTAGACCGAATATGAGAGAAAAAGACCATGTAAAAAACTTGTTTTGTCTATGTACAAAGTTGCAAATGAGAACTAAAAATCTTGAAGTTAGGTGGTGCGATGATTTTGAAGAGCGTATGGAATACGCAAAGAAAATTAAACCTAGATATTATGATGAAAATAATGAGCTATTACTTGAATGACAAACAGAGAATATGTATATAGGAAAGTGAGGTTGATAAATATGTGTTACAAAATAGAAGTACAAAACAAAAATGCTGAAAAACTTAATAAGAAGTTGGATGAGTTAAATGCACAACAGTTTTTAAGAGATTACTTGAATGAATTGGAAAGTAAAAACGGAGCATTAAATTATTTAGTGGCAATTAAGGATTTTTTACAGTGGTTAATTGAAAGTAATATTATCAAAAAGGAATCAATTTGTGAAATAGAAGTTTCTGATTTTAATGACTTGCGACCACAAAATATTAGTTCATATCTTAGATATAAGGAAACAAATGGAATGTCGCCAACCACAACGGAGACAAGAAAGAATATTATAAAAAGTTTTATAAAAAATGTATATTCATATAGAGAATGTTTATTGAGAGAACTCTATAACAGTATGGAAGATTTTAGTAAACAAATAAAATATAAAGGAATATCTTCTAAAAACAACTTAACACAAAAACTTCCAACAAAAGATCAACTTAATGATATGGAAGAAAAAATAATGTGGAAAAAGGATGAATGTGTAAGGAATAGGAATATTGCTATTTTTCGTGTGCTAAGAGGAACTGGAATAAGAGAATCTGAACTTGCTGGTTTGGATTTATCAGATTTACATTTAGATGAAAATAATGAATATATTAATCTTGGCGATATGTCATATATTATGGTTTTACCAAAAGGATATCAAAGAGAAACTGAAAAAAGACCTGTATATCTTACTGGATCTGCTCTGAAAGCATTAAAAGAATGGCTAGAGTACAGAAATACATTGGATAATATTGTAGATAAAGAAGCTGTATTTGTTAATAAAAATGGAACTCGTACAACAGAGAGAAATATCAAACAGATATTTGAGAATTATGGAAATGGTATTACTCCACATATGATGAGACATTATTATGCCAGTGTAATGAATCAGAATGGAAATCTTGCATTCGTGCAGCAACAGCTTGGACATAGCAGTGTGAATACAACAGTTAACAACTATGCGAATGGTGCAATTGGAATGAAAGAAGTATTGAGTAATATGTAAGAACGATACTATTTTGTATCGTCCTTCATTTCAGATATTAATTTATAATATCTGGTCAATCTTTCTTTTTGTTTATATAAGTTGGCATAATCACTTAAAAGAGAAACTATAAGATTGCTCATTGAACGATTTTCTTTTTGTGCGATTATACCGATTTCATTTTTTAAATCTTTCGGAATAGCAAAAGACATGGTTGTGTTTTTTTCTGAAAGTTGTCCTCTTGGCATTTTAAATACCTCCTTTATGATGATTATTATAAGGTATATATAAACTCAATGTCAACTTTCTATAGGAAAATTATATAAACCTATTGACAGGTTTATATAAACCATATATAATACGGAGTATCAAAGGTAATCCAAGTACATAAATACTAAAGAGAAAGAGAGGAGGAGCGTACATATGGATTTACAGAGATATGATGTTATAAAAGCAAAAATCAAATATGAAGGTGGTTCTGTTCAGACCAAAGAACGTCCATATGTGATCGTATCGAATCCAATTGGTACAAAACACGCTACGATAATTACGGTGATGCCTTTGACAAGTAAAATAAAAAAGACGAATATGCCTGTTCATGGTTGTCTCGAAGCAAACGGAGAAAATGGATTGCAGTTATATTCGATGGTAATGGGTGAACAAATCATTACCATTTCCAAAACAGAGGTAATAGAAAAACTTGGTGCGGTTACAAATAAAGAAGACAGAAGGATAGTCGATCAAACATGCTTCAATGGTCTATTCTTTGGAACTGGGTATAAATTGGAGGAGGCGAGAGCATAATGTACGTTAGCAAAGAAGAAGCAAAAAAAATAATTGACAAAGCTCCTGGTCAGATATGGATTGATTCGTTCAACGGTGTTACGTTTATTCATACAAAACCAAAACAGATTAGTGCAGATGAGGGAAAGAGAATAATTAATAAAGCAAGTACAGTAGATTATCTTGATAATGACTTTTTTGGTCATTTGTGTTTAGAAGGTGTACAGGCAGAAATTATACACAATATAAATTTTCCACTTATTTTTCGAGAATAGTGTCCTAATTATGGGACACCATCTGATGTATAATTATAATACATAAAAAAGAACAAACAGATGTTCGAAAAAACTATTGACAAGAACGTATGTTTGAAATATCATTATTATTGTAAGAAAAATGGAAATACAAAAAGCAGCCAAGCGATTCAAACGGTGTTGGCGCACCTTTCTACTTGACTGCTTTACCCAATACGGCAGAAAATACCGCAAAAATATTTTACATATTTTACCAATTGTTGTCAAGACTGGTAAATCTATAGCGTTTCTGCATTTTAAATCCATTTTTACAATTAAATAGAGAATATTAATATAGGGCATTCGCCAAGCGGTAAGGCACAGCACTTTGACTGCTGCATTCATCAGTTCGAATCTGGTATGCCCTGTTATAACCGTGCACAATTTCACTTTGAGTAGTGACAAGCACCATTAGCTCAGTTGGTTAGAGCAACCGGCTCATAACCGGTAGGTCGTAGGTTCAAGTCCTTCATGGTGCATTAAAACTAAAAAGAAGGAGATGGTTTTAATTGGCGCAATATGTAATTACAGATGGAAATCGTTGGATTATGAGGGACAGAAAGGGGTGTTATGTTCCAACGTCATGTGAAGCTTTGGCAGATATTTATGGAAATAAAGAAGCCAATTCTATCTATAACAATAATCTTTCTAAGGCTTTCAAATCGTGCTTTCGTGTTCAAAAATATGACCAGCCACCAGAGCTAATAAAGCAAATGACACATGAAGAAACACAAGAGAAGACTGAAAGGGTGGCAATAGCTGAAAATATTCAATATTGGATTGAGAAGGTAAAGGGACTTAATGGATTAGCCTCAGAAGCAGTACATAGAAAGAATGAGTTAACAGACAAACTTAGCACAGTAGATAAAGAAATATGTGACATATTACATTACATAGAATTTTGTAACCTTAATGCTGCACAAGGATATAAAGCCTATAAAATGCTCAAGGAACGGAGAATAAAACGCAGAAGCATTAAGAACGAATTGCAGGTGGTAGACATTATTTTGGGAAAGAAAATTTCTGAAACAGCTACTGATGAGATTGAGAAAGCTATCTCAGGAATGGATAAGCGTAAATATGAACCAAGAGTAATGACTGAATTATTTGACTATTAGGGAGGTAGATAAGGAGAATGTTATTATGTAAAAATTGTTGGACTCAAATGGTGGAAGTTATGTCGTTCTCAAAGGACAAGCATGAAAAATTCAGTCGTTGTCCGAAGTGTTGTTCAGAGACACGACATACAAAAATCAATGATAACGAGTTGAGTTTTAGAGAAGTGTTACATAGAGAAATTAAGAAGGGAAAGTAATTACATAATGGAAATACAACAAATATTGGAATGGTACTGTGATAATGAAATGTATCGGCTCAAAAAGATATGCTACCCAATGTTGATAAAAATTGGGGGTATATCGGACAAAGATTATGACGATTTTTACAGCATCGCTTTAAGTGTATTATCAGACACCGCATTAAGATTTGATCCAGAAAAAGAAATAGATTTTGATTCATTCTTAGCCAGCAACATTAAGCGAAAGTTTAAAACCGAGATTCGTGATCGTAATCGTGCAAAACGTATTCCTGCTAAGAAACTTGAAAGTACAAGCAATCTTGTTACAGAAGACGGGGTGGAGCTTGGAGAAACTATTCCATCAAAGTTTGATACATATGAAACTGCTTGTGAATACTTGTTTGAAGGTACTAAGATTGAAAGATATTTGGACAAGTTATCATATACACAACGTAAAATTGTATCGTTATTATCTGATGGATATAAGGCAAAAGAAATCAGAGAATTATTACATATGAATAGTAAGCAATATTCTAATAATCTTGCAGCTATTCAAGCATATGAAAATATAAGAGAATTAATGTAAGGAAAATGTAGGAGGAATTAATTATGGCAAAGAAAGTAAGAGAACAAACAGTATCATTATCTTCATATTTAGCAAGTGTAAATAGTGAGGATATTTCAGAAAATCAGGATGTACAGAGAATGTTTTGTTGGGACAACCCGGCAATGAATGAATTGATTTTAACAGTTCTTACGGAAGATTACATTCCTCCTATTATTCTCGGTGAAGAAGAATTAGGCGGTGGATTAACACAGGAATATATTGTTGATGGTATACAGAGAACCACAGCATTAAATAAGTTTCGCAATATGAATTGGAAAACAACTAAATCATTTGAAAATAGCATTATTCAGTATCAAGCAAAGAGAAGAGATGAAGAAGGGCATCTTGTAAAAGATGAAAACGGAAGTATTCTTTGGGATAATTGCGAATTTGACATTAAGAACAAAACTTTTGAACAGTTGCCAGATGAATTGAAAAAGAAATTTGACGATTATCAGATCCGTATTGTCGTTCATCAGAATTGCACCATGCAAGAGATTAGTAAGCTTGTGCGAAGATATAATCGTAACAAGTCTATGGGTTCAAACCAGAAAGCACTTACATGGATTCCTACATATGCAAGAAAAATTAAGAATATCGCAAATAATGAGTTCTACAAAAATTGTGTTGCTTATTCAAAGTCAATGAGAAAGAACGGAACATATGAACAAACTGTTGCAAATTCTGTAATGGCTACATTCCATCTTAATGATTGGAAAAAGACACCAAATGATAGAAATGAATACCTTGAAGAAAACTCTTCGTTTGATGAATTTGAAAAGGTAAATGAATATGGAAATCGTATTGCAAAAGTTTGTGGAAACAAATTTCAGAATGTATTCGTATTCAAAGATATTCTTTGCTGGATGGCTACATTCCATAATTTCACAAAGTTAGGACTCGAAGATAATAAGTTTGCAGGATTTGTAAATGCACTTGTAAAGGATTTACATAGTAAAGTAATTGGAGAGTGGAGTTATGACACACTTGATAAAGAAGCTGGTACATCTGATAAAAAGATTATTCAAGCTAAAATTGATACATATACTGCTTTGATGATGGATTATTTGCATATTGATCAAGAAAATTTAACAGTGAATCCAGAAGAAACAACTCTTTCTTTTGTTCAGGAAAATGTAAATCCTGAAGCTACAGAAGAGGATATAGACGAATATACAGATTTAGTTGATTATTGTTTTAATCATAATCAGATAAAAATAGACATTCCTCTATATCAGAAATGCCAGATGGCTTTAATTGCTTTGATGGCTTATGCTTGTAAAAATAATAGAGAAGATGATTTTGAAAAGTGGATTAAAACATATCAAAATCAAACTAATTTCAGTTTGTCACAAAAGGATAACTATACATATATGAAAGAAAGTATGAATAGATTAGCGGTTGCTTAAAGAGAATAAGTTAGCAACAGAAATCAGAAAACGTCCGATTATTCAATCAAATACATAGCCGAGTCTGGCAATTCTCATATTCTTTGTGAGTATGGTTTCTGTTTACTATATAAAATTAATCGAAAGGAATAAAACAACAATGAAAACAATAGACAATAAATTTGAGATAGGTGAAGAATGTTATACATACGCAAGAGAAAATGTAGAAATTGTTTGTCCTGTATGTAAAGGAACAAAGAAGATTCTTTACAATGGATATGAAATTCCATGTAAACAGTGTAATACAATAGGAAAGATTGTATGTAAACAGACAGTGGTTATGCCTCATAAAGTTAAAATTAGAAGGATTGTGGCTAGTATCTGGGATAATGTAACCACAATTAAATATAAAGTTGATTCCATTGGAGAATATATCAATATCAGAAACAGAGGAGAAAGTTCTTTATTTAAGACATTGGAAGAATGTGAGCAGAAGTGTAAAGAAATTAATCAGGGTGAGAGTAGTGCTGCATTTTAGCAGTAAAATTCTCTTTCTTTGGATTGTGAGGTGAAAACTGTGAATATTAAAGATTTAATTGTGTCCGCTGAAGATGTTCAGACTGGTAAAAGAATTATTGGCTATGTTTGCGGCTGTAAATCTTGCAGAACTGCATTTCCAGATGAAAAATATGATCATAGCAGACCTATTGGATTGTTGACTCATCCTAATGAAGAATATGGGAATGTAAGAGTCTATACAGATACAATGGAGTTTGTAAAATTTGATTCTAAAAAATAAACAAATAAAGTTCGATTTCTTTGGAAAATGAAAGGAGATTTATATGATTACAAAGACATTATATACTTGTCAGTTCTGTAATACCGATTATGCAGATAAAGAAAAAGCAATGGAATGTGAGAAGAATCACAAAGCTTTGGAAACAGCAACAATTATAGGCGACTATAAATCATTAAAATCTATTCCAGACGGATGCCCTACGAAAGTAAAAGTGAAATTCAAGGGTTCAGATAAATGGATAGAATATAAAAGATAGTCAGGAGTGGAGTTATATGAGTCAATGGATTAGAAATAAGTCATGTGAGATTTGCGGAAGAATAGAAGTTGGATTAGTAGAAATGAATGTAGGAAAAACTAAGCATTATCTATGTTATCCGTGTATGGCAAATTTCGCATCAGACGTTCTTGATTACGCAAGAATGAATTTGACCGAGAAAGTCAATGAATATGAAAATACATATTTTATAGACGAAGAACAGAAGCCACAGTAAAACTTCGATTCATTGGAATTTAGAAAGGAGACAATGTGTTAAATATAGGAGATTATGTAGCACAGATCAACAAAGATTCATCTGGCGTATGGAAGTTATATAAGGATAAGATAAATAAAATCACGACAACAAAGAAATATGGCAGAAGATATTTTACAAAGGCAGTGTTTTATCCGTTAGATGCAGACGATGTAGATAACAATACAAAAGATATGGAAGAGTCGATTGGCAAAGGATATATCATCGTAAGAGAAGTATTTGGGTTAAATGATAAGACTGAACCTTATGCTGAAAGATGGATAAAATGGGCTAATGAGAATCCAGATAAGGCAACTGGTTTGATATAAATGGAGAATATAACAGTAGAAACAATTAACAAAAATAAATATAAGAAAGAAGAGGTACAAAACATGGATGGATTTATGAAATTTAAGAAGGCTTTACAGAAGCACTTCGATGAAATGCAGAAAGAGGCAACACATTTATTTGAGGTAAATGTAGATAAGGATGAATTATGGAATACATATCTTGATAGCTTCCCTGCTGGTACAAATGAGATTTTCAGAGAACGTAGAGAGCATGATTGTAGTTGTTGTAGACAGTTTATTAAGAATATTGGTTCTGCTGTCACTATCAAGGATAATCAGATTCATACAATTTGGGAACTGAATCTTGGTGATACAACATATCAGCCAGTATGTGATGCACTTGACGCTTTTGTAAAGGCTCATACAGTTACAGATATTTATACAACTAAGTTCCCTAAGATTGGCACAGATTTTAACTTTGAAGAAATTAATGGAAAGTCTCATCAGTGGGATCATTTCTTCTTAGAGCTTCCAAGTAAGTTCGTAAATAGAAGTAGTCGTTCTAATGAGGAAGTTAAAGGACAGTTCAGAGATACAAGAAATGTATTTAAGCGTTCTCTTGATGAAATTACTATGGAGGCACTTGATACAATTCTTGAACTTATCAATTCAAATACACTTTACAAGGGTGAAGAGTGGAAAGGCGTACTCACAGAGTTTAAGAAGTATAAGAAGGAATATGATAAGCTGACTTCTGATACTGAAAAGGATTTATATGCTTGGGAGAAGTCGGTAACAGCAGGTATGGCTATCGGAAGAATTAGAAATCATTCTATCGGAACACTTCTTATTAATGTAAGCGAGGATATGGATCTTGACACAGCAGTTAAGAAGTATGAGCAGATTACAGCACCGAGCAACTATAAAAGACCAAAGGCTATTTTTACAAAGAAAATGCTTGAGGATGCAAAGAAGACCATTACAGAGCTTGGATATATGGATTCATTACAGAGAAGATTTGCTAATCTGAATGATATTACTGTAAATAATGTACTGTTCTCAAATAAGAGTGCTGCAAGAAGAATGGTTGGTGCAGATGATATTTTTGGGCAGATGGAAAAAGATGTTGCTGTAAGTCCTAAGAAGTTTTCTAAGGTTGAAGAGATTTCAGCACAGGATTTCATTGATAAGGTACTTCCAACTGCAAAGGAAATTGAAGCTTTTGTAGAGAATAAACATGAGAAGAATTTTGTTTCCATGATTGCACCTGTTAACCCAGATGCGAAAACAATGTTTAAATGGGATAATGGATTATCTTGGGCTTATTCAGGAAACATTACTGATTCTGATATGAAACAGAATGTAAAGGCTGCTGGCGGTAATGTCGATGGTGTACTCAGATTTTCAATTCAGTGGAATGAAGACGGACATGATAATTACGATCTTGATGCTCATTGCATTGAATCTAGTGGAAATGAGATTTATTTTAGCAATTGTAGAAAACCTGAGTCATCAAGAATGGGTGGTCAGTTAGATGTAGATATTGTAAATCCAGATGGAAAAGTTGCAGTAGAGAATATTACTTGGCAGGATTTATCAAGAATGAGACCAGGAACATATAGATTCTTTGTACATCAGTATTCAGGTGCAGTAAGGCATGGATTCAGAGCGGAAGTTGAGTTCAATGGAGAGATTTATTCATTTGATTATAGCAATCCTATGAGAACTGGTGAGAATGTTCAGGTGGCAGAGGTAACACTTGACAAGAATGGCAACTTCTCAATTAAGGAAAAGCTGTCTGGAAGTTCATCTATTTCAAGTCGTGAAATTTGGGGTGTAAATACAAATCAGTTTGTTCCTGTATCAGTAATTAGTTACAGTCCAAACTATTTTGACGAGCAGGATGGAATTGGTCATAGACATTTATTCTTCTTCCTGAAAGATTGTGTGAACAACGAAAGTCCTAATGGTTATTACAACGAGTTCTTAAAGAGTGACCTTGAAAAACATAAGAGAGTATTTGAGGCTTTAGGTGCTAAGTGTCATGTAGAAGATACTGATGATCAGCTTTCAGGAATTGGATTCTCTATGACAAAGAGAGCAGATTTAGTTGTTAAGGTTAAGGGTGCAACAGAGCGTGTAATGAAAATTAAGTTTTAAATTAGAAAAGGAGATTATTATTATGACAAACAATGAATTATTTATTAATGCAACAAGAGCTAACTATCAGTTCCCATTCAGAGGAATGATTAACGTAATTGATTTGTGGGATTTATCTCTCACAAATCTGGACTCAGTATTTAAGACGCTCAATGCGGAAGTAAGGAAGTCTGAGGAAGAGAGTCTTCTGAATACTAAGTCAAAGGAAGACGAGGAGATTTCTAACAAGATTGAAATTGTCAAGTATATTGTTGGTGTGAAACTGGATGAGAAGAAGAAGAGAGAAGATGCTAAGAAAAATGCTGAGATGAGACAGAGATTGCTTGAAATCAAGGCTAAGAGACAGGATGCAGCACTTGAAAACATGTCTGACGAGGAGCTGGATAAAGCACTTGCAGAATTAAGTGAGTAATTGTTATTGATATACCATATATAGTATTAAAAATAAGTAATATATACTATATATGGTATATATTTTACATTAGAAAGAAACGCACATTTCCTATGGAATTTTGGAGGTGAAATCTTTTTGAAGGTTGTTGGAAATAAAGAAAATGTCAATCAAATAAGATTGACACATAAAGGTTTGAACGTCAGATTTAATTGTTTTATGAAACCATTACCCTACACTACTGACAATAATATTGATATATCTAAGCCTGAAATAATTGAGATAACATTTAAGGATTCTTATGAAATAGATAACTTAATACATATATTGGAAAAATTCAAAAAAGAATGTTCTGAGTATATTGGAGAATGGAGATAACATTATGACGAATAAAGAGCAAAATAATTTAAGTAAATACATAGCATTAATTCTTAGACATAGACCTGATGTTGTTGGCATCACATTAGACGAACATGGCTGGGCTAATGTATCAGATTTATTAAAGGGGATCAATAAAACTCAAACAATTACAATGAAAATGCTTGAAAAAATTGTAGAAGAAGATTCTAAACAGAGATATTCATTTAATCGAGAGAAGACGCTTATCAGAGCAAATCAAGGTCATTCTGTAAAAGTCGATGTAGAATTGAAAGAGTGTATGCCACCAGATATTTTATATCATGGAACAGGTGTTAAATATTGCTCTTCAATCAATAAACAAGGGTTAATATCCAAGAGTCGTTTATATGTCCATCTATCAAAAGATATTGAAACAGCAACAAATGTTGGTAGCAGACATGGAGAACCGTTTATTTATAAGGTTAGAGCAAAAGATATGTATAATGACGGATATAAATTCTTTTTATCTCAAAATGGTGTATGGCTCACAAAAGAAGTACCAATCTGTTATTTAGAAGGAGAATAATACAATGTCAAACTTATATGTATATCTAATTTGTTCTCGTAACAAGGATAATAAAGATGTTCCAAACTTCAAGGAACGAGCCAAAACAATTCTTGAGTATAAAGAGAACGAAGATAAAGTAATTGAAGAATTTAAGAACTTTTCAGCTAAAGGACTTCATGGCGAACAGACGAGATTATATAGATCAGTCAATTCAAGGAATGAAGAGAAAATCAGAGAAGAATTTATTATCCGTCTGTTGAGAGATAATCCAAGTATGACACAGCTTAATCGTACACTAGCATCTGTTGCACAGCAGGTACAGAATCGAGATGAGAGTAAATGGCTGTTTGATTTTGATGTGGATGATGATAAATTAGCTTTAGGATTTATTGATGACATTACAAATTATGGATTTGTATTTAATCAGATTGAAATGTATAAGACTCCACATGGATATGCAATCATTGTTCCGCATGGATTTGATACAAGAGAGTTGATGGAAAAGTGGAAAGATTATGATATCACATTGAAGAAAGATGAATTGTTGTTTTTGAATATGATAACGAATAAGTGAGGTTAGAATATGAAAATTATTGTAGATAAAATGCCAGATGAACCAAAAGAATGTATCTTTTCTGAATGTACAAATCAGTTGTGTGGAAATTATGCATGTAATTTATACCAAGGAAGAGGATGTGAACCTAATAGATGTGATTTTTTAAAGCCAATTGCAGATTATCATGCGGTTGAACATATGGGTGATAATGTGGCAAAGAGGATTCCAATAGAGTGAGGTAAGATGAATGGTAAATGAATTTTCATTATATGGTGTAATGGATAAATCAACAGGAAAATTAATAAGTAATATTACAAACCCTCGACACAAATATTGGGAAACAAGAAAAACTGCTGAGAATGCGGTTAGAAGATTTATGTCAAGATATTATAACATTGATAGGCAGCTAGAAGTTGTAGAGATTGAATGTAAAGTAAAAGTAACAAGCGAGGTGAGAGAGTGTTAGATTACAGTAATGCAGATTTCCCTAAAGAAACTTATTACATAAGACATCAAAATCGCATATATTTTTCTACAGATTTTTATGACGGTGAAAAAATATTCTATTATGGCAAACATACTAAACCAAGTAGTAATGCGAGAGGATATAGATGGTATCGAAATGTGCATGGTTTAATGAAACTTGTTCATTGGACTGATATTAAACATGGGAAATTATTTCAAAGATAGTTAATATAAATAGAGAATAATCTAATATAGAAGTAATTCTATTCATGGCTGATCAGCCAAATTAAGTGAGGTGATAAAGTGAAGAAATATTGGGAAACAGGTGAAAAGAATGACTTTGGTAAGGAATGTTATAGATTACATTTTAGTCAATTTTATGAAGAAAATGATGAAAATGTAGTAGCTGGTTTTGTACAAGATGAGACAGACGAAAATGTATTTATATACGTATCAAAAGAGCTAAATGTTGAATATGATACATTATTTGCAGACAGTATAGAAGACGCAAAACATCAAATCGAAGAGATGTTAATAGACTATTGGAATGATGAGATTGATTATTTAGAAAATCGAATTAAATCATTTCAAAACGAAGAATAATCATATATAGAAATTTCTATCTTGGCGATTCAGCCAAAATTTCCAAATAAAAGTAACAAGAAATATTTTTTCATATAAAAATTAATAACATAGGAAAGCGGAATTTCTTTTTAACGAAAGGAGAGAGAATATACATATGAATTCTAAAGGAATTGTAGCAATTAAAGATGAAACAATTTGTATGAAATGCCTAAAAAATAAAGCAACTCATGCATATTGCATTACACATAGAGGTTATGGTAGTTCTTTTGATGATATGAACACAAAGTTTCAGTGTTGTGATGATTGCGATAGACCAGAATATAACGAGTGGTTCAATGAAAAGGAAGTAATAGATGATTATGTAGAGACTTATCAACATGAAGATAAAATCTGGGACTTAATTAAGAGTCTTCCGTTAGAAAGTCAAGAATTATTTGAGAATAGATTTGATAATAGAGGTTGGCAAATGGATTCACAAGATTGGATAGATTATGAATTAGATGAACTTCCACATGAAAAATGCAAAGAATATGGTTTGTATTCGCCAAAAGATATAGAAGCCTATAATAATAAATTTACGACTTGCGAGTATGTTACAAATGTTGTTTGGGACGATAATTCAAAAGGTTCTTGGTGTCCTTTTGGTGCAAGTGGAGATTACGGTCAAAAGATTGACGAGTGTGGGAATTTATCTGATGAGTGTACAGATTGCAGATTTTATAAAAAGCGAGTAACACCGATTAAAGAAATCAAAGGTGAAGATCTTGGTCAATGGGAACATTATATGAGTGTGAAATTACAAGAGGAAGATTATAAAAAGAAGTTTAGTTAGGAGAATAAGTAAATGATAGTTAAAGTAAGTTTAAATGATGCACACAAAACGATTAAAGAATATGAAAATCTGGGCTACTTATATATCGGGAGTAATCAATGTATGGGTATTGTAACTCTTACATTCAGAGATCCTATAACAGATATTCAATTCCATGAAGGTGATTATGTAGAAAATAGTGATGGCAAAATTGGATATATTTCATCCATTTGTCATTGTGATGAGTGTAAGAAGCGTGGATTCTTTGAACCAACCATTACATATTCCGATGGAACAACAGATTATATTAGCAATTATTCTGTTAAAACTGTTTCGTCCGATTATAAGCAGATTGGAACTCAGAAATTTTCAACAGAAGACGAGTTGAGAAATAGAATAATTGCACTTGAAAAAGAGAATAAAGGACTAAAAGAAGAAGTAGATAATCTTACTATTCAAAGGAATCATGCTGTGGAGCTTTTATGTTTTTATAAAAGAGATGACATAAAATAATAAGGTTGTAAAAGATACAAGAAACATAGATTTCCTTTGGAGAATAAAATAATAGGAGGTGCAGCCTATGAGGAATATTCAGATAAATGACAAAGTTATAATAAAAAGTTCCTGTAATAGTAGGGGACAAACTGGATTTGTTATAGACACATATAATGTAGGTACACAGAAATATGTTATGGTTCAATTAAAAAACAGAAAACAAGGATATAACGTTTTATCAGTAGAAAAAGTTGAAAGTGAGGATAATAAAATGACAGGATTTAGTAAAGTGGCGATTGTAAATTTGGTAGATGATTACAATAAGAAGGATTATGGATTTGCTTTATATGATGAAGATATGAATGAAATTGTTAAGTACGATACAAACCATCCGTTATATGTGATTGTAAATGCAAGAGGAAAAGATAATAGAATCCTTGGAATTTTAAAAGAAATAAAGTCAGTAGAAGCATATGGCAAGTGCGTAACGGCACAGGTCGTTGGAGTTGTTAATATGAATGCGTATAATGCAAGAATTGATGAAGAAAATCGTCAGAAAGAAATTGCAAAGCAGAAAGCTTCTATTGAGAAAGAGTTAAAGTCTGAGATTGAAAAGATGAATAATATTGCTTTATATGAAAGGATGGCAAAAGAGCATCCTGAGAATTCAAGACTCGCTGAACTTGTTAATGCACTGAAAGAACTGGGAGAGTAAATCATATGAAGAAGATTTTAGCAGTTGCATTAGGATTGACATTATGTTTTGGATTGACTGGATGTGCTAATAAACATGAAACAATCACTATAAGCAGTAGCGATGATTTGATCTTTGATGATATTACTATCAATTTGAAAGAAGGATATTGGGTAAGAGATTATAATATCGACTATGAAAATGGTGTTGTAACCTTAAATTTGGACAAAGATTAAGAAGCACAAGAAACCGAAGTTTCCTTCGGACGATAAGAAAGAGAGGTAAAATATGGATATTTGTTTAACAGTATTAATTGGATTATTAGGACTTTGTGTGGGAGCAATTATTGGACTTGGAATTGATTTTAAGATCAATCGTGATTACATACTTGGAATGAATGATATTAGCAAAGAATATCTGGAAAAAGTAATTGATTTAGAAGAAGGATATTTTAATACAATTGCCACACAGTTAGCAAAAGCGGTAGATGATATTAATAAAGTGTATGAGAAGCCAATTTGGAGAAAAACAGAAGAAGAATTACCACCGTGTTCAGGATTGTATTATGGCAAAATTAAGGATAACCCACATGGAGAGAATGCTATGTGGAAAGTAGTATATAATGACAATGAATGGAGCTTATCTGGCTATCCTGATAATAAAGTAGAAATTAGTGAATGGACAGAGATCTATTAAGAGAATAATACATTGAAAGGAGCGAGAGATTTGCTGCAGCATTAAATCTGGATTTGCTCTGAGTAAGAAATGGAAGAAAATTATATAAAAGATAACACAGTATATCAACATGATGCAATCGAATTCATGCATATGTTATATGAAGATTATGGTGATGAAAGCATAAATATGTTTTTATGTGATTTACCATACACGTTTAAAGGTAAGAATCGTGTAACTGCAAATAAATGGGATTTACCTATTGATGATAAAGAATTTTTTGAAATCGCTTTGAAAATGCTTACTCCTGATGGATGTATAGCTTTAACAGCCAGTCAACCTTTTACAAGTTATCTTGTCATGAATCATCTTGACTCTTTTAAATATGAATGGATTTGGGAAAAAGATAATGGAAGTAATTTTGCAAGTGTGGCACATCAACCATTCAAAGTACACGAATCTATTTTAATCTTTGGAAAATCTCCTATTACATACAATAAATCTGAAAAATATATGAAATATAATCCTCAATTTACAGAGGGAAAACCATATATAATGAAAAGAAATGGCATGACATCAAATCTTGCTACAACTTCATCATATAAAAGAACTGATGGAAAATACGAAGGTAAGAGATATCCAAGAAGCGTCCAAAAGTTTAATAGAGAAGTAGGATTGCATCCTACTCAGAAGCCGACAAAATTATTTGAAATGTTAATTAAAACATATACGGATGTTGGAGATACTGTTGTGGATATCTGTTGTGGTTCAGGTACTACTGCAAAGGCAGCACAAAATACTGGAAGAATTTTTATAGTTAATGATAGTAATTTAGAATATGTAAAAATTACTGAACAGAGAGTGGGTGATACCACTTGCTAGAGATTAATAAAATATACAACGAAGATTGCCTTGAAGGTATGAAAAAGATTGATGATAAATCAGTCGATTTCATCTTCACAGATCTACCTTATAATACGACTAATAATTCTTGGGAATGTGAAATGCCGTTAAATGATTATGTCGAGTTATCAGATCAATATTTTTATGAAACAGATTTATTTAAGTTAGCTCAAGTAACAAATAGTAGTCTTGAATACACAAGAGATTGGTTTTATGAGAATAAAAAAGATGGTTTGTGGACGCATTACAATCGAATCATCAAAGATAATGGTTGTATTGCATTATGGTCGCAGTCACCATTTGATAAGAGGCTCGCTTGCAGTAATGAAAAATTGTATCGCTATGAATGGATTATCGAAAAGACCAAAGCAACTGGTCATCTAAATGCTAAGAAAATGCCTATGAAGGCACACGAAAATGTCTTGATTTTCTATAAAAAACTCCCTATTTACAATCCACAAATGACAGAAGGACATACACCTGTTCATTCTTATACAAAACATACAACAGATGGTAACTGTTATGGTGTTACAAAGACTGGTATTTCAGGTGGTGGCAGTACACAAAGATATCCAAGAGATGTTCTGCAGTTCAAGTGGGATACTCAGAAAAGTAGCTTACATCAGTGCCAAAAGCCTGTTGAAGCATGTGAATATTTTATTAAGACCTACACCAATCCAGGAGATTTAGTTCTTGATTCGTGTGCAGGAAGTTGTACAACTGCAGTTGCAGCTTTGAATACAGGTAGAAATTACATATGTTTCGAAAAGGACAAAGATATTTTTGAGGTTGGAAGTAAAAGAGTGAGAGAATACATAAATGAGTAAATGTGGTAACAATGACTGCCAATGGTACAAATATTGCGAAGGCGGTCTAATGTGGTATGACGAAGACATTACTGAATGTCGTCATTGGATTAAGCCTAAACCGACTAAGATGAAAAGTATTAAAGTAGCCGAAACTGATTATGATAAAGCAATTAAAGTATTAAAGAGGAACAAAATAGAGTTCAAATAAAATGAAAGGAGACGAGGTTCGTGTACACAAGAAGGAATTCCTTACTCCAAGTAATTTATGAAATATATGGGTTCAAAATCTCGTATAGTTGATAATATTTTACCGATTATTCAAGAAAGACTGCGAGATTATAATATCAAAACATACATAGAGCCATTTTGCGGCGGCTGTAATGTAATCGACAAAGTTCAATGTGATATAAAAATCGCTTCTGACAATCATAAATATCTTATTGAAATGTTCAAGAATCTAAATCAGATTCAAAATCTCCCAGAATTTATTACAAAAGAACATTACTCAGATGTAAGAGAGTGTTTTAATAAAGGATTATCCCAATATCCAGATTGGTATATTGGTGCGGTTGGATTTCTCTCAAGTTATAATGGCAGATTCTTTGATGGTGGTTACTCAGGTGTTGTGCATACGAAAACTGGAACTGAAAGAAATTATTACGATGAAGCTAAGAGAAATTTGTTAGAGCAGATTCCAAGGTTAGAAGATATTCAATTCCAATGTGGAGATTATAAGGAGTTATATTCTGATAAAGTTGACTGCTTATTTTATTGTGATATTCCATATAAGGGTACGAAACAGTATGGATCAAGTAAGAACTTTGATTATGATAGATTCTGGAATTGGGCTGAGAAGATGAGTGAGAAGAATGTTGTCTTAGTCAGTGAGCATGAAGCTCCTTTAGAATGGGAATGTATTTGGCAACAAGAAGTCAAAAGAACGATTGACAATACAAAGCGAGTTAAAGCAGTAGAAAAGTTATTTGAAATAAGAGAATAAATACTTGGAGGTGTAAATTATGTCAAGTAATAAGATTAAATTTGTAACAAATGAATCAGGCGATTGGGAAATTGCTCGATATAAAGACTTTGAGGCTTCAGGACATCGTTTGACTATGTGGGATTATAAGGAATTATTAGAATTTCTTGGTTATGAAGTTGAAGTAGAAGAGATTTCAGATGAAGAAATGGAGAGAATTTCATGAAGTAATGAATCTCGCATTTCACAGGAGGATAAGTATTGAAGATTAATGATAAAGAAAATATTAATGAAATAATATTTCGTCATAAAGGTAAAGATATTAAATTTAATTGTTTTATCAAACCATTTCCTTATGTAGAAAGATTGGATTTAAAAGAAAAAGATCCGGTTGAGATTGTTTTTGATGATTTGACAGAAGTAGATGTATTAATTGATATGTTAAAAAGATTCAAACAGGAGTCACAGGAATATATAGGCGTTTGGAAGAGGAGTGGAATTTAAATGGATATTTATAATACAAAACCAAGGAAAATTAAATGTGTTAGAAACGATGATGACGTATGGGGTAGTGGAGGTGAAAATCATCACTTATTGGAAGTAGGAAAAGAATATACATTAGAAGATATTATTGTTCATTCTTGGCACACAATTGTTTATATAGAAGAGTTCCCAGATATGGAATTTAATAGTGTTGTATTTGAAGAAATTGATTAGGAGAACAATACTATGATTTGTGAAAAATGTAATTGTAAAGATGATTGTGGCTGGTATGCTTCTTACAAGAAAATTGTAGACGAGATTTATCTTGGTATTGGAACTGATAATACTCTTGGAAGAGCATTATTAGCAACTGTAAACGATAATAGTTTGGAAGATTGTGAATATTTTGAAGGAGAATGATTATATGAAAGTAACGATTGATTTAGAAAATTTAGAGTCTCTTGTACAGAATACAATGGAGACTAATATTGAAAACATTGTAAAAGAACAGATTGAAGGTACTGTTAAAAGGTTGCTGATAATCTTGCTAAGAAGATTATTGAAGAAAAGGTATCTGAGAATTTTCAGCGTTTTGTTGATGAATACATAGCAAATACCAAAATCAAAGTTGGTGGAGATTATTGGGGTGATACAGAAGAAAAGGAATATACAGTAGAACAGTATATTAAGAAGGAATTAAAAGAAAGACTTGATTCTAAAAAGCTTAGAGCTAAGAAGAAAGGACATACAAGTTCATATAATGATGATTTTGAAAATGTATCACTTGAGGAATATATCAACAGACAGTTTGATTTTGATGACATGATTAAAAAAGATCTTGATAAATTCATGGATGATATTCGTAAACAGGTTAATAAAACCATGAAGGAAACTTTTGACAACTCAACAAAGAGTATGTTATCAAATGCAGTTCTTAATATTCTTGGTGCAAATGAAACCTATAGACAGATAGAGAATAATATTAAGTGTATTGCAGACAAGCAGGTATAGGCTATGGAAGAAGAAATCTACGAAAACAATTATAAAGACTGCGATTACTGTGAAACGACATACTATGAAAGCGACACTGGATATCGTGAATATGGTTGCAGTCTTATAACTGGTGATGAGAATGATTATCCATGTTTGGGTGGTGAATTAGGTTTTGGCTGCCCATTGTCATTCAAATATAGAATTGAGAAAAATTGAACTTCAAAAAGTGCCTAAAATAAGGGCTTTTAAAAATGAATTTTGACTTGAAATTTTGGTTTCTTGGCTTGTCACGAAAACTATACAATATTTAGGACAAACAAGAGAATATAACAATGTAATTACAAAACAAAGGAAAGGAAAAATGTTCACATGTGAGTAAAGCTGCGCAGCTACTATTGGTGAACAAATTTGAAAAATAATACAGAAAAAGATTGGACAGGTAATAAGAATAGTATTTTTAAGACTTTAGGTGCAAGTAATCACACCGATAAGGAAAGACAGAATGAGGATTATTATGCGACAGATCCTATTGCAATTGATGTCTTATTAAAAGATGGTGGTGTTACATTTGACAAACCTATCTGGGAATGTTCCTGTGGTGAGGGACATTTATCTGAAAGATTAAAGAGCTTCGGTTATGAAGTTCGATCCACTGACCTGATCGACAGAGGTTATGGTGAAGGTGGAATTGATTTTCTTACATATAATCAGCCTTGGAATGGTGATATCTTAACAAATCCCCCATACAAATATGCAAAAGAATTTATTGAACATGCAATGACATTAATTCCTGATGGTTGCAGAGTATTTATGTTCCTTAAAGTTTAGTTCCTTGAAGGAAAAGCTCGTAAGGAGTTATTTAAAAAGTACCCACCAAAATGTGTTTATGTCTCAAGCAGTCGTATCTTATGTGCGAAGAACGCTCTTTTTGATGAAATGAGAGCAGGTGGTGGTAGTGCAGTTGCTTATGCTTGGTACGAGTTTGAGAAGGGTTATACAGGTGAAAGTAAATTAAAATGGATAAATTAACACAAAGATTAAACGAGGAGATGAGTAGTTGGATTGGTGATTTAGTCACCAATTCCGACCTATCAAGCGAGAAACTATTAAAACGATACTCATATGAGTATTGTATCAAAGAAGAGATTATTAATTATTTTTCAGAGAATATTATATCAGATGACTTTGAAGAGTTCTTACTGGATAAAGAAGATATATTGTTTTATTTGTACGTTGAGTATATGGAAGATGATACAGCAAATATTTATAACGAAATAGAAGGATTTGTAAGTAATCTCTATTATCGGTTTAGAACACAATCTGAAATGCCCTAAAATCAAGGCTTTCAGAGATTGAAAAAGGCAAGGAAAACCACGTTTCATTCGAGGAGGTAAATTATGGGTAAATCATTAGAATTTGTAAAAGAACGAATTGCATCAGGTCAGTGCAATGGCATGGAGAATAATAAATATGAATCCATGATTGAACAGGATATACGAGAGTTATTTACGGTTATTACTTACACCAAAGACGGAACAATTTTAGCAGATGTACCTTATCTTAAAGGTGACAAACCTTATTTTAATGTAATTATTAAGCATGATCCAGATGCAGATTTTGAATATTTCACAATGCAGCGTTGCAATTGTGATGGAACGTTTGTATTCTTTCAAGATTTAATGGGTGAGTGCATAGATAAAATGATTCATCTTAAAACCTGTAATGTAAATAAGGAGATTCCAAAAGATTTAACTGGATATTCTATTGTCTACACTGTCGGAGATTTTGTATTGGCAGAAGAATTTGGTGATGAATTTGCAACGAAAGAAAAACCTTGGATGAAGAGTAGATTTACAGCTATGTTACCAATTAAGTTTAATGTAGTAAGGAATGAAGAATAATGTATTTTGATTTAAATATTGAAGAATGGAATTTTAAAAATGATTATGAAGACATCTACTTTTTGCTTCATTGTTTATACAATGCAAAAACTGAGTTATACGACAGAACTCTTACTGATATGAGAAGTAGGTATGATCCGACTGAAGCATTTATAGATGGCTGGAATAGAAGTAGATCGAATTGGTATTCCAAGAAATTATACGATAAATGTGTGAAATGCATTGAGTTAAAAACAAGAGGTCATTTTGTACACAGACATTGGAAAGAATGCGTTTGGAAGTACGAAGGTCTTTCTGCACAAGGATGGATAAATTTATATCAGCAGTTAATTAAAGAAAATAAATATGACAGTTGGATATTGGAGTATATAGAAATTGGAAAATAACAATTTGAAAAACACACTATTAGATGTAGCTCAAAACTTTGATAAGATGAGTGATTCAGAAAAAGCAGAAGTAAACGATAATGTCAGAAAACAATTTGACAACATCATTCATGGTAAGCCTCCGAAGACTGAGCGAGAAAAAGAAATTGATAAACTTGCAAGAAAAGAATTAGAAGAGTACAGACGAAAGAAGAAAGCTTTTTATAACAATCCTATCCATTGGAATAACAACAAGCGTAGAAGACATAGACTTCCTGTATTAAGAGGTAGCGTTAATAAATGCCGTTTGAAAGAATATCCAGGATTTCATCCGTCTGTACGATTCTTTGGTATGATGGAAGATTTATTTGATGAGATATTGATTACAACTATGGAAGATAATCTAAATTCTTTTGTAGAAGTAAAAGATTTGGCAGTTGGTGATGCAAATATATTTAAAGTGAACAAATAGGAGAAAAACAATATGGAGTTATCACAAGATGAAAGACAAAGATTTTTAGAGTTAATAGATAAAGTAAGTCCATGTGCTGCAATTTCTGAAAAAGAAAATCTTGAAAAGTTTAAAAAGTGGCTGGATAGTGATAGATCAAAAAGAGTTACATTTGTTGAAGTTCCAAAATCATTTAAAGATCAATTTGAATCTGACAAAGTATTTCTTATACCAACAGATGACAAAACTATAAAGCCAATAAGAGTAATATTCGAAGGAGAATAACAGTATGAGAACATATGAATTACGACAACATGATGTGATTTCTTATTATCCTCAACAACCACACAAACAGGAATACAAACTTGGAGAACATATTTCTATTAACGAATTAGCCGAAGCAATGTTTGGTTCACCTGCTTTAAGGTTAGATAGAGATAAAAATCAGGACAAGATGCTTCGAGTTATAGAAATAGAATATGTGAAATTTCCGTGGTGGAAGTTTTGGAAGAGAAGAAAATACGTTGAAAAATATCATTTAGAAGTAATGTAAGGGAGACAAATTAAATTATGAACAAGAGACAGAGAAAGAAATTATTTAAACAAACACTTATTAAGGTTATAAAACTGCATCCACAGAAGGGTGATGTGATTTGTTTACAGCCAGATCTTGATTGGATTGATATGGAAACTATGTGTGATTTTTTGAGGGTATATGAAAGTTACAAGGCTTTTGGAGAGGCTACGCTTGCTATTGTTCCTGCAAATATTAAAAAGTTAAAACATAAGGAATATGCTCAGAAGTACATTGATAAATTACAGAGTATTGTAGACCAGATGGGAGAATAAGAATCAAATTAAAGAAGCATTTCTTTAGGAAAGGAGAACAATAAATGGAAACATTTTCAATAGTAGATAAGATAAATGTGGATAAGTTGAATACAAAAGTTGCAGAGTTTGTATGTAGGGAAGGGCATGAGCCTTATATATTTGCAAATAAAGAGACACTTGATGCATTAGTTAAGCCAATTGAGCAGGCTGAAATGTTTATAAATTCTTGGGGAATTGGACTTGTAAGCTCATATAAGGGTTGTCTTACTGGTATGTATCGTGGGAATAAAATGTTCAGAGATGATACATTAAAATTCGGTGAAATCGAGCTGAGATAAGAGAATAAATATATAGAAAGAGATGATTCGATGAGATGCAGAGATTGTCCTTATGGGATTGAAGATTTTACATTAAGAACAGAAATGTATAAATCGGTATATGGTGAATATCCAGATGAAGATAGAGCTAATCAATCAGAACAGTTTGTTTGGTGTGATAAAGTTGGTGGCAAAGTTTATTCTTTTGGTCATTGCAGTGATTGGTATGAACAAGACGAAGAAAATTATAAGAATCATTCTAAGAAAAAGAGAATAAATAAACGTGAGAGATATTTGAGACATCAGAATCACCTCAGATATTTATATGAAACTGTTGGTGGTTATTATCCAACGCCTGTTAGATATGTGGATGAAATATGGATTAAGGGTATTGGTTATATTAAAAATCCAAAGCCATATTATCAGAGATTGTATCGTGGTAAGAAAAGTAAATATTTGAAACAGTTATCTAATAGGAAAATACGTAGATATAAAGGTGAATTGCATAATGGTTATCAGCACATCCATAAAATTTTTGATTGGTGGAATGAATTTTGTTAGGAGAATAAAGAAATGAAGATAGAATTAATCAAATTAAAATTCAATGATACTCATTCTTATAAGCATAAGCCATTCACTCATTGCTGTGATGAAATTCAAAATGATAAAGCTATTGTATTTACAGGTGAAGATTTGGTTCATAGTGACGATTGTTGGGATAACGAAAGATACATTCCAAGATTCTGTACTTCTTATACAGAAGTCATTACGTCCTATGAGGATGAATGGGAGCAGACAGACAATTATCCAATCCAGTTTTGTCCTCACTGTGGCGAAAAGATTGAGATTTCAGTTGTAGATGAGATTGATGTATCGGATAAATACAATGAATTATCTAAGCAGCGTGAGGAATTGTGGAAGAAGTGTCAGAAAACAGATAGTAAAAAGAGAGAATCTGAGTTAAGAGAACAGGTTATAAAGCTTGATAAGCAGATTGACAGTTTTTATTGGTTAGATGAGTGGAAGGAGGATATCTATGTATAAACAAATTATTATTGCTAGAAAAGATTTGAATATGAGTTCTGGCAAGCTCGCAGCTCAAGTCAGTCACGGCTCTATGGCATTTCTCAGTTGGTTTATTAGAAATAATGCCGATTTAGATGGTCATGTTGATGGCTATATTGACGAAGATATTCTTCACAATTGGATTGAGGGTGAATTTACAAAATGTGTTCTTCAAGCCAAGAATAAGAATCAGTTGCTAAAAGCTAAGACTATGGCAGAAGAATTAGGAATGGTTGAAGGTAAAGATTTCTGGCTTATAAGGGATAACTGTCACACTGAATTAGAACCCGAAGAGGATGGTAGGACACTTACTGTAATTGGTTTTAGACCAATGGACAGTGAACTTATTGATCCGATTGGAAGAAAATATAATTTATATATGTAGAAATGGAGAATATTAAAATGGAGAACAGATTATTACTTGAGAGTGAAGTGATTAAAACAGTAGATAAACATACGAACGATGAGAATCAGTTAGATAACGACATTAGCTGCATTCTTGAAGAAGTAAATTCTGTTGTATTGGTTGGTTCAAAAGAAGCAATGAATAACTTTAAAATAGAAACTAAACCAGTACAGAAACAGAAACGAGTTGAACTATTCGAGAATGAAGATGTTGTACTAGAGCAACGTGGCAACAGATATTATTTGTCTCCGTACGATAATAAAGGAAATTTCCAGAGAGAAGTTACTATTGATGTTAAGGACGATTACAAGGTTGGACTTGGAAATTGTAAGTAAAGGAGATTACTATGGCGGTATTTAAAAATTTTAAAGATGATGAGTTAATCGTAAGCTGTAAATGTGGATGTGATGAAGGTATCCACTTTAAGATTCATGATTATGGAGATGGTGATTATGCTTTCTTAACATATACAAATGGAAACTTTTACACTCAGCAAAGACCATTCTTTGAGAAGTTGAAGAAAATTTGGGCGATTATTTGGAATAAGGATTTTTATTATTCTGATATTGTGCTTACAAAAGATAATTTTAAAGAATTCAAGGAATGGGTCAATAGAAAGTAAAGGAGATTGCTATGAATAGAAATTTGGATGGATACTATTTTAGAGTTAAAAGAGATGGTAAATGGGATAATATTTGCTGGTCTGATATGACAGATGAAGAAAGAGACGAGCAAATGACCAATCGTAGTGAGGAATGGTTAAAGTCGCTGTGTAAGGGACTTGGTAATGTTATTCATAAGATTGGTGAAGATTTAGACATTGCGTGTGAATAAAAGTAAATTCAGGTTTATTGGCTTTAAGAAAGGAGAACATATGAGAGAAGATAGACTAAATTATATTGAGAAAGAGATTAGTAAAACACCACTTTATTCATTGCTTGGAGCAGACGGTATTGGTGAGTTGAAGAGTAGAATCATTGACATTATTTGCGATCAGGTTCAGAAAGATTTGAGAGATAGTTCATATTATCTTATTAGCCCAGATGATGTCAATGAGACTCTTGGAGAGAACATTGTTCAGGAAGCTATTGATGAATTGAAAGAAGAGTGGAAAGATAAGATTAAAGAATATATGTCTCAGAAACTTGAAGCGATGATGAAGTAATTGGAGGTAGATAAAATGTCATATTGGACTTATATCAACGGTACAATAACAGTTCGTCCTATGGGTAGAACACAACCTGAGAAGAGGTATATTCTTGAAACAGTGCTAAATCATCTGCCAAGAGTAACCGGTTCTGAAGGTGATATGGATGTATATATCATTCAGAAAAATGGTTATAACAGTTCATGCTCATGTGATGAATTTGGCGAAGTGACAAATAATTTAGTAGATAGATACGGATATAAGAGTCGTAGTAGAGGATGGTTACAAACACAGGACGAATATATCCTTGTTGTAAATGCAGCTTTAAGAGACAGAGAATTTGAACAAACTTATAGAGAATTTATGAAATGGTTTGTAAGACTTTGTAAGAGAGTAGGTTGTGAAAATGTTCTTGTAGAAATCAAAGGATATGGCAAGTCAACTATTATCAATGATAGAAATATTCAGAGGAAGAAATATTCTTGGAAGAGTGTTTTCGATGGATTATTTGAAGATCCAAGCTGGTGTAATGACGGCAAAGAAGGGTATAAAGAGCCGAACTGGTGCGAATTTATGATGTACGACAGAGCAAAGAATTCTGATTATCCTATGACACTTGCCTACAAATATTTCAACGACGAAGAAAATGATAAGGAAGTTGAGAGAAGAATGAATTATAAGTAACTTCACAGTAAAGCAACATATCCTTGGATTATAGAGGTGATATATGAAACGAGAAAATTTAGAAAAAGCAACAAAAATTAATCAAGAAATCGAAAGGCTTGAACAGGGAATTGATTTTCTTGATGATGCAAATATGAGAAGAACACATTCAATAGTTAAGGCATTAAAACCAAAGAAGTATACATATAAGGGATATTTTTGTTCAGAGCGAAATATTGATTCTATTGGTTCATGCATATATTTAGATCATAAAGAATGTGTAGCTCTTGCAGATTTTAAACGAAATGAAATTGAAGAATTGAAGAAGCGATATGAATTATTGGATTCTGAATAAAAGAGAATAAGATATCGGAGGTATTAAATGGTTAATTACAAGACACTTATTGATTCAACTGAATTACAACAGAAAGTATTGGATTATATCACTTCAGATGAATTTAGCAAAATGGTTGATTCAACAGTGTTTAAAGATAACAATCAATGTAGAATGGCTATCATTCATGGAATGGCTATTGCATCTATGTTGACATGTAGATGTAAACCACTTTATATAAATTTTAAGAAAGAGAATAGAAAGCATGGTCATTGGTTTGTATTAGATGAATGTGCAAATGAAGGTGTATATTGTTCAGTTTGTAGTAAAAAAGTATATAAACTGTATTATGCGAACCAGAAGTTGAAATCAAAATATTGTCCTAATTGTGGTGCAATTATGGATGAGAAAGATATTACTGAAATTAATGAAGACGACAACAGACCACAATGCTGCATAGACCACGATAAGTATTTCTCGACATGTGATACTTGTGAGTTTGGAGGTGATTAAGTGTTAGTACCTGCAATTTTACACAAAGAACAGATTAAGAAAGAATTTCAAAAATATTTCTATACGACAGACATGTTATATGAAACTGGTTGCATGTGTAATTGGAGTCCTGAGATCGCAGAATGTCCAAACGAGAGTCAATTCCAATATGCAATAATTGATAAAAGTGAAAAGCTGATTGGTTACTTAGGATATTCCGTTGATTGGTATACGTCTAAAGCGTATAACTTTGGATTGTTCTCATTTGACAGAGGTAATGTTCTAGTTGGTAAGGACGTATTCGATAAATTAGAAGAACTGGTTAAGACATTCCATAGGGTGGAATGGCGAGCTGTTGGTGGTAATCCAGCTTGTAGAGGTTACGATAATTTTATTAAAAGACACAACGGAACGAAACATATATTAAAAGATTCAATTAAAGATAAGAGTGGTGAATACCACGATGATATTATTTACGAGATTGTAAGTGAAGAATAATACATTGGAGGTGAAACATAAATGAAACCAGTAGTATATTTTGATTTTAAGGAATGTGAGAACGATAATAATAGTGTGATGATTACAAAAGATAGATTAAAAGAAATTTTAAATGAAGTATACCAAGCAGGATATTTAGATGGAAATTCAAATAAAACTACCATCACAACAACTCCGTGGAATTGTAGAGATAATGTTGGGTATTGTAGTAGTTATAATGATCAGATGATTCATAGGGAAATAACAACAGGAACACCATTGAGAACTAATGAAACAACCATTACATGTAAGAATAAAGAGTCGCAGTAAACCAATCTTTCTTTTGAAATTTTTTAATCATATCTAAGCCATTCGGCTATGGGAATCCCAACAAATAAGAGAACTAAATATCAGAAAGGTGGTGAAAAGTAGTGCATCCAAGTGATTTTTTTGAAAATTGCTCATTGAGAACTGGAATTGATACATTTGAAATTTTTGACGAAGATTTGAAACAAAAATTAAAAAATATTCATCCTAAAAATTTCTTAAAAACAAAAATCACCTTACCTGTTTATAAGATAAATCTATCTTATGTGACAGAAAAAGGAAATTACAAGACAGTTGATAGATATACTGTAATGGATTCGGAGTCAGATGATGAGTATGTAGATTTTTGGATAGATATGTTTATTCGAGATTATAACAAAGATAATCCAAATCATAAAATGACAAAATGTGAAGTCAACAGTATTGAACGAATCTGTGAGGCTGTGCTACCACTTGGTTAGCTTTTCACCATATGTATTTAATGCCTTTGATTAGCAAAGGTTGTCACAATGATTCATAAAACGGATCATTGGTTTATATGAATCGAAAAAGTAATGTGATAGTGACGTAAAAAGACACTCACTAAGTATGGCTTTACCTCATTGAAATGAAATAAATTTCAGTGAGGAAAGTACATATTGGTACAGAAAGCTAATACAATTGAAGAATTATTGCAGGATTGTCCTGTAAACTCAGTAATAGGAGATAATTTAATAAGAGCATGGTCGAAAATTAACAGTCCTAAATATTTACATATTCTTTGTAGTGTTTCTGGCGGTTCAGATAGTGACGATATGATTGATATCGTTTGGAGATGCGATAGAGATGATAAGGTTATTTATGTGTGTTTTGATACTGGTCTTGAGTACCAAGCTACAAAAGAACATCTTGATTATCTTGAAGAAAAATATAATATAAAAATTCTTAGATATAAAGCAATTAAACCAATTCCATTGTCTTGTAAACAGTATGGTCAACCATTTTTATCTAAGCAAGTCAGCGAATTTATCCAAAGATTACAAAGTCACAATTTTCAATGGGAAGACGAAAAATTTGATATTCTGTATAAAAAATATCCAAAATGTAAATCTGCATTAGAGTGGTGGTGTGGAGAAAAGGGCGAAGGAAGTCATTTTAATATATCATGCAACAAATATTTAAAAGAATTTATGGTTGCAAATCCACCAACTTTTAAGATTTCTAATAAGTGCTGCCAATATGCAAAGAAAGATGTGGCACATAAAATTTTAAGAGAAGGCATTTGTGGTAATGGATTGTTACCAATTGATCTACAAATCGTAGGGATTAGAAAAGCCGAAGGTGGAGCAAGATCAACTGCATATAAAAGTTGTTTTGATGAAAATGATTCTGGTTGTGATAATTATAGACCTTTATTTTGGTATAAAGACTCAGACAAAATAGACTATGAAAATTCTTATGACATTGAGCACAGCAAGTGTTATACAGAATATGGACTGAAAAGAACTGGTTGTGCAGGTTGTCCATTTGGTAGAGATTTTGAATACGAATTAGAAGTAATTCAAAAATATGAACCGAAACTTTATAAGGCTGTTAATAATATTTTTGGAGATTCTTACGAATATACAAGGAAGTATCGTGAATTTGTAAAGAAAATGAATAAAAAGTAGAGAATAACAAATTGAGAGGTTACGAAAGCCTTGAAAAATAAGGCTTTTAGAACCTCAAAGACTGAGAGGTGATTATTTGATAGAAGAACCAAAGTTTTGTGTAGAGGAATTAATATCTATGGAATATATGGACAGAAGTGTTTTAATCCTATATCCATATGAACTTAGCAATGAACCGATATTAAAAGACAATATTCTCAAAATGACAAAAGTGATAAGAGAATATATAAAAGAGTATGAAATGTATAGAAAGTGTGTAGATACAATTCCAAATCTTATATGGGATTCTCAAAAATTATCTATGCAGAATGAAGCTGATGAGCATCAAAGAAAAGCCGATGAACTTGCAGAAAAAATGAATAAAGGTATCAGTCCTTATGCGTGGTATGTCAAAGGTAAGTTTAATGGAGAGATAGGTGGATTTCATTACAATGTAGATAATATAGTTTATTTGGATAGAAACTAACAAGAAATTTTTCTTTCACTGGACAGATTGGAGGTATTATATGTCTTTTACAGTAGATTTTAGTTCAATAAGAACAGTTAGAGTTCACAAAGAACAATTTGACGCAATAGACAATAAGGCAAATGTCGTAATGATTACCTGCATTGAGGACGGAAGAGTTATTCCATTCAATAGAGCTGATAGTGAAAAAGATAAAATTGATAGATTGAACAGGAATAGTGAAGAATAACATTATGAAGGGCAAATTTAAAGGCTGTGACATAGAGTAAAACGAGGTGATTAATATTTCAGAGTTACATGATAAATTTGAAAAAATAAGTGATGCTATAAAAGTCTTAATGGTTAGTAAACAGATAGATACAATAGGAAAAATGATAAGTGCAATGGCAGAAGCTCGAATACAAAATGAGTTAGATCAAAAATATAAGGATTTAAATGTAGAGTCACAAGGAGAATTAATTGAAGATTTACTTAAAACAGCTAAAGAATTTGACCTTTTAGATGATTTAGCACTTGTTCCTGAACCACCAAAACAAGATATATCTACTCTCAAGAAGAGAATAAAGTATTGTAAGAATCCTATGGAGAAAAAGAAATTAGAGCAGGAATTAAATGCTTTGTATAAAGAACAGAAGAGAAATAGGAGAATAAATACATGAGAACAGAGAATATAGAAGTAACATTTAAAATTCCAATTCCAGTTGATAAACCTGATTTGAACGGTGTTGTATATTCCAAAGAAGCAATTAGAAATGCTTATAAAAATGTAAAGAATATTCCAATTGAAATACCATGTAATGATGGTCGATTTCTCCCTATTGGAGTAGCACAAGAGGTTGAATTGATTGAGAATAAAAATGGTATGTATATCACAGGCGTTGGTCTTGTTTGGCATGGTGGTACAGAAGAAAGTGTTGAGATGGTTGATGGTAAAGTTACAAGTTTTCATGTAAGTGGTGTTGGAATAGCAAAAGAGTAGGAGAATAACTATGAGAAAAATGGCTGTATCTATGGAATATGCGAAGCAAAAGTAGCGGAGAAGATTGGAGATGTGGATATGTATCAAGAATTAAAAGGTAATGAAAATTTTTCAGATAAATATGCAACATGGATTATAGCATATTGTTTAGATACAGATTCATTTTTTGTAACGAATCAAAGACACTTCTTTTGGGAATATGATGATGAATTCCAATGCGAAAACGATGCAATTAATTATTTCAGAAACCATTTGAATGAGTTTAGAAATGCTAGAAAAGAAATATTGAGTCATTGTGGTGGATGGAGCATTGATAAGGATTTATTTTTAGAAAACACGAAAGAAAGGTTCCAAATGCAAATAGGAGGATAACATTATGAAGCTGATTAACAAATATGCGAATTCAAGATATTCAAAACTGAATGAATATTATTGTGAAATCACAACAGAGCTAGATAAACTTGCTGGACTTGAACCGAATGGACACTGGAAACATTATGTGCTTTGTGATTATGAGGATGGTTGTTTTCCTATCAGAATTCCAGGTGGAACACTTGGAAGTATTGAGTATGATGAGAATAAGATTATTACAAAAATTTATGTTTGCACTGATTATATTGTGAAAACTTATCCTGATGATGTAAATGAACAGCTTCAGAAGTTTATTGGTCAGAAGATAGAAATGGGAGAATAACTATATGGATAATTTAACACGTAGAGAAGAAATAAATCTTCACGAAGCAGTTCAGAAATCGTTTCCTAAAATTCTAATCAAGGATCTTACAGAACATGAAAGAATTTGTCCTGTCTGCAATGGTCTTGGAATGAGAATTGAAGACAATATTTATGGGATTAAAGGTGACAACTCTGAAGCTGGTAGAAAATATTATTTTCCATACAAGCATCAAGCATTTTCATTTTGTCAGAGTTGTTTTAATGGAGTACAGAGATTATGTCCTTATTGTGGACAGCCTTATAAGAATCAGGGATATATGCATTGTGATTGTGAAGGACAGAAGAAAGCTGACGAAGAAGAGAGAATAAAGAAGTGGAATGAGAAAGTAGCTAAAGCAGTTTCAGTTGATGAAAAAGATGTAGATACAATGCTGTACTGTGAAGAGTTTGATGAGTATTACGATACAGTTGACGATTTCTTTGATGATTATGCATGCAATCATGAAGAAGATGGTAAAAAAAGACCTGTGAGATTATGGGTAACTTCTATTGGAAAAATATTCATTGATGCATCTGATGTCATTGAAAATGCTTGTAGTGATTTACATGAAGACGCATACGAACAGTGTAATATTAATGGTCTGCAAACTCTGTTAGATGGCTGGTGTGAAGCTCAGACAGGAACTACTACATATTATCCTTGTTATAAGCAGTATGTAGAGATTGATTGGAGTAAATATTAATAAGAAAGATTCGTTTCTTGTGGAAATTGAAAGGAGAATATATAAATGAATGAAGAATTTTTATTAATCGTAGAAAGCTTAGAAAAATATAAGGATCTATTAGAAAGCAAAAATGATGAAATTTGTGATGGAATGACTGAAAGCGAAAAGAGAGCATATCAGTTAGGAATTACAAATATGTATGAAATGTTGAAACAAATTATTGAACATGATCGCAACGAAGGTAATTATAACGTATTTGTTCCTGAGATTAAGGAAGAAGAATCTGGTGAATATGATTTAGAAGATTTTGTTAAATGGGATTCTAAGAACAGAGAATAAATAAGTAGGAATTATCGGTTTCATGTGGAGGTGACACAAATGGAGATAACTAATCCAAAACAGATTGAAGAAAATCTTAAAACTGTACTTACATTAGAATATATGGGAATTCATATCGAAGACACAAAAGAGCAAGGTTTTAAACAATTATATTATTTTTCAGTGCCAGAAAGATCTACACTAAAAACCGAATCTGCAAAAGAACAGGCTGAAACAGCGGATGATTTAATTAAAGTTGCAAAAGCTGCTTTAACAGATATGATTCTTGATTCGTGCAAATCTGAATTTGAAGATGACGAGGAAGATGATAAATTTTATAAAGATGTAGAGAATAATATTTCAGCCTATGCTTTGTTCTTTGCAAAAGTCAGAAAAGGAGAAGTGTGGAATAAGGAAATGGGTAAAGCTGCCGTTAATAAAGCAGTTGAACCGTTAAAAAATCTATCGTATAAACAGGTTTAGAAGGAGAATAAGTAAATGAGTTGTAAGTATCCAGTAAATAGTAGAAGTTATAAGTTTTGTTTAGGCTGTAGCGATATAGGTTGTTGCGAAGATGCAGTTACTTCTAATATACCTATGCCAGAAGTTCAGCTACCAAAGAATGTTATTCCGTCTGCATCAGAAGCAAATAAGATGACAAATAACGCAATTGATAACCGCACTACGCAACAATTAGCAGAATTATCTAAATTAATTAGAGATGCGATTGCAGATGGCAAATTTTCAATCAGTGAAGATGGTTCTCTGAAGCCTGAAACACGAAAGAAATTAGAGGAACTTGGTTATAAAGTCGAGACTGGCATTCAGTGCAATGAGTCGTATTACAGTATCAGTTGGAGAGAAACGAAGTAAATTTCGATTTCTTTTGGAGAATATAATTATAGAAAGAGAGGTACATATATGCCAGTACATGATGATTTAGGCGTTAGGATGAAAACATTTTATGAGCAGATTCCTAAAACAAAATTAATGAGAAGGTGTCCAGTTGCTATCAGAATTGATGGGAAAGCATTTCATACATTTACAAGAGGATTTCAGAAACCATTTGATGAAGTGTTAATTAAGTCAATGCAGGAAACAATGAAATACTTATGTGAGAATATTCAGGGCTGTGTTCTTGGTTATACACAGTCAGATGAGATTACATTGATCCTCGTTGATTATAAGAAGCTCACCTCTTCAGCATGGTTTGATTATGAAGTACAGAAGATTTGTAGTATCGCAGCAAGTATGGCTACAATGGCGTTTAATAAATTCTTTGCAGATAATGTTGAAAAAGAAATACTTTCTAATTCAGATAAAGAAGGAAATGTAGTCGATGACAATTTAGAGATAATTCATATAAACCATGTTCACTCTATGCGAAAAGGTGCAATGTTCGATGCTCGTTGTTTCAATATTCCAAAAGAAGAAGTAACAAATCTCGTATATTGGAGACAGTTAGATGCTTCTCGTAACTCAATTCAGATGGTAGGTCAAGCCAATTTCTCACACAAAGAATTACAGAATAAGTCATGTAATGATATTCAAGATATGCTTATGGCTCAGAAAAGTATTAACTGGAATAATTTACCAACTTATCAGAAGAGAGGAAGCTGTTGCGTAAGAAATAAGATTGTTATTGAATCTGATGGTGTTATGGCAACTGCACAGTTAAGAGATACTTCTAAATCAGAAAATGAGTGGATTATTGATACAGATATTCCTATTTTCAAGGGTGAAGGCAGAGAATATATTGATAGGTTGGTATTTATTGGTGAAGAGTAAATAATATACTATATATAGTGAATGTAAAACACTATAAACACTATATATAGTATGAAAATCAAGACTAAAGGAAACTGACATTTCTTGGTTGTGGAGGTGAGATTGTGAAATACAACATTAAAACAGTAAGAACATTAGTAACAGATAACAAGAAAAGCTTTAGAGTTGGTGAAGATATTGCATTTACGTTATTCAATAAAGTGACAAATCATCATGATCACTACATAGGAAATATTGTAGAAATGACAGACACTTCTATTAAAATTTCTAATATTGAAATTGATAGATATCATGAAGATGGCGAAATGATTATTGACTTAGAAAACATTGAATCCAATAGCTGTAATTATGTGTATTGTGATTAAAACAGAGAATATATAATTGGAGGTGAGAATGTGATATATACAAGTTATTTTGCAAAGCTTAAATCGTTACCAGATAATATAATTCCAATTTCAATTTGTGGAAAAGCACCTGATTGGTATACAGGCTTACAGTATAAAAAACTTGCACCAAAATACAATTTCTTTATGGAATGGAAAGAAAATCATGATAATGATTATTATATAAAGTGCTTTAATGAGCAGGTATTAAATAAATTAAACGCTACTGATGTTGTCTTAGATTTTTCAAGAATTTGCTATGGATATAATGTTGGAGAAAATGACATTGCCTTGATTTGCTATGAAAAACCTACAGATTTTTGTCATCGTCATTTAGTATCCGATTGGTTAAATAAAAACGGCTTTAAATGTGATGAATATTTATTTAGCAAGTAAATCTAACTTATCTATGATTCATTCGAATCACAATTTCCAATAAAAATGAAAATCGAATAGAGAATAAACATATAGGAGAATCTTATGTGGATTAACAGAACAAAATATGAAGTCGAAAAACTGAAATATAGACAGAGAATATCTTATTTAGAGAATCTTATCTGTCCATGTGAGTCACATGATTATGTTGAAATAGCTCACGAAATTATAGACGAACATAGTACAGTAAAACACATTTTTAGATGTAAGAAATGTGGAAAATTACACGATGAATTAAGTTGATTGTAAATCATTGTTTCATGTGAAATTTGAGGAGGTGAGAAAGATAGATATGACTATTTTACAAGCAATATTATTGATATTATCATGGTTTGTCATTGGTTTAATCGGAACTGTTTTAATAATTCTTAAAGATATGCGAGGCAAAGAATATGACGAAAATTATTTTACAGAAGAAGATAAAATGCTTTTTAGTGTTACAGTTGCACTTGGATACTTAACATTATGTCTTGTAATTGTGAATTATATCGTAAAAGTATTTCAAAAGAACAAACCAATAACTAAAATATTGTATAAAATTGCCAATATAAAATATAACAAAAAAATCTAAAAATCAGTCTTGAACAATTCAGTTCAAAAATTCCAGAAACAGAATGTCTCGAAAATTATATAAAAATCGAGACAAAACAAGAAAATAAATAAATGCGGATAACATTTGTATGGGTGGAAGAACAGCATACCTTTGGGTTTTTATACTCAAAAATCACTGTTGAAGATAGATTTTTACATAAATTTATTTTCTGTGTTCCGTCCTTTTGGGCGTTTAGATAGATTGTTTTATTAACAATATTTACATAAATTTTTTAATTTTAAGGAGGACATTTTTAAATGGCAGAGACAACAACAAAGGAAACAAATTTAAGACAGGCAAATGCAAAGGCAACAGCAGTAGGTGTGGTTAGTGAGAAGGATCTGAAGATTGTAACAGAGGATGGAAAGAATAAGGTAACAGGTCATATTACAGTTAAGACTTCTGATTTTAATTTCGTTAAGTACAACGTCAATGTAAATGAGAAGACTAAGGCTGGTACTGACAATAAGACTTATGCAGGTATTCAGACAGTAATGAATGAGTACAAATCTATTGCAGAAGTTGGTGAGGAAGAGGCTACAAAGGTTAGAGTCACTGGTGATATTAGCCCATTTACAGGCAAGAACGGTGAGAAGATTGTATCTTACAAGAGCAATTTTTTTAATAGATTAAAGGCTGATGAAGAGTTTGAGCCACATGCAGAGTTCGCAGTAGAGGTATTTATTTCGGATATTAGTCCTGAACTTGATAACGAGGGAGCAGAAACAGGAAGACTTGCGGTGAGTGGCTGGATGCCTACATATAACGGAATTGAGCCAATTGATCTTGTAGCAGAGGGTGAAGTAGCACAGGCAGTTGATTCTGGTTTTGAAGTAGGACAGACAGTAGAGTTCTATGGAGACATTATTAATAACAGAATTGAGACTGTTACAGAGATTCCAGTTAAGATTGGTAAGCCAAGAAGAAAGGTAAAAGTAGATTACAAGAGCGATCTTATTATTACTGGTGCTTCTGAGCCTTATGAAGAGGGTATCACACCAGAAGTTCCATATGTTGCTGATACAATTAAAGCTGCAATTCAGGAAAGAGCAAATCGTCTTGAAGAAGCAAAAGCTAAAGCTCAGAGTGGTGCAAAGGCATCTACTGCAAAGCCAAGTGGAGCAGCACATGGTAGAAGTTTAGGTTTCTAACCTAACTTTGTTGTAGGTACGAATGAAATAGTTTGAAACATGTACCATTTTTATTAAGAAAATATTTTTGAAAATAAAGGAGAATTACATGAACGAATTAGATATTTTTAATCCACAGGTCAGCACAGTAGCAAAAGGTTTAGAAGGCAAGGTTATTCTTGTCTATGGTGGAAACAACTTAGGAAAGACTAAACAGGCAACTCGTATGAAGAAGCCATTCTATCTTCCATTCGAGGCAGGTCTTAATGCCATTCCTGGTGTTCCATATTGTCCTATTACAAAGTGGTCTGATTTCATTAAGATTAACAAGCAGCTTACAGATCCTGCAACAGTAGAGAAGGCAAGAGAAATGTATTCAACAATTATCTTTGATGAGATTGAAGCGGCTGCAAACTATTGTCAGGAATTTATTTGTCAGAAGTATAAAGCTCCTTCAATCGGAGAAGGAAACGGTGGATATGGACTTTGGAAGGAGTATGAGACTGAGTTCTGGAAGCAGATTAACAAGTTACTTGGTGCTGGATATTGCTGTTACTTTATTGCACATGCACAGGAGAAGGATGGATACATTTCACCAAAGGCTGATAAGAGAGCGTTAGCACCTATCATCAATAATACAGACTTATGTGTTTATGTTCGTTCTAACGGTGTTGATAAAGACGGTAAGGTTGTTAAGTCTTCTGGCTTCTTAGCACAGACAGATGAGTTCTTTGCTCGTTCTCGTTTCGATTATCTTCCTACTACTTATATTGAGGAGTTCACTGCTGAAGCTCTTGAAGATGTAATTATTAAGGCTATTGAGATTCAGGAGAGAGAAGAGGGAATCACAGCAGTTACATACGAGGAGCAGAAAGCACAGAGAACAGTTGATGTTAAATCATATGATGACCTCATGGACGAGTTACAGAAACTTGGAGAGAAGCTTGCTGATAATGGATATCTTGAGGATTTACAGACAATCGTTGCAAATCAGTTAGGCGAAGGTAAGAAGGCTAGTGATCTGAAGAAAGGTCAGGAACAGCTTATTGAAGCAATCATTTATGATATTGAGAGTTTCATTGAGGAGAATAACTTATAAGAGGTTGACACATGGCAGCTCGAAGAAAATGCGTAATATGCAATGAGCCAATTGTAGATGAGGATGGCGTTCCATACAAGGGACGCTATGCTCATAAAAAATGTTTTAATATTGCAATCAAGACATTGCAGAAAGATAAAACTGAACAGATAGATAAAGTTGCTACAAAGAAAAAAGTCGGTAGAAAGGCTAGACCTCAAGCTGAATTGAAAGAAGCATTATCTGAAGAGGAATATGCAAAAAAGCAACAGTATTATAAGTATTTAAGAAGTCTCATCGAAGGAGAAGAATTAAGTACAAAAGTATATGCCCTAACAGAAGATTATATTAAGCGTTATGGGTTTACATATGAAAGCATGTATAAGACTCTAGTTTATCTGCATGAAATCATTGAAAAGGATTTAACTGGTGATGTAATTGGTATTGTTCCATATTATCACACAGAAGCAATGCAGTATTATGAGTCGGTTGATAAACTGGAAGAACATAATGAAAGTATGGATATTTCAAATATGTACAAAGAAAAGACCATTATCGTTCAACCTAAAAGGAGAAAAATAAAACAGATTGATATTCAGTCAATTGGGAAAGAGGTGAAATAATGGCACACGAAGGACTTGTAGATAAAAGAGCATATTTGAATACGATTGGTTGTTTAATACAAGATTCTTCCTTAATAGATGATATTGATAGACCATTAGATAGAACTGATTTTAATACAGAGAACTTCTATGAATTGCTATTTGTTGCAATTTACAATCTACATATGCAAGGTTGCACCACAATTGATGAATTTAGTATAGATTCATATCTAAGCAATTATAAAGAACAGTATTCAATTTTTCAGGAGAATCAAGGTATAGAATATCTTTCAAATGCAAGAGATATGGCTACCATTGAGAACTATGATTATTATTATCACAGATTAAGAAAATACGCATTGCTTAGATATTATGAGCAAAAAGGTCTTGATACAAGATTTATTTTTGACAGTACCATTGCAGATACTTCAAAGATGGAAGTGGAACAAATTAAGTTTGACAATTATACCGAACAAGACATTATTGAAATGGTTGAAGCAACATTTGTTATTAATCCCAATATGAAATATTGTACCAATACACTAAGCACAGATGTTCAAGCTGGTGACGGTATGACAGATTTGGTAAATGAATTGATGGAAGTTCCTGATGTTGGTTTGGCTTTGAATAATGAGGGATTGAACACTGTATCAAGAGGTGCGAGATTAGGATGTTTATTTATGAGATCGTGTCCTCAAGGTGGTGGTAAAACTCGTATGGCTGCTGGTGATGCTTGTAAAATTGCAGTTCCGTATTTTTATGATGTTGTATCAAAGCAGTATGTGTATACAGGAAATTGTGAGCCAACTACTATTTTCTCAACTGAGATGCCAGTAGATGAGATACAGACATTGTTAATTGCAGCCGTTAGTAAAGTAAATGAGGAACATATTCTATATGGTACATATGAGCAAGGAGAATTAGAAAGAGTTCAACAAGCCATTTCTTATATCGAATCTAGTCCGTTATATATCGTACATATTCCTGATTTTTCCATTGAAGATATTAAAAATCAGATAAAGAAATATAATAGAGAATTTTCTGTTAGATATTTTTTCTTCGACTATATTCATACTTCATTACGTTTAATGGCAGAAGTAAATAGTAAATCTGGAATGGGATTGAAAGAGCATCAGTTATTATTGGTATTTGCAACCGAATTAAAGACGATTGCTCAACAGTTAGATGTGTTTATTTATACTGCTTCTCAGTTAAATGGTGAAGCACAAAATGCACAGTATAAGGATCAGAACTTGTTAGCTGGTTCAAAAGCATTAGCGAATAAATTGGATATGGGTGTTATCTCAATGGCTCCCACCAAAGCAGAGAAAAAGAAAATCGAATCAGTGTTACATAAAATGGTTAATATGCCTGTACCTAATATGTGTCATTGGGTATACAAAGTCAGACGAGGAAGATTAACACGAATCATTATTTGGACAAAAATTGATTTGGGTACTATGACAGAACAGTGTTTGTTTGTAACGAATTATGATTTTGAGTTAATTGATATGGATTTTACAAAGATTGAGCAGGTAGAAGAGAAGATTAAGGAACATTCTGTATTGCTATCTCAAGTACCTGATAATCCGATTGATGAAGAACAGGAAGAAGAACCAACTGATAAGAAGAGTTGGGGAAATTGGTAAGTGAGGTGAGAGCATGTATTTAGACAAGGATGCAATTCTTAACTCACTTACTAAGGAAGATATAATAAAAATTGTTACTTATTTTGGTTCTAGTTATCCAAAAACAGATAGTAATGGCGATTTAATATTCCAGTCGGTATGTCACGGATCAGATTCGTGGAAATTGTATTATTATCACGAACCAAACGAGGATAAAGGGTACAAAGGAAGAACTTTTCATTGTTACTCTAAATGTTCAGATAGTTTTAACGTTGTTGAATTAGTAATTAGAGCCAATAGAGTTAAAGGAAAGACAGTTACATGGTATAAAGCATTACATTTTATTGGGCAACTTACAGGAAAGTTAGCTGTTACAAGTGCTGATGAGATTGAGAAAGAAAAGAATCGTATTAATGATTTTGAATGGATTAATCGTTTGAAGTCAGTAAAAAAGAATAGACGTGAAGTACCTACATTGTCTGAAATTAGTGAAAATATCTTAGATACATTCTATTATGCACCTCATGAAGATTGGTTAAATGACAACATTTCTCGTGAAGCTTTGAGCAGGTATGAGATTGGTTATTATGGATTGACCAATCAAATCGTAATTCCACATCGAGATAAAGACAATCGGTTGATTGGAATTAGAGGTCGTTATCTTGATGAATCTGATATTGAAAGAGTAGGAAAGTATGTTCCGCTTCAAATAAGTGGGAAGTTTCTTAGTCATCAATTAGGTTCAAATCTATACGGAATCAATGTTACCCAAAACAAAATTAAATCAATACGAAAAGCAATGCTGCTTGAATCAGAAAAAGGATGTATGCAAAATTATTCGTATTTTGGAGAAGATTCATTTGCAGTAGCAACTTGCGGAAGTAATATTACTGTCACTCAGCAAAAATTATTATTGCAATATCTCAAATGTGAAGAAGTGATTGTGGCTTTTGATAGAGAATACCAGGATGCACATTCTTTTGAAGCAGAGATTTATTATAACAAACTTGTAAAAAAAGTAGCAGGATTAGTGCCATATTGCAAAGTTTGTTTGTTGTTAGACAGTGAGAATAGATTGCCTTATAAAGCCAGTCCTACAGATATGGGAAAAGAAACATTGTTGGAATTATTAGATGAGAAGATTGTTATTACAATGGATGAGGTTAATAGAGTGTTGAAAGAATCAAAGAAGGAGAAGTAATTGCAAGAATTAAAAGATAGAGTAAGACCTGTAACTGATAAGGACAAAGGTTTACCTACATTTTCATATAGTAAAATCGAGGTTTTTAAAAATTGTCCTCTTCAGTATAAGTTTAAATATATAGATAAGAAGTATTCACAGGATACTTCAATTGCACTTGAGTTGGGTAGTCTGTGTCATTATGTGTTGGAACAGAAGGGCAGGATGATTGCTTCTGGTCAAGCAGTAGATTATGACAAGTTAAATAATATTCTACAGAATGGAGTGACCGAAACAGACGAAAAAACAAAAGAAGAATTATTAGGTGTAGCACAGCTAAGAAGAAAATATTTTGAAGTATGGCACGAAGCTGATAATGCGAGTGGTGCTTCATACGAAGAAAAAATAAAACTATTTGATAAAGTGTTACACGAAGAAATGGAAGATACTACTTGGCAGCCTACATATTTTGAAAAACCTTTTGAATTTGTATGGGATAACAAAGTCATTTTAAAAGGTTTTATTGACCGAATTGATGTAAAAGATGGTCAGTATAGAACGGTTGATTATAAGACTTCTAAGAAAATATACGATCAGAGTAAATTGGCAACTTCATTACAGTTTGGAATTTATGCTTTGGCAATTTTAAACGAGTTTGGTGAATTACCTATTGAATCGCAGTATAGATTCATCCTTATAGATGATGAACAATATGCTCTTACAAAAGGATGGGAAAAACGTTTAATCAAAGCACTTGATAAAGTGTTTGGTGATATTGAAGCAAGTGAGAATAAAAATCTGTTTATTCCGAAGCCCACGCCATTATGTCATTGGTGCACGTTCTGCACAACAAATCCAGAAGCAACTATTTATAAAAATGAATGTGAATATTATTCAAAGTGGACACCAACTCAAAAGACATTTGAAGTTAATAAAAAGTGGAATGCTTTGGAGAATAATAATACAGAGAAGAAAAGAAAGTTGGTATTTTAATGACAGAAGAAAAACTGAAAATGATTGAGCCTATTTATGACTCGTTTGAAAATGAAGATATTAAAGATTTCTGTAAACTCTTGGTATCAGAACTTCCTTTGTATTGGTGGGATGTACCTGCCTCGTCTACAGGCAAGTACCATCCTGCATATGCATTAGGCGATGGTGGATTGATGAGACACAGTATTGCAGTTGTACGATTCCTTAATTGGTTTTTCAGTCTTGAGCAGTATCAGAACAAGTTCACTGACAGAGAAAGAGATTTATTAAGATGTGCTGGTTTAGTGCATGATGGCAGAAAATCAGGTGCAAATGATGATGTAAAGGAAGTGTTCACAGTATTTGATCATCCGTTGTTAATGGCAGAAGCAGTTAGAAAACACAAAGAAGATGCAGTTATTTCAGATGAAGAAATTGAGCTGATTGCTAATGCGATTGAATCTCATATGGGGCAGTTTAATACCTCAAACAAACCAAAAGATGCTGGAATTGTACTTCCAAAACCATCAAATAAATATCAGGAGATTGTTCATTTGGCTGATTATCTTGCTTCACGAAAGCCGCTAGACATGGAGTTTGATGAATGGAAGAAACCTGAATTACCACCTTTAGATACTTATGTGTTGAATTTCGGTAAGTATAAGAATGAACGTCTTGTGGAGGTAGCACAAAAGGATAAAGGATACATTGATTGGTTGAAAGAGAATTATGGAAGAGAACCAGTTAGAAGCTTATTAAAACAGTTATAAGAGGAGGATTTGAGTGAGTTTTTTTGGAGTACATAACCATAGTGCAGAGGGAAGCAATTTAAGACTTCGAGATTCTATAAATAAAGTGCCTGAAATGATTGAGTATGCTCACTCATTAGGTCATGCTGGCATTTGCTTTACGGAACATGAGTCTATCACTTCCTCTTTAGATGCACTTAAATACTATGACAGTCACAAGGATTTAGAAGGATGGGAGAATTTTAAAGTTGTTCTTGGTAATGAGATATATTTGTGTACAGAAGATGTAACTGCCGAGAATAAATTTAATAATAGATATCCTCATTTTATTTTAGTAGCATTAAATGCTCATGGGCATCAAGGCATTAGAGAATTAAGTACAAAAGCTTGGACTAAGAACTCTTTTATGCATGTTATGATGCGAGTTCCTACCTATTATAGTGACCTTGAAGAAATGATGGCAAACTATAAAGGAGATATTATCGGAAGCTCGGCTTGTCTTGGGGGAGCTTTACCACATAGACTTTTACAATTTCAGGATTTAGAAAGAGCAAATCCAAAGGAATATGAAAAAATATGGCAATCTTGTAAAGATTGGATTGCATATATAAATGAGATATTTGGTGAAGGATACTTCTTTTTAGAGTTGCAACCTTCTCATATGATGGAGCAAATCTATGTCAATCACAAGTTAATTCAGTTATCAGAAGAGACAGGTACACCATATATCATTACAACGGATGCTCATTATCTTAAAAAAGAAGATAGACAGATACATAAAATCTTTTTGGAGTCTCAAGAGGGCGACAGAGAAGTAGATGATTTTTATTCTACCACTTATATCATGAGTGAAGATGAAATTCATGAGTATATGGACGAATACTATGGTCACGATGTAGTTCAAAAGGGATTAGACAATACAATGCTTATATATGGAAAAGCAGAGTATTACAAACTCACAAAAGACCTCGATATTCCGTATATTCCATTAAATACCTCTGAACCGAACAAAGAATTGTATGAAAAGTTTAAGAATCAAATCCCTTTATTAAGTGAGTTTTATCATTCTGAATACGATTGTGATAGACATTTAGTAAGAGATATTGTTGCTTATATTGACACAGATCCTTATTACCAAACAGACGAAGCTTATGAAAAAATAAATGAATGTCTTCATTATATAAAGGATTCATCCGAAAAAATGAAGGTTCGTTGGTCTAAATATCTTCTTCAGATTGCTATTGATGTACAGATTGCTTGGAGTGCAGGTACATTAGTAGGGGCTGGTCGAGGTTCTGGTGTAGGTTTCTGTCTATTAAATATTCTTGGTATCACACAGATTAATCCATTAAGAGAAAAAACAAAGACGTATCCTTGGAGATTCTTGAATCCAGAACGTGCTTCTGTTTTGGATATTGATATTGATATATGTGGTTCAAAGCGTGAAGCAGTTATTCAGGCTATGAAAGATACATATGGAGAAGATAGAGTTAGTAAGGTTATGACACTATCAACCGAAAAGAGTAGAAGTGCTATCTTAACAGCAGCTCGTGGTTTGAAGATTGATAATGATATAGCTCAGTATATTAGTTCATTGATTGTAGCCGATAGAGGTCAATTAAGGACTTTATCACAAATGTATTATGGTGATGATGATAACCCACCTGTACAAGAATTTGTTACAGAAATGAATAAATATCCTGAATTATGGGAAGCTGCACAGAAGATAGAAGGACTTGTCAATGGTGTAGGTTCACATGCAGGTGGAATTATCTTAGTTGATAGACCATTTACAGATACAACAGCACTTATGAAAACAAATTCAGGTGATGTTATTACTCAGTTTGATTTACATATGTGTGAAGATTGTTCTCTTATTAAGGTCGATCTGCTTTGTATTGATGCTTTGGATAAAATGCAAGCAGAGTTGGAACTGCTTTTGGAGAATAATGTAATAGAGTGGCAAGGTTCATTGAAAGCTACTTATGAAAAATATATTGGCGTATATACTTTGGAACGTAATGCTAAAGATATGTGGGAAATGCTTTGGAATCACAAAGTAATGTCATTCTTTCAGATGGAGAAAGAGAGTGGTGTACAGGCGGTTGCATTGGCAAAACCTGCTTCTGTCGATGAATTAGCAACCATTAACTCAGTATTGCGACTTATGGCACAGGAAAAAGGTGCTGAAACACCATTACAGAAATATGCTCGTTTTAGAGAAAATATCCAGTATTGGTATAATGAAATGACTGAATATGGTCTGACACAAGAAGAACAAGATATTCTGAGAGATATTATTGGAGTATCATTTGGTATCTGTGAAGCCCAGGAGTATTTGGTACTTTTAACAATGCATCCGAAGATTGGCGGTTTCTCACTAGCTTGGGGTGATAGGTTAAGAAAAGCGGTTGCAAAGAAGAAACCAAAAGAGTTCTTGCAATTACAAGAAGAGTTCTTTGCTAATGCGAAAGAGAAGAATTTATCAAAGAATTTAACGAACTATGTGTGGAATGTGCTTATTTGCACCCAGCGAGGGTATGGATTCAATAAAAGTCATACACTAGCCTACTCGATTATAGGTCTTCAAGAGTTGAATTTGTGTTATAAATACAGCCCGATTTACTGGCAGACAGCGAATTTAATTGTAGATTCTGGCGCAGTAGATGAAAATGCAGGTGATTCTACCAATTATGGAAAGATGGCAATAGCAATAGCGGCTGTTCAAAAAGAGAATGTTAAAGTAGAGCTTCCACTTATCAACTCAGCAGACTTTGGTTTCAAAGCAGATGTTGAGAACAATCGTATCATTTTTGGACTAAAAGGTATCAATGGTATAGGCGATGATATTGTACAAGCAATTATTCAGAACAGACCATTTAATTCTATAGAAGATTTTGCCCGTAAAATGCTTGATACAAAACTTATTACCAAGTCAAAAATGGTTCAGTTAATTAAAGCTGGTTGCTTTACAGAGTTGCACTCATCAGATAGAAAAGAAACAATGTGTTGGTATTTAAAAAACTATGCTTTTACTCCAAGTGACAAAATTACAATGCAACAGTTCGCAAAAATGACAGAATTGGGTATTATTCCTGAATCATTAGATTTAGCAAAACGTATGGTCAATTTCAAAAAATATGTTTTAGATGATGAAGGATTGTATGAAAAGCATATAGATGAAGGAAAGAAAGTACCCAAAAGAGGATATCATGATGGTTATTATATTCTCGACAACAATTCTCAGCCTTTCTTCAAGGAACATTTCACAGAAGACTCAGTAGTTAAAATAAAAGGAGAATATTATATTGTATCAGAAAAATTGTTTACTAAAGAGGTTGATAAATACATTCAGCCATTAAAAGATTGGTTTGACAATACTGATACATTGAATCTCTATAATGAAGCTTTATTTAAAACTGTTTGGGATCAATATGCTGATGGTACATTACCTTCTTGGTCTATGCAAGCATTAAGTTTCTATGATGGTGAGCATGAATTGGAGAATATTAATGAAGAACTATATGGCATAGTTAATTTCTTCGATTTACCAGAAGAACCAGAACCTTACGATTATTACACTCGCTATATTGATGGTTCACCAAAGAAAATGCCTAAATTTAAGATTTCAAGAATAGCAGGAACAGTTATCAATGCTGATAATTTGCATTGTATGGTTACACTTCTTACAAAGTATGGTGCAGTACATGTGAAGTTTAATAAAGGTCACTATGCATTTTATAATAAACAAATTTCAGCAAAGCTTGATTCGAATAGTGATAAGAAGACTGTACTTGAAAGAAGCTGGCTAAGTAGAGGTTCAAAGATTGTTGTGGCAGGAATCAGAAGAGATGATAGTTTCAGACCAATGATTTACAAAGACACAATTTACCAGCATACAGTAAATAAAGTTCAAGAGATACATTTAGATGGTACATTGCTACTTCAATCTGAAAGAACAAAAGTTGATTAAAAGGAAAGTGAGGACTAATGGCATCAGAAAATAGAATAAAAATTATATGCAGTGTAGAGACAATACGATTTTATAAAAATGAATTTGGAATTGCTGTTGTCTCAGTAGATAAGGTCAAAGAGGGAAAACCTAAGACCGACAAATTCAATCAAATCATAATCAAAGGTACAATGCCACAGTTAGTTGAAGGTAATCCATACGTATTGGTGGCAGATTATGTAGAAGATCCCAAATGGGGAGGACAATACAATATCATATCAATCTATAGTGCCATTACCTTTAATGAGAATGACAAAGTTGGACAGAAGAAATTCTTGTCCACTTTGTTCACCCCACTTCAGATTGAAAATATGTATGACGCATTGGATGATCCTTTTGATTCATTGAAGAATAACAAGGCAGAAGATTTGGTAAAGGTCAGAGGTTGTGGACTAGACACGGCTGCACGATGGATTGAAAGATTTAATCGGAATATCCATTTAGCAAAAATCTTTTCAGAGTTGGAACAGTATAACCTTACGAACAATATGGTGAATAGATTAATGGAACGATACAATTCACCTGATTTAGTTGTTGAAAAGGTTAAAAATAATCCATATATCTTATGTAACGAAGTAAAAGGAATCGGTTGGAAAACAGCAGATAAAATAGCACTTGATAGTGGAATGGAAGAATTTTGTTCTCAACGTATTAGTGCCTTTATTTACAAATACCTTGAAGATTCTGGTCAGAATGGTTGTTCATGGATCACACCTGATGAGTTAATGGGGGCAATTATTGATGAACTTGGCGAAGATGTTCCTGATATGAATATTACAGAAGCAATTCATGATATGGGTGATGAGCTGTGGTGGAATGAAGATAAGACACAGATTGGTCTTAGAAAATTCTACAATATTGAAGATAAAATTGCCAAAGAATTAATCCGATTAAGAGATGCAAAATCAGAGATTACATATGGCGATTGGGAAGATACAATCAAGCATGTCGAGCATAAGAATGGTTGGCAATTTACAGAAGAACAGCGAATGGGTGTAAAAGAAGCACTTGAAAACAATGTAGTTGTTATTCATGGTGAAGCTGGAACAGGTAAGAGTTCATCCGTGTCTGCTTTTCTTGAAGCATTGAAAGATTATGTATATGTACAGTGTGCTTTATCTGGTCGTGCAAGTTCTCGAATGGCTGAAATCACAGGAGAAGAAGGATATACAATTCATAGATTGCTTAAATATCCTTGTACTGATGATGGGGGCAAGAATGGTTTCACATATCATGATGAAAACCCATTGGATGTTGACATTGTAATCGTAGATGAGATTTCAATGGTTGATGCTTATCTTTTCTATTATCTTTTAAGAGCAATCCCTTCAGGTGCAAAGCTTATCTGTCTTGGAGATATGGGACAGTTAGAGTCAATTGGGTGTGGCAACATTGCGTTTGATATGATCAATTCTCCTGAGATTCCTACGGTATATCTTAGTCAAGTACATAGACAAGCAGCAGCATCAGCCATTGTTACAGAAGCAAGACGCATTCGTAAAGGAATACAGATTGTAGAAAAAGACTGGGTTGGTACAGAGACAAGAGGAGAATTGCAGGATTTATCATTAGATTGTTATTCAGATAAGAGTAATACTTTCTATAAAATAATGCAGAGATTTTCAGAAGCAATGAACACAGAGAACTTCAATATTATGGAAACTCAGATACTTGTTCCTGTTAAGAAACAAGGTGATGCTTGCACTTATAACATCAATAATACGATTCAGGATTTATATAATCCAGAAGACGACAGTAAAGAACAGATTGAGGTTGTATCACAGGGCAAAGTAACAATTCTTCGAGAAGGAGACAAAGTTATCAATACACAGAATACATACAAAACCAATCCACCTATCTTTAATGGTAATCTTGGTATTATTAAAAAGGTATTTCCAGAAGATAAAGCAGTGCTTATTTCGTTTATGGGCATTGGAGAGGTATATGTAGAAGGAACACAAGTTAATAGTATTGAACTTGGTTATGCGATTACAGTTCACAAGTCTCAAGGTTCTCAGTTCGATCATGTTATTTTCGGCATTGATTTTTCTTCATATTCCCTTTTAACAAGAGAATTATTATATACAGGAATTACAAGAGCAAAGAAAAAATGTGATTTGGTTGCTCAAACTGGTGCTTTGAGAATGGCTATCAGCAAAGAGGGCGTAAGTAAGAAACAGACTCACTTACAGCAGTGTTTATATGACACAGCTCATCCAAAGTTAGTATTTTAAGAGAATAATGCAGTGGGAGGAATTACATGGAATATAAAATAACAAAAATAACTCATTCAGGAACAAAGGGTGAAAGAGGTCAAGACAGAACCGATGGCAGATATCCGATGAGAATTGGAAGAACTGTAGAGCTAGATTTGGATAATGTTAAACTTGGAAAACCAATGATTATAAATTATCTTAAAAATGCTGATGGTTCAGATTATAGCAATATGTGTTTGCGAACAAGTAGCGTTGTATCAATAATCAGTACAGCAAGTGCAGTATTCATTGAAACAATGAACAGTATTTTCATATTTGAGAAAATTGAGGTCTTGGAATGCCCATAAATAGGGCGTTTCAGAGACTCAAAAAGCCAAGGAAAGACGGATTTCATTCGCTCTGTAACCCTAGTAAAATCAAGGGTTGTAGGACATGAAAATTTGAAAATCGTCAAAAGATGAGTAAAATATGGCATTTTTAAGGATTTGCCGAATTTTATAAAAATCAATGCTCTGAAAGCCTTATAAATCAAGGGTTTTGGGTGATTGACATGGAAATAAGTGATTTCTAAGAACCGAATGAAACCGTTGTTTCTTAGTGGAATTAGGAGGTTGTATATGATGGGCAATAGAGCAGTTACAGAATATAAGCTAATTATAAAAAATTGTGACCAGAAAAAATGTGCAGAATATGATCCGTTTGGATTATGTTATGTAGACGATTGTATGAGTTGTCCAAATTCAAGAATAAAAATTATTCGTGAAGATGGAGTAGTAATGCGTGATGATTTTAAAGATAACAAGAATGCAAACGCAAAAGATAAATTATGGTCTTATCAAAGAATGTTTGAAAGAGATGGTGTAGAACTATTTGAAAAAATGTACAATGTTAATTTTTCAAAATGGCAGAAGAAATATCTTTCAAAAATATTCAATAAGTTAAAGAGTAAAAAGAACAATTAAGCTGTAGATTCTTGTGAAAATAAAGGAGGTAAAAATGAACAGAATAACTATTAATGGTAAAACAATCACATGTTCAGGAACTAATGTTGTCATCAACAATGGAAAGGTTATTGTAGATGGCAATATAGTTCAGGAATGCAATAGTGGTGATATTAAAGTCACCATCGAAGGAAATGTAAATAAAATTGATTGTGGTGGTTCAGTAGAAGTTCACGGCAATTCAGGAAGTATTGATTGCGGTGGCAGTTGTAAAGTCAGTGGAGATGTCAAAGGAGATATAGATGCAGGTGGTTCAGTAACTTGTGGTAACGTATCAGGTGATATAGATGCTGGTGGAAGTGTGAGATGTAGAAGATAAGGAGAATAATATAATATGAAAATTTTAGCTTTAACAATTTTATTTATTTTAATGTTTTTCAGAATTAAAGGTACGCCAAGTGTATTAAGTAAAACATTGTGGCAAAAGAGAATGTTTAAGTCGCTTGCAAAAAATAAAGAGAACAATAATGGAGAACCAATAAGTGATTCCATGCATGGAGCTGTAATATTGACCGTATTCTTTATGGAGCTATTCTTAATTATTTTTTACATAATGTTAGGAAACAAAATTGGAACAACTGAGTTTATTGTAATGTCTGCATTACAGGTATTCACTTGCTTATGGTCATTTGGTGTAAACCTGTCAGAAGTAAAAACAGCTTTTAGTTGCAATATTGAAGATATTAAGTTCCACAGATTTCAGTTTCTATTTAATGTTGTGTTAGATTATATCTATTATCCGTGGGCGATTTACATGTTGTTGAAGTAACAAGAGGAGGATCGTTATATGAGTTACCAAAGACCAGGAAAAGAATGCAATGAATTTATGTGTGGAAATTCAGTAGAAGGTGTATGCCGTGAAGGATTAAAAGATTATAAAGTGATTACATTATGTGGTAGTACAAAATTTAAAGATGAGTTTATGAAAGTTCAAAAAGAACTTACTTTAAATGGTTATATTGTGATTTCAGTTGGGTGTTTTGGTCATTCAGGCGATGTATTTACAGATGAGCAAAAGATTATGTTAGATGATATGCACAAGAGAAAAATTGATATGGCAGATGAAATTTTCGTAATCAATGTCAATGGATATATTGGAAGCTCAACAAAATCTGAAATTGAATATGCTGAAACACATAATAAAAAAGTGAATTATCTCGTTGATAAGAAATAGTAAGAAATGAAAAATATAATTCAAATCTTTCTAAATACAACGTGCAGCGATTGAATAATAACTAGTACAATAGTCGATATTTCAGTAATATAGATACTAAACATAATAAAAATTATTTGATTATAAATAGTATAATAACACTTACAATATTAAAAAGGCAACCAAAGGTTAAGAATAATATAATAACAATTTTCATTCTATTAATTCTTTTTCTTCGTTTTTTCTCTTCTATTGCACTCTGATAAATAATACCATTTTTTAAATCGCCACTAATTTTTAATATTCCACTGTGTAATAATGTAAGAGAAATTTCTTCTTCTGGTTTTAAATAGTCGAACACAAGTTGGATTTTTGATTTATTTATTTTGAGCAATGAAAATGAAGAATTTTTATTTGAGCTATATAATATATAGTCTTTAACATCATTTAATAAAAATTCTTTGGAAGCACAAAATGTAATAGGAGAAGAGGATGAAATGTCAGAAACTTCTATTGTCAAATTACCAATATTTTTTATAGTTATAGTGGTGCTGACCAATTCTTTTATAGGTTTTTTATTATAAAAAATTTTTAACCCTTTATATTTTGTTAAAGATTCTGAAACCAATGTATCAGATGTTGTAAATATTGACAAAGATTTATTTTTTATACTTTTTATATAAAATATGTAGCCGAAAAAAATTGTAGCTATTAATCCTATCATTCCCCATAAAATGCTAGACTCCCAGTTTATTGACATGATTTTGTCTCCTTTTTTATATAGTATACAACAAATATTTAATTAAATAAAGGAGTTTTGATTATTATTTAAGAGTGTGAAACACAAAAATTTGAAAGAGGTGATAAAAATGTTAGATGTTGCAATCAAGTACAAAGAGCAATTGGAAAAACTTCAATATAATATCTGGTTCAATGATAAGTACAAGTTCTGGAACAATGATACATATTATGATGCCATGACGATTGATGATAGTACATGGGAAAGACATCAATTTGTTTCTATTAAAAATGAACAAATCATTGGATATATTAGTTATTCTGTAAACAGAAGGTGTAATTATGCACACAGTTTAAGCATAATGAATTTTACAGACGATAAGATGACGTTTGGTATGGATCTTGGACAGGTATTACAAGATATATTCGAAAAATATAATTTTAGAAAACTTGATTTTTGTGTGGTTGTTGGCAACCCAATTGAAAAATCATATGACAAAATAGTTAAAAAGTATAATGGAAGAATTGTTGGAACTTTCAAGGATGACGTAAAGTTGATTGATAACAAATATTATGACACTAAACATTATGAAGTTACAAAAGAAAACTATATGGGTGCTAAAAATAAGTAACAAGAAACCATTAATCCATGTGAAAGGAGAAAAATAATGATAGACAGTAGAGAAACAACAGCATATGAAGATGGAAGAGATATGGGATATATTGAAGGTTTTGAAACTTGTAAAGAAGACCTTATGGAAGTAATCAAAAATCTTGCAAATCAAATTGCAAAATATAGAAACTATTCAGAAAATTATTCAAAGGAAGCATTAGAAAGTATTATGTTGGAAGCCGGATTGGATAGAAGTTGCTTATAAAGTGGAGAATACTAATGAAAGCAATTTGTAGAATATAAAGAATATGCTTTTTAGAATTTATGTATAGGGATTAAGTAATTCAAACTCATATGAATAATAAAATCTATAATGTAAGACATATCTTAATAACAAGTCAAATCTTAGAGCATTTCGCTCACAATTTCTATCGAAAAAGAGAATAATTGAATATGGAGGTGATTTTATGATAGAAAGCAGTGTTATTAGAAAAATATCAGATTTAAACAATGATAATCGTAATTGGCAGTCGTTAGAAGAGATAGAAAACAAAATTATTAAAGCTGCCACAAAAGGATATCAATGTATTAAAGTTGGTGTGATAGGAGATTATGAAGCAAATATATTAAAAGATACTGGATATTTTTTATATAGAAAATATATAAAAACAGATAACGGATATGATTTTTTAGGAACTTTTATACATTGGTAATGAAAGGAAGGAATAGGATAATGGGTTGTTTTGATTATGTTAAGGGAAAAATAAAATGCCCAAATTGTAAAACTATATTTGAAGCAGAGGATCAAGTAAAATGGACAAACTGTATGCTTCAAGAGTACGAAGTTGGAGACAAAATACCTGCAAAAGATGGCGAATATACGTATGGTTCAAGTGAAAGAGGAAAGTTAATATCATTCTGTCCAGTATGTGATTCACTTATTTCATTCAAAGTAATAGTCAAAAAAGGAAAAGTATACAAAGTAGAAGAAACTGGTTTAATTTTATAGAAGATTGGAGATGAAGAAAATTGAATAAAAGAAAATTTAAGAAAGCATTTATCGAAACTGTTAAAGAAATGTTTATAGTGTTTATATTTACGATTGCTGGATGCTTAATTGCTACGTTTAGTAATGCTATTACTGGAACAATCGCATATGGATTAGCATTCATGTTTATAATTGTATTCGCAGCGAATATGTATTTGGAATATAAAGATCTTAAATATAAAGACGAGTAAATTGGAGTTTCATTGGAGGTGATTCTTACGGAATGGTATGTACTCTATAGTGATTCAAATGCACGAAAAATTGTTAAATGGAACATATTCAAGCATGGAGCTTTTAAAAAAGAAGTAGACAAGCTTTTGAAAGAAAATTTAACGAAAGACGATTTTTCAGAAAAACTTGGAAGATTGCTTATGTATTATACGTGGTCTAAAAGCGAATATGAAGTAATCGTATCACCTTGGGTTGGACGAGCAGAAGATATTAAAATTGATGTTTACAGTCAGGTACATATGAATTGGGATAGATTTGTTGATTATGTGTGGTCTTTTAGATAGCGAACAGGAGGACTAAAATTGGGATTTGAGACAAGTGAAAAATTGGATAAATGGGTGGAAAATCATAGAAAAATATGTTGTGGTTTTCATTCAATAGTAGGCGAACAGTTTGTATACGAGTTTTTACCGTATTGTACTACAGAGTGCCAAACAGTTAAGTGTACGCTGTGTGGCAAAGAATTTACAGATTATGTTGGTTAGGAGGATTAAGATTTGAAAACAGTTTTTAATTGGATTGGTGATGATTGGAGACGAGTAAAGAATCATTGTAGAACAACCGATAATAAAGATTTTACAGAGAACGAAGCAACAGATAATTTTAAAAAGAAGTTGCTTATATCAGAACATTCACCAATTAGATTACTTGAATTTGATTGGTCATGGAAAAGTATTTATTATTGGTTGAGTACAGAATGGTCAAGACATAAATTTGAAAAATTTATTAGTTCTCAAAGAGATGATAGATTGGTTGATGATACTCCACGAGGAAAGAAACCACAAGATGCATTGGTTAATTTTGATGGTTATGCTAATGAGCAAAACTGTATTGATGGATGGAGAAAAAGATTGTGTGGAAACGCCACACCAGAAGCCGTTGAATTAGCAGAAGATTTCAAAATTGAATTACATAAAACACATCCATTGGAATCCAATGTATTAGTACCTAATTGTATATATCGTGCAGGTTGTCCTGAATTTGGTTGCTGTGGAAAGATTACTGATTTTATTAAATGGGCAAAGGATAATAATAAGGAAATTAACTGGCTTAATATTCAAAATAGATATGATTTATACAATGAATGGTTTTATGAGGTACACAAATAAATGTTCATTTCAATACATATAATTTGAAGAAAGAAGTGGTAAACATATACGATATTATAAATAGTGATATAGAGAATAAGGTCACTGAAGGTGACTGTGTTGTGATACACGAAACTAATTGGAATTATACAAAAAGAATTGGAAATCCATACAAAGCAATTGTATTATAGCAAGGCATAAACAGACAACCTCTTATTACAAAATATGGTGAATATAAACCTTATTGGTCTACATACACAAACATTGTTGATATAGTTGGACATGTGGATTTAAAAAATCTATTTGTGAAAATTTATCCAAATTTATTAAAAGAAGGTGATTAATATTAGAAATCCGAATAGATTATATGATTTTTATAATGAAGTAACAAGATTACATATGACACACATGCCTGATTGGAGAGTTGGTCAATTTTGGATGAACTTTTTAGGTTGGGTGCAAAATGTAAAGAAACGAGATCCGTTCTTTCCAGAAGAGTCAGAAATGCTTACATACTTAAAAGAATATTGTGGAGAAAAGGAGGAAGTAAATGAATAAATTTGATATTACATCAAGGGTTGAAGAACTCAATAAAGCTTCCGAAGCTTATTACAATACTGGACAGCCTATTATGAGTGATACTGAGTTTGATAATAAACTTGAAGAACTCAGACAGTGGGAAGATGAAACTGGTATTGTATTATCAAATAGCCCAACGCACAATGTTGGCGCAACAATATTGGACAATATAAAAGAAGTTACACATAAAACACCAATGTTATCATTGGAAAAGTGTCATAGTGTAGAAGAGATTATTAAGTTTGCAAATAATCATAATCTTGTGGCTTCTGTAAAATTAGATGGCTTAACGGTGCGTCTTACCTATAAAGATGGTGATTTTATCCTGGCAGAATCCAGAGGAAATGGTATAGTTGGATCTGACGTGACAGAACACGTTAAACAGTTTACTAATGTTCCATTACATATTAATAAGGAAGGAACTTATATAATTGATGGTGAAGCATTAATTAAATTAGAAGATTTTGCAGAGATTAACAAAAACGAAGAATATAAGAATAGTCGTAATTTAGCAGCAGGTACATTATCAAGTCTTGATACTTCGATTGTAAAAGATAGGAAACTATCTTGGTATGCGTGGGAAGTAGTTGAAGGATATAAAGATAATTCTTTTATGGTTTCTTTATTAGAGGCACTTGACCTTGGATTTGACGTAGTTCCATTTGCTAATTTGGCATTGGCAGATATGTCAATTGATGAAGCTATTGAATATTTTCTTGATGAAGCAAAAGAGAAATTTTTACCGCAAGACGGCGTTGTATTCAAATTTGATGACATTGAATATGGCAAATCTCTTGGTAATACTTCTCACCATTTCAGGAATGGAATTGCTTGGAAAGCAAAAAATGATTCATTTGAGACAGAATTAACAGATATTGAATGGACAATGGGTAAAACAGGAAGTCTTTGTCCAACTGCTGTATTCAAGCCAGTAGAAATTGAAGGGAGTAAAGTAGAACGTGCTTCGTTGCACAACATATCCGTATTAAGACAAATTATGGGTAGACCATGGCGAGGTCAACATATTGGCACATTTAAAGCAAATCTCATAATCCCTCAGATTAGATGGGCAGAAGAAGATGATAATAAGACAAAAGATTATATTGATATTCCAAATAAATGTCCAATATGCGGATCACCTACAAAGATTGTTAAAGACAATGATTCAGAAGTTCTTTATTGTACTAACGAAGGTTGTAACGGTAAATTACTTGGCAAACTCAGTCACGCAGTAAGTAAGAATGCTTTTAATATTGATGGATTATCAGAATCAACTATTGAGAAATTCATCAATCTTGGATGGTTAAAATCAATCAAAGACATCTATCATCTATCAGAACACGAAAAAGAAATGGGGTTACTAGAAGGATTCGGTAAAAAGTCCGTAGAAAAACTTCTTTCGTCTATTGAAAAATCCCGTAACACCAATCTGGAACATTTTCTTTATAGTCTTTCAGTTCCTATGGTCGGAAAATCTGCAAGTAAAATGATAGCAGAAGCAGTAGATTATAACTTTGACAATTTTATGCAGCAGATGGCATTAACAGGAGCAAAATATTTTAAATATATTCCTGGAATCGGAAATACTTTAATTAATTCTCTTGATGATTATTTTGAAAAACATTGTTCTGATATTTTAAAATTGTCAAAAGAATTCATATTTGAATCAAAAGGTAATCGCCATACTAATGATTCATTAAAAGGATTAACATTTGTGATAACTGGTTCGCTTAATCATTATACAAATAGAGATGAACTCAAATCAGAAATTGAGAGTTATGGTGGCAAAGTATCAGGTTCAATCAGTTCGAAGACTTCTTATTTAATTAATAATGATGTTAATTCTACAAGTTCTAAAAATTCTAAAGCAAAATCTTTAAATATTCCAATTATTAGTGAAAAAGATTTCATTAAAATGGTTCGGTGAAATTTCAATTAGAAAAAGAGAATATAAATATGTAACAGTCAACATTCAAATAGGAGGACAAATGAAAAAACGTATAGCAGTTCTAATATGTTTGTTTGTAATATCTTTTCCTGTCGTCCCCATTTGGGGACATAATTATAAAAATAATATAGGAAAAGAATTAAAAATAGGCACAGAAATAGCAACAAATATTAATCAATTACTTAGTTGTATTGAATTTCCAAATATCGAAACGAAAATTGGCTATTTGAACAATTCAACAAATATAAGAGTTGAGCCAAATCTTGAATCTTATGTTGTTGAGGTAAAGCCCTTTAATACAGAAATTGAATATTATGACTATGACGAAAATTGGGTATGCATAGAGCAAGATGAAAATGTATTTTATGTGTATAAATCACTGATTTCAGAAAGTCCAACCGACTACTTATCATATAATACCCCATATAATAAAATTAAAAGTTATATGAGTTACAAATCCATAACATCAAAATCGAGTGACCAATATAAAATGCAGCAAATAGCATATACTGGCAATTATGGTATTCGTCAGGTAAATGGAAGATATTGTATAGCGGTTGGCTCTGCATATACCAAAAAAATAGGTCAGTATATTGATCTCGTATTAGAAGACGGGACAATCATTCCGTGTATTTTAGCGGATTGCAAGGCTGATATTCATACTGATTCTAATAATATTTGTACCAGTGATGGTTCGTTGGCTGAATTTATTGTTGATACAAAAGCATTAAGTAAAACAGTTAGATATACAGGCGATATTTCTACTGCATGTGAAGATTGGGAAAGTATGATAACACAAGTAATTGTTTACGACAAAAAGGAGGAATTCTAATGAGTAAAGAGCATATTGTAAATCTTGATAATATTTCATTATTAAAGGAGTTTATTAACGAAGTAACTTATCACATTAAAAGTGATGTGGATGCAATTTATGATCGACAGGTTGTGGATGCAAAGTCATTATTAGGTGTAATGTCAATTGCAATTCATCCACTTAGAGTAGTTATTCATAGCGATGACTTATCAGAAGTTGCATATTTTGCACATATTTGTGAGAAATTCAAATAGGGAGAATATTATTATGCATGAAGAAAATTATATTGAACTTGATAATGTAACAATTGGTGATTGTCTTGATGGATACAACTATAAAAATAGAAGGATTGTTGTAAATGATGGTCATATTATTGGATTTGTGGACGAAGAACTTGAGGTAAAAAAATGTTAATTTTAATTGGGAAGACTTGTAGTGGAAAAAACTTAATAAGAGACAAATTAATATCTGAATTTGGCTTTCATGAAAATGTTACATATACAACAAGACCAATGAGAAAAGGCGAAATAAATGGAGAGACATATCATTTTATTTCAGATGATGAGTTTAACGAAAAAGTAAAAAATGGATTCTTTTTAGAATGGCAGGAATATGTGACTAGCGATGGTATATGGAAGTATGGATCTTCTAAAGAAAGCTACGAAAATTCTAGCGATAGAACTATTGTTATTTTAACACCAGCAGGAGTAAAAGAGGTCTTAAAGGAGAATTATACAGCAAAGATTATCTATGTTTTTTCCAATATTCAGACAATAAAGAAACGGTTGGCATTGCGTGGTGATAACAAAGAAGAAGCTGATAGAAGAGTTACATCTGATATAAGTGACTTTTATAAAGCAGAATTATTGGCAGATAAGATTGTTTATAACAATTGGAATTCTAATATTGATGAAGTTGTTAAAAACATTGTAACACAATATGAAAGGTTATTGAATAAGAATGAGAAATAATGAACTTACGATATACCTTGCTGGGAAAATGCAAGGACTTACATATGAAGAAATGACCAAATGGAGAAACATGTTTAGGGACAATTTAGAAGATTGTTCAGATGCAACTAATTCAAAAATAAATGTCATTTCTCCGTGTGACTATTTTAATTTTGAAGAGAAAAGACAGCAGAATGAAAAAGAAGTTATGAATTTTGATATTTCTTTAGTTCGTAGTAGCGACATTGTTATTGTAAATACAACAGAATTAAATAGTAGTGTTGGTTCTATAATTGAAATTTATGAAGCATATAAAAACGATATTCCTGTAATAGCTTATGATGAGAAAGGATGGTATAGAATACTTCATCCATGGATTAAATGTTGTATTACTAGAACAGATTCTTGCGTAAAAGATATATGTGAATATATAAAAGATTTTTATATGCAATGAAAGAAGGTGTAGGAAAATTTATTTAAGTGGTATTAAAACAACTCATGGTTTAGCAAGAGAATTATTAGATAAACCTGATGAGTTTTTAACAGTTACAGTTGAAAATAGAGAATATAGTATTGACCACATAAAGCCAGTTAAAACACATGCAAATATTGATGATGGTGTAATACATAAAACGCTTGTATGTGAAAAACAGGTTGATGGCAATATTATTAGATAAGAGGTGAAAAAATTATGGGAATTGGAGATACTTATGTATTCGGACATGAAGAGTCTGGTTATAACAGAGAAGCATACGATGACAAAATGATTCTTAATGATCCAACTTCATACGATTCTTCTTTTTACAAAAAATTAGAAGAATTGAAGGTGAAAATAAAAGATGCGAATTAGAAAACCCTTATAAATAGGGCGTTTTAGAGCATGAAAATTCCAATGAAAGGTTGATTTCTTATGAAATCGAGAAAGGAGATAAAATGAAATTCAATTTTATAGATTGTATAGAATTTGAGATTGATTGGAAAGCTGTAGCAGCGATTGCAGCATGTGTACTTGGTTATGCAATAATAACAGTAATTTAGAAAGGAGACAAAGTATTGACAAAAGTAATTAAAAGAGATGGTCGAAAAGTTGATTTTGACCGTAACAAAATTATAAAAGCGGTTCTTGCTGCTTTCGATGAGGTAGATGGTGAAATTACACCAGAAGCAAAAAGAAAGGCTACAGTAATTACAAATCACATTGAATCATTAAATAAGAAGTCTATGAATGTTGAAGATATTCAGGACATTATTGAAACGATGCTTATGGATGGCAAGCGCAAAGATGTTGCTAGAGCATTTGTGATTTACAGAAATGACAGAACGAGAGTGCGTGAACAGAATACTAATCTTATGAAGTCTATCAAAGAAAAACTTACAGCATCAAACGTTCAAAATCAAAATGCCAATATTGATGAAAAATCATTTGGAGGTAGAGTTGGAGAGGCAAGTGATACCGTACTAAAACAGTATGCATTAGATAATTGCATGTCAGAAATGTCAAGAAATAATCATTTGAATAATGAGATATATATCCATGATCTTAACTCATATGCAGTTGGAATGCATAACTGTCTCAGTATTCCATTTGATAAATTACTTGCCAATGGATTTAATACAAGGCAAACAGATGTAAGACCTGCTCAATCAGTAAGTACCGCATTTCAGTTGGTTGCTGTTATATTTCAGTTACAGTCTTTACAGCAGTTTGGAGGGGTTTCAGCAACTCATCTTGATTGGACAATGATTCCATATGTAAGAAAAAGTTTTTATAAACATTACAAAAACGGATTAAAATACATCAACGAATCTTTAAATCCTTTATATAAAGAATTTACAGAAAGAATGAATGATACTACGCCAATTAACGAATACACAGATGCTGCACCAAAGGCTTATCAATATGCTATGGATATGACAGAAAAAGAAGTATATCAAGCAGTAGAAGGTCTTTATCATAATCTTAATACTCTTCAGAGCCGTTCAGGTAATCAACTCCCATTTACTTCAATCAATTATGGAACATGTACAGAACCAGAAGGTCGTATGGTAACTAAAGCATTACTTGATGTTTCTATTAAAGGTATTGGTAAGTTGCATAAGACATCAATTTTCCCATGTGGTATTTTCCAGTGTATGAAAGGTGTAAATAGAGAATCAGGAGATCCAAACTATGATTTGTTCAGATTAGCATTGCGTTCAACTGCTCAGAGATTATATCCAAACTATGCTAATGTGGATTGGTCTGGTAATGATGGATATGATAAAAACGATCCAAAGACATATTTTAGCACAATGGGCTGCCGCACAGCTAACACATGGGATATTAATGGGTTCGGTCAGTTGAAAGATGGAAGAGGCAATATCTGTCCTGTGACAATTATTATGCCTACTTTAGCAATGGAAGCTGAAAGTAATGCTGCACAAGAACAAGAAATGTATGGAACTTCTAATATTGTAGAAGAATTTATGAATATTCTTGACACAAAAATCCATGAAGCAAAAGATATGTTGCTTGAAAGATTTGAATGGATTTGTTCACAGTCACCAGATTCAGCAAAATTTATGTACGAAAATGGTGTAATGGAAGGTTATATTCCAGAAGAAGGGATTATATCTGCATTAAAACATGGAACTTTAGGTGTCGGACAGATTGGATTAGCAGAAACACTTCAGATTCTTATTGGATGTGACCATACAACAGATAGAGGTATGGAACTTGCTAAAAGAATTGAAAAGTTATTCTACGACAAATGCGCTGAGTTCAAAAATGAATATAAGCTTAATTTTGGAACATATTTTAGTCCTGCCGAGAATTTATGTTACACCTCAATGCAAAAATTTAAGGATAAGTATGGTGTAATTCCTAATGTTTCCGATAAAGATTTCTTTACTAACAGTGTCCATGTTCCTGTGTGGGTTAAAATTACACCAATGCAAAAAATTGATATTGAATCTCAACTTACAGGATATAGTCGTGCAGGATGTATTACTTATACGGAACTTAATGGTAGTGTAAAAAATAATATTGATGCACTTGAAACAATCGTAAATTATGCAATGGATAAAGACGTACCTTATTTTGCAATAAATGTTCCAAATGACATGTGTACCAATTGTGGATATACAGATGATATTGCCGATGAATGTCCTATGTGTGGATGTAAAGAGATTAGGCGACTTCGTAGAGTAACTGGTTATCTTACAGGTGATTACAAGAGCGCATTCAACAAGGGTAAACAGCAAGAGGTAGAGATGAGAGTTTCGCACGAAACTTTTAAATAATAAGAGAATAAATAAGTAGAGAGGATAATATAAAAATTCCTCTACTACTTATTTTTAAGGAGTGATTTTTATAGGAAGAATTTTAACAGAAGAAACAAAGAAAAAGCGAAGAATTGTATTTTATAATAAAGCAATAGAAAAAGCAAAGTTGGAAATAGGAAAGAAGTACAATCGACTGACAATAACAGATATTGACTATGAAAAATCATATGATAGTTACTTTAATAAGAAATATCATAGAATATATGTTAGAACTAAATGCGACTGTGGCGAAATCCCACCACCAAATCAATTAGCTTCTATTCAGTGTAGACATATTAAATCATGTGGATGTTCCAAGTTCAACAATCCCTTAAAAGTTGAAGACTTAACTGGACAAAAATTCGGAAGGTTAACTGTAATTGGAAGAGATTTACAACGTGACGAAGAAGAGTATAAAAATGGAACTATGACGAATGCACATTGGCTATGTAAATGTGATTGTGGTAACCCACAAATTAAAAGTGTTACAGGATATCAGTTAAAAACTGGACACACACAATCTTGTGGATGTTATGCTTCTGAACAAATCGCAAAAAGGAACAAGGAATATTCTACTAAAACAAATAAATTTATTGATAATGGCGATAATACATACTATTTATTAGACGATAATAATAACAAGTGTCTTATTGACAAAGATGATTACGACATTGTTAAAAGATGGTATTGGCGTAAAATTGATAAACGTGGCAATATCGACAAAGGTTATTGGGTGACAAATGTAAAAATAGATGATAAATACAATAAATCTGTTTTAATGATTCATCAAGTAATTGCAGAAATAAAATATGGTGAATATGAATCGTCAAATTCAATTCCAGATCACTTATCTCGTGATACTGACGACAATCGAAAATGTAATATCATTCTAAAATCTAATCAAAGAAATTCCCACAATAGAGGTTTAAGCAAAGTAAATACTTCTGGTAAAACAGGGGTAAGTTACAACAAAGAAAAGAATATGTGGACAGCATATATAACTGTTAATTATAAAACCAAATACTTAGGTGATTATACAGATTTTAATGATGCTGTAAATATTAGAAAAGAAGCCGAAAAGAAGTATGGTTTTACGTGTGATGACATTGTAGCAGACTATGACAAGGAGGTAATTTAAAATGAATTATCTCAAAATAGAGCATGAAGATGTATGCAACGGCACTGGTTTGAGGGTAGTTTTATGGCTCTCAGGCTGTTCTCACCATTGTTATAATTGTCAAAATCCTCAAACATGGAATCCCGATAGTGGCATTCCATTTGACGAATCAGCAAAACAAGAGATATTTAACGAATTGTCTAAAGACTATATATCGGGCATTACTTTCAGTGGTGGTGATCCACTACATGAAAACAATCTTGATGAAGTCCTCAAATTAGTCCAAGAAATCAGTGTTTCTTTTTCCGAAAAAACAATTTGGTTATATACTGGCTTTTGCTGGAACGACATTATGTGTTCTTTTGCAGGATTACAAGCTGATTGTGTTGTTTTAGATAAAAAAGACATTGAAGCGTGGGAAAAGAGAAGAAAGATAATTTACAATGTAGATGTGCTCGTTGACGGAGAATATATAGATGAGCAGAAAGATTTATCATTAAAATTCAAAGGTTCAAAAAACCAACGAGTCATTGATGTGAAACAATCTCTCGCTCAGAACAAAGTAGTTTTATATTGCGATTAAAGAAAGAGGGTGATAAACACGTCATACTTAATAGATAAATTCAAAGGTATTTACCGTATTAAAGTACCATATAATCAATGGACAAAAGATTTCACACGAAAACTTAATGGAAATCTCGAAGATGTAGATTGTTATATTGATTGTATGTATGGTAATAAAGTATTTCACTATGGCAGAGATGTTTTACAAGCATATATACCTTCACTTGGAAGAGGACACAATATTTTGAAATCAATTAACGAAATTGACCAGTCAATTATCTTTGATATAGAAGAAACCGATTCAGAAATTCTCTTCAAATTCAAATATGCCGATTCTGACAAAATTATTCCATTATTAAAACCGAAGACAAGCGGAGCTAATATAAGCCCATTTTCATCAAGGAATTTACCTAAAAATAAGACGTTTAAGATACCAGACGAACAGTTGGAAGCCTATCAAGAAATAGTGTCTAAAATTCCACAGGAACGCATTTTAACCCTAACGCATAGAACCAATAGCTTTATTAAATCATTGGCTACGAAACGAAATCCAATAGAGAATATAAAAGCAGATATGAAGTTAAAAGGACTGCGAGGTAAGGAATATATCTATTCGATTGGTGAATGGGACAATTATATTAAATTTTTAAAGGAGAATATATAAATGGAAACAATTAAGATTAAATATTTTGATAAGGAAATTGACAAGATTGAGAAATTTAGCAACGGCGACTGGATTGATTTGCGTTCTGCTGAGACTGTAGAGCTAAAGAAAGGCGAATTTCGTTTGATTCCATTAGGTGTAGGAATGAAGTTGCCGGACGGATATGAAGCCAATATTGTTCCACGCAGCAGTACATATAAGAATTTTAAGATTTTACAGACAAATTGTTTTGCAGTCATTGACAACAGCTATAGTGGAGATGCAGATGAATGGAAGTTACCAGTAATTACTATGGAAGATACAGTAATTAATAAGAATGATAGAATCTGTCAGTTCAGAATTAACAAAATTCAGCCAGCAATTGAGTTTGAGGAAGTAGAGCATTTGAATGAGGTATCTCGTGGTGGAATCGGTTCTACTGGAAAGGCGTAAATATGATAATTATTCCAATAAGCGAAAAGTTTACATTAACTATTAAAGAAGCAAGTGTTTATTTTAATATAGGAAGAGATAAATTATACGAACTTGCGAATGAAGAAGGAAATACTTTTACTATACATAACGGCAAAAATATCCTTCTCAAGCGCAAGCAATTAGAAAAATATTTAGAGAATAAATCGTATATATAAAATTGTAAAAGATCAAGCTTTATGATAATATAATCATATAGGTTTGGTCTTTTGCTCATAGAAAGGAGTACAAATGGGTAAAGACTTAAAAGGTAAGGAACTTGGTAAAGGTTTAAATCAAAGAAAGGATGGAAGATATCAGGCTAGATTTACTACTTTAAACGGAAAAAGAGTAGAAAAGAATTTTGATAAAATTAAAGAGGCTCGAAATTGGCTCGATGAAGAAAAACACAAATTAAATTTGCTAAATAGTAATAATATAACAGTTGATGAGTGGTTTAATTATTGGATAAAAAATTATAAAGAAGGAATTGTCGCTGATAATACCAAAAAAAATTATTCAAATCGTTACGAATATAATATCAAAAAAACAATAGGTGATATGGAATTAACAGATGTAAAACAAATTCATTGCCAACAGGTATTAAAAAAGATGATTGAAGATGGCAAATATGCTTACGGAACAATCGAACTGACAGCTATAACTCTTCACGCTTTATTTAAGAGTGCGTTTGAAAATGGGTATATTGTTAGAAACCCAGCAGACAGCTTAAAAATAAAGAAACGAGATATTAACGATGATGAGAACGACAAAAGAGTTCTTACAAGAAATGAACAAAAAGAATTTATCCAATATGCAAAAAAATCCATTTATTACAATGCGTTTTCACTCGTACTTGAGACTGGATTAAGAGCTGGAGAAATTGGTGGATTACAATGGTCTGATATTGATTTTGAATCTGGATTTTTGTATGTTAAAAGAACATTGTTGCAAGACTCAAAAAAAGGTGGTTTTTATTTTGGAGTGCCTAAATCAAAAACAAGTAAAAGAAAAATTCCATTAACAGAAAATGCTAAAGCTATACTGTATGATCAACAAAAATTACAATATAAATTAAAAAATCAAAGCATTAAATGGCATAATGAATGGAACGGTCTTGTGTTTACCACAATTAATGGGAATCCTGTTGGTGCATCTACTTTTAGAATTACAATGATTCGAATAGTTAAAAATATCAATAAGGATAGAGAAGCAGATGCTCTTGGTAAAACATATAATATTTTTGAGCATTGTTATATGCATTCTCTACGCCATACATTTGCGACCAGATGCATAGAAAAAGGCGTACAACCCAAAACTCTTCAAAAAATATTGGGGCATTCAAGCATACAAATAACAATGGATTTATATGTTCATGTTACAGATGAACATTTAGAAGAAGAACTTGATAAAATGAACATTGCAATTTAA